AGATGCCGACCGGGTCCTCAATCTCGGTGGGAATCCGCACCCGGTAGATCTGCCGGAACAGCCGCTTGTCAGCCTCCACAGTGGTGGTCCGGGTGGTGCCGAGTACCTCCAGCCGGCGCACCGTCCCACCAGGGCAGACCACCCCGGCGAAGCGAGGATGGAGAGGGCCCAGGGCCAGGAAGGAACTCATCTGGGAGATGTGCTGGTTGATCCGGGCCTGGACGGTGACGGTGTAGTCGAAATCCATGGGGATCGGGAACTGCTGGAACACCGGGTGGGCATTATCGAAGGGGACGTTCTGCAGGTACCGGTAGCCCAGCTGCACGTAGCCCCGATGCTCTCTCTCATGGGCCACCCGCTCACCGTCGAAGGCGATGATGATGGAGGGATAGGTGATGCGCCGCTCTTCCCTCTCCGGGTTGTGGAACCACACCGGTACCGGGCGAGGGGCCTCCCAGGTGGCGTTGAGGTCGGTGACCGTCACCCCGGACAGCAGGGCCTTGAGGCCCATGTCCTCCTCGGTGTAGAGCCCGAGGAACCCCGTGGCCGGGTTGGGCTGAGTGTCGAAGGCCACCGGCGTCGTCGGAGTCATCGACATCAGGTCACCTGCCTGGGGCTCACGGGCCCGATGCCTGGGCCGAGGCCCACCAGATCGGCCAGGGCGTCATAGAAGGAACGCTGGGTCTCTCCGGTCTGGCGCTCCATGTCCGCGGTGACCTGCTTGAGGGGGAACTTCTGCTCCATCTCGTTGGCCCGGTCCACCAGTTCATGCCCCGGCGGCAAGCCCACGAAGATGCCCTGGTAGCCCTTCCAGCTGGTCAGCCCCTTGGCCACGTCGGTGTAACCAGAGAGGTCAGGCTGCGATCGCATCATGACCCGCATGCTGTTGGCCATGGTGCCACCCGCCGCCTGGGCTGCCTGCTCGATCACGCCGGGCGAGGCCATGGCGCTATAGCGCTGTTGCAGATCGGACAGCCGCTTGACCGCTGATCTATTTATCCACGGACGCGATGTGTAAGCCATGCAGGCAGTCCATATCTAGGCATTGTCGTTGCGTTTTACAGCTGACCGGCGATAGCAGGCCGGTCAAGAAAAGCGTAACTCCGGGTGGCGCCGGCACCGCGACCACCCAGACCTAGCCTGGGGGCGTGAGCCTTGTCACGGGGCCCTCAGGGCTGCCGAACCCCTATGACATCACTGCCGGTCAGCCGGGCCAGTACCCCGACACCGATCAGGCGCAGCTGTACCCGCCGGTCAACCAGCAGTCCACCCAGCGCATCGCCCAGATGGCCAGGCTACGACTGCGAGACCTGCCCCGACCCTTCTTGGCCCGCCAGATCTGTAGCGGCGTGGCCTGGCGCTTTGAGCTACCGGTGGAGAACATCCAGCGCGACTCCCTCCAGGTGGTCCTCACCGACACCACCGCCGGGGGTACTACCGGGCTGACCCTTGGGACCGACTACATGCTCGACGACCACGGCGGGATCGTCACCTTCAACGCAGCGCCCACCTCGGGCCTGCTCATGGTGGCGCAGGGCACCTACTTCAGGGACTTCCTGCCCGCCGAGCTTGACCTCTACGTCCGCACCGCCATGGTGCAGCACACCTACGGCATGGAGCCGACCGGCGAGATCGACACCGGCTACCCACCGGTCATGCCGCCTCAGCTGAACAGCGCCGGGCAGCCCATCACCTACGGCACCACCGCGCCCATGCAGATAGCCGAGGTCGAGGAGTACCCCATCTCGATCCTGGTCACGATCATGGCCCTGTGGGACCTGGCCGTGGGCGCCGCCCAGCAACATGATGTCCACACTCCGGACGGCGTGACCATCCCCATCAGCCAGACCTTCCAGCAGATCACCGAGATGATCGACCGGCTCCAGGCCCAGTACCTGGCCCTGTCCTCGGCCCTGGGCGTCGGGCTCTACCGCATCACCCAGAGCCGGCTGCGCCGCATGAGCCGCACCACCAAGCGGCTGGTGCCCATATATCGGAGCAAGGAGTACGACGACTTGACCTGGCCGCAGCGAGAGATGCCGGCCATCGATGTCACCCAGAAGATGTACACCTACCAGGGGCTGTGGACCTCGACGAGGCCCTACGCCGCCCAGGATCTCGTCGACTGGGAGAACCGTCGCTACGTCTGCCTCCAGCCCAACACCAACATCGATCCCACCCGCGACGTCGACCCCAACGTGGGCAGCGGCTACTACTGGGCCTACAGCACCATCAACACCGGTTGGGTGGGGTGGTGGTGAGTGATCGAAGAGGAGCCCGAGTACACCCCAGACGAGCTACCTACCTACCGACCCCCCAAGATTTCACCCAGGGAACGCTTCAACGTCATCCGGCGCATCATTGTGTTCGCCCTGGGGGTGGCCATCATGATCGATGCCCTCTGGGACCGACAGTACGTGGTACCGGAACTCATCATCGGCATGATCATGGTCGGCGTGCTGCCTATCGATGAGGCCATCAAATCGATGACGGCATCCAGAAGACGCAGAGGTGGCTGAGGGAACAACCATCGCCGCCATCCTCACCGGCACTGCCGCCGTCATCACCGCCGTGGCGGCAGTGACCAGGGCCAAGAACACCGGCACCAGGGAGTGCGAAGAGACCTTGGAGGAGACTCGCAAGGAAGCCGAGGCCAAGGCAGCCGAGATCCATCGACTACGAATGAGACATCCCGAGGAAATCGAAGAAGAGCCGACTAAAGAAGTCAAAAATGAGGACGGATAAGGGCGCAGTTTCCTCCACCTTGCTACTGATTGCCTCTGTCATTTTTGTTGTCATGGCAGTGAGCTTCGGCGTAGCTGGAAGTCAGAGCGAGCCAGGTATAGGGCCAGCGGGGCCCCCTGGAAAGACCGGGCCACCAGGATCAACCGGGGCCACCGGACCACAGGGCCCAGCTGGTCACAACGGCGAACGAGGCCCGCCAGGAAAGAACGGAACGAATGGATCGTCACCAAGTTCTGGTGGATCTACTGGCTCAACGGGTAGCACAGGTTCTACTGGCTCGACCGGATCTGCTGGAACGAATGGAGCAGTTGGCCCTCCTGGGCCAGCAGGACCCCCAGGCGCAACTGGATCTGTGGGAGCTACTGGTGCGACCGGAGCAGCAGGAGCGAGAGGAGAGAACGGAGCCACCGGAGCGCCGGGAGCAACCGGCGCGCCAGGAGAGACAGGTGCCACCGGAAAGACGGGAGCCGCCGGGGCACGGGGACCTCGGGGCCTACCAGGACCACAAGGCCAACAGGGACCACCCGGCATGACCTGTCCCACCGGCTTCACACCGGAGGCGCTGACGGTCAAAGGTCAAGGCTTCCAGAATGTCACCCTGTTCGCCTGTGTATTCGGCTAGCTGAGCCCAGCGAATACGCTGGTTGCGATGCCCTACACATCTGCCTGGTACGGCAAAGACCGCATCCTCCGCATGAACGAAATAATGCGGACCTATCAGCGCGTCTGGGGCGAAAGCGTCCTCTGGTTTGAGTACGACGCCATGTCGTCGTCGAAGAACACCGTCTACGACGAGGGGCCCAGCCGAATCTGGTACCCGCCGACCATCCTGCCGGTGATGTTCCTCGACTTCCGCCAGGATGACCCCCTCGACACCGCCGATGGCTTCTACGTCCTGTCCACCGCCAGCGTGGTCTTCCAAGTCACCGCAGCTACCGACCGGTTCCGGGTGACGGCCCTTAATACCGCCAGCCATTTCCGTGACCGCTTCCAGTATGACAACAACATTTACCGGGTGACGAAGTACGAAAAGCAAGGGCTGGTTCATGGCACCTACCTGACCATCTCGGCGCTGGGCGAGCAGGTCAAGGGTGAAGAGCAGGTCAACGACACCCAGCAAGCCGACTTCTTCTCACAGACCCTGGTGTGGTGACATGCCCCTCGTCCAGTACAACTTCACGCTCGACGCCGGGGCCGACTGGCAGAAGGTCATCCGGCTGCGGGATCCCGCCACCAACCAACTCGTCGCCATGAGCGATGCCGTCATGGAGATCCGCAACTCCAACGGCAACCTATCCCTGCGGCTGGACTCCATCAGTGGGCGCTGCGCCATCCTGAGCGATGGAGCCTCCATACAGCTGCATATCAGCGCAGAGGACAGCGAAGCCGCCTTCGCCACCGGGAACTACCCAGGCGCCAACCAGGCGGTGGGCATCTGGGGCATCGGGCGGTCCTATGTCTACGACCTATTCGCCCTCTATGCCAGCGGGGCGCAGGACCGGATCATGCGGGGCTTCTTCTACGTCGACCCGAACATCAGCCAGCAGAACGACCTCGCACCACCCATTCCTGTGACCCCACCAGGCCCACCGACCGAGCAGGGCACGGTGGCCATGTCTGCTACGACCGGAATGAACATCGTTGCCGGTGCTGGGCCGGTCTATCGGCTCTGGCCCGCGACCAACGGCCCAGCGGCAGCCACCGGTACCCCCACCAGCTTCATCTCAGGTACGGCGTTCACAGTTCAGCAAAGTGGATGTTGGCTCCAGGGTTACTGGTGGTGGCTCTGTTCCAGTGGCGGGCAACCAACAGGTCCGACCAAGTGCGCGCTCTGGAGTCAGTCAGGGGCGACGACCGGCACGGTGGTACCCGGCAGCGTTGTTACTTCCGGCCCACTTACTCCCGGCTGGAACTACATCCCACTAGCTGCACCGGTCCCTATCTCCATCGGTGACAGCTTCATTGCCGCCATCGGTTGTAATGGCCCCTTCCCCGACAGCGTTAACTACTGGGGGACCACCGGAGTCAATGGGGTCACCAACGGGCCACTACATGCCTGGGGACCCCAAGGGACGTCCTATTATGCCGGCGGGCAAGCAAGTCCTTGGGGGGCACAGGGTTGCTTCAGTGTGGGCGGCAATGATCCCTCGCTGGTGATGCCTATCACCCCGTCAGGAACAGACAACTTCTGGGTGGACGTTCAGATTGCAACGTGGGCCCCTGGAGGGTACGCAGGCAGCTACCGACTGTGGCCCAATCGGTCTGGGGCCGATTCGGTAACCGCACCCGACGACCATGTCGCCTACATCATCGGCACCGAGGTTCACCTGTCTCGGACCTGCACCCTGAACAAGATCTGGTACTACAGCCCCAGTGGTGCCACCACTCTTTGCACTTCTGCGGACATCTGGAGCGTAGATGCCAGCGGTCTCACCGGGACGAATGTGGCCACCAACGGTGCGCCAGCCTGGAAGCTGCCTAATGGCAACGCCGGGTCAGCAGGAGCAGGCTGGCTGTACTGCGTGATGTCAGGGACACTACCGGCAGGGCTATATCGAGTGTCAGTTTACGACGCCAATGGCGGGGCTGACGGTTGGGGAGCAAAACGCCTCAGCTACTGGGGAATCGCGCCGGGTGGCTATACCGCCCAAGCTGTCATCGCCAGCAACGACATCGTGCAAGGCCCACTCATGGCTCCTACTACCAGCCACGCCAAAAACTGTTATGCGTACCAGGGGGCTGTCCCCGGTATTCCGACACCAGCCATCCCTGAACCCGGTCAGGCACCATTCCAGGTCGGCCCACCCAACTCTTTCCCGAACCTGTACGTCGGGGTCAACAGCGCTGCTGGATCCCTCTTCCAGAACTACTGGGTTGACCTGGAGGTCACATGAGCGTCGTCACCACTCCCCTCGACAACGTCATCGAGATCCTCACTCCGGGCCTGCCTGGCCCGCCGGGTCCTCCGGGGCCGGTAGGAGCAAGTGGGGTGCAAGGGCCTACCGGACCAGCAGGGATACCCGGTCCCCCTGGTCCGGTGGGACCCCCAGGGGGCTTCGTCATCGCCGCCGTGGTCCCTGACATCAGCCATCTCCCCGCCACCCCCCTACCATCTCAAGCCGGCCTGGTGTGGCTGGTCGGAACCAACAGCTATGTCGTCTACTACCACGATCCGGTGGCAGGTTGGCTAGCCCTGAACATCGCAACTGGACCCCAGGGGCCCAACGGGATTCCGGGGCCAACAGGCCAGCAAGGTCTCCAAGGTGCGGTAGGTCCCAGAGGAGCCCAGGGCCCGGTCGGGCCGACTGGCGCCCCTGGCAGCATGGGTCAGCTGGTGCCTCCCCAGTGGCAGGACTTCAGCGTCCTCATCACCGCACCGTGGAAAATAGTGCCGGGCTCCCAGGCTCACTTCATGGTCGACGCCTGGGGTCGCTGCCAACTCCTGGGGGAGGTCTACTTCCCCGGTGGCAGCCCGCCTGATGGCTCCATCATGGCCCAGTGCCCACCGGGGACCGTCCCCGCCCTCACCACCACGGTGACCGCGGTCGAAGATGTTGTCCCGGCCCAGTTCTACCGCGTCGACGTCAGCACCGATGGGAATATCCGGCTGCGGTTCCCGCCACGCACCTCGTCGGGTCAGGTTTTCCTCGACGCAATCTCTTGGATCGGAGGAGCATAAATGGTGCTACGTACTGACCTCAACGATCAGATCGCTCAAGCCAACCTTCACGCCGATCAGCACAACCAGGTCAACGGAGCGGTCATTTCCCTCCAGAGCGCACAGACTTCGGGCACAGCTGGTGGCGACCTGAAGGGCACTTACCCCAACCCCCAGGTCAACGGGATTGCCGGCATGCAGTTGCCGCTCAACTTCACCGACACCGGCAATGTCATCCGAGCCCAGGTGTACTCCATCTCCGGTGACGTCTGGTTCCTGACCAACGCCTACTGGGACCCGGTCAGGAGCGAGTTCTACCGCCAGGACATCACCAAGGCTGCCTTTGGACTCCAGATGCAAGGTCAGGGCTACATCCCCGGCGAGCCCGACCTCGGCTACTACGTGTCGGGCTGCACCTTCTGGGTGGCTCAGCCCGAGAGCTACACCCTCATCCGGGGCGGCGGCAACCCGGCCAACCTGCGCTTCGGCACCGTGGGCGGATGGGAACTGGGCGTCACCATCACTCAACAGCGCCAGTTCACCGTGGGCGGCGGCGGTATCGAGATCGACGGCTACGGCACGCTCCCCTACGGGCGCGTCGTCAACAACACCACCGGCACCGCCCTGGCCAAGCGCCTGGTGGGCATGATGCAGAACGCCTACACCGACTTCGGTGGCTACGACGACCCCACCCAGGAGTCCTGGTACTGGGGCTATGTCCAGAGCTACAACCCGGTCGGGGGCCCGCCCTATCCCCAGATCATCGGATCCAGCCACTGGGCCGTGGCCTTCCAGCCACCCAACACCGTCCCCGGCACCAACGTCTGGAATGAGTGGCTGAGCGTCAGCAAGACCGGTGCGGTGACGGTGACGCAGGATCCCGCTGCCGCTCTGGGCGTAGCCACCAAGCAGTACGTGGACGCCGCCGCGGCAGGGATCGGAGCGGCCAAAGGTGGGGAGGCTTTCTTCACCGGTAACGGCACCCTGACCTCCTTCACCGTGCCCCACACCATTGGGCACCTACCCAGCCGGGCCACCCTGACACCGATGAACCAGGCCAGCCTGGGCTGCTGGTACACCAAGGACGCCACCTTCCTGGGGATCAACTACGCCGCCGCGCCAGCCAACGGCGTGCAGATAGCGGTCTCTTGGACAGCTTTCCCGTGACCAAGGAGGAACCATGAGCAATACCGAACCCATCGACGACAAGGGCGGTACCGAGTTCTCGGGAGAGCATCCCGACGAGCCCGATGTGCCGCCTCAGCCGCAACCACTGCCAGGCGAGGAGAAGTCATGACCGTCTGCCCCTTCGCGGTATGGAAGCCGGTCTCTGGTCACGGTGGGGTCATGTCCTCCCATCTGGGCCTGGTGCTGCATGTGCAGCAAGGCAACAACTCGCTGGCCGGATGGTTTAACAATCCCCAGGCCGGTGCCTCGTCGACATGGTGGGTGTCAAAGTCCGGGGCGCTAGAGCAGTACGTTGACGCCAACGTCTGCGCCTGGGCGCAAGCCAATGGCAACTCCACCTACAACTCGGTCGAGACCGAAGGCTACGACACCGAGGCATTCACTCCAGCAGCTGAGGCCATGCTGGCCAGGCTGTACCAATGGGGGGCCCAGACCTACGGTTGGCCCCTGGTACTAGCCGAGACTCCCGGCCAGAGAGGCTTCGCCTGGCACGGCATGGGTGGATCTTCATGGGGTGGCCATACTGGTTGTCCCGGTGACCTCCGCAAGAACCGTCGCCAGGCCATCCTCACCGCCGCCGGTGGAAAGCCTGCTCCTGCGCCATCTCCTACGCCCACGCCACCGCCGGCTGGGAAAGCGCCGGCCTTTCCCTACCCATCCAGTGACTATCTCGGACAGCCCTCCTCCGACCCACACTGTCATTCCGGCTACTACGGCGGCGTGGATAATACGAACGTGGCGACGTGGCAACGGCAGATGCTGGCCCGTGGTTGGTCAGGGATAGGCCCCGCGGACGGAATGTACGGTCCAGCCAGTGAGAGTGTGTGTCGTCAATTCCAATCCGAGAAGGGGCTCTCGGTGGACGGCCTGGTGGGCCCAACCACTTGGAGTACTAGCTGGACCTCAGCGGTGACTTGAACGAAGACGGTTCGGGAGGTCTTCGCCCTAGCTCGACAGGCCATCCTCTTCGTGCTAGGCGTATGGGTCATCATCGACGCCGTTGTTACGTCTGGCACTCATGTCACCGAGATCATCGCGGGGTTGCTCATGGTGGGCGTAGTTCCCCTGGACTCGCTGCTGGAACGACTCGGAAGAGGGAAATCGAAGGAGCCGACTAGTTCGTGTCACCCACCAACCGGGACGTGAAGACGTCGTCGCCATAGCCGGTGGCGCCCAGCAGGATGGGATCCTCGCCGGCTACGGCGGCAATCTGCTCAGCCAAGGTTGGGAACACCGGGCTGATGTGATGCACCTCAGCGGTCACCATCATGGAGGCGGTGGCGCTCATGTGGACCCGCACGCCAGGAGAGGTGTCAGCCACCACGATCATGCCCGACGTGGCCGTGAATACCGTCGAGCCCGCTATCCGAGGCACCACGAAGACCATGAGCGATGCTACCGCTGTGGCCAAGAACGTGGCGACCTCGATGGGCTTGGCGGAAATACTCAACGCCGCCTGAGAGGCCATGCTGACCTGGCCAGTGACAACCTGCGGCAGAGATTGGCTGGTTAGGGCTGCGGTGGCCACCATTACCACCGCATCGTTCCCCAGCACCTGGCCGGCCACCACCAGAGAAGAGACCGGGGCCATGCTGACCTGACCCTGGACGGTGGACGGCAGGGATATCCCGGTCCATGTTGTCGACGCCGCCATGGACACCGCAGCCAGTTCGGTGACCAAGGGCGAGACATTCAGTCCTGCGGTGGCCGACTGAGAGACCGCGGCGCTCTGAATACCACCAGCCGATACCGTCAGCCCCGCAGAGGCGCCAAAGCTAATGCCGGCAGCAGGAGTGCCCTGCAGTGCCACCGCTACCCCGCCAGTTACTCGGGACGGGCTGGCGATGGTGCCGTTCAGAGTGTTGGCGCCTGCTGTGGCCTGAACCGTGTCCGCAACCAGGGCACCCAGGTTGGTCGTACTCCCGTTGGAGGTATTGATCTGGGCCGAGCGAGCCGTGGTGCCGGCGGGAGCGGTGATGAGGTTCGGGGCCCCACCCGAGGCGCTGGAGCAGTTCCCGAACCACACCACCAGGTCGTTGTTGAGGGTGGTGGTGATCCCGGCGGTAGTGATGGTGGTGCTGGAGGCGTTGGTCTGCCCTGAGCTTGCCGGGAGCGGATCAAACCCAACCGCGCCCTGGGCCGCATAGATGACGCCGACAGACTCAGCAGCTGCACCGCTGACGGTCACCGTCAGAGGCCAGGACTCAGCCCCGGTGATAGTCCGGTACAACAGGTTCAGGGACTGGCTATTGCCCGAGGTGGGCGTGACAGCGGTGAACCCGGTCGCCGTGGCGGTACGGGCCAAGGCGTTGGTGGCGACGTACAGCAGGCAGGTGTCACCAGTTGCCAGGCCAGCGGGCTGGGCGACAGTGAAGGAGGTCGCTGCCGCAGCACCGGTACTACCGGTCGAGGTCGCTCTCAGGGACGCTGGTTGGGCGGCACCACCAGCGATCACGGTGACAACCGACGTGACCGTCATGCCAGCAGTCGCGGCCAGGGCCACCGTGGCCACCTGGGTGACCAGGCCCAGCACCGTCATCCCGGTGGAACCTGCCAGAGCCACGCTGGCGGCTTGAGTGCCTCCTGCCGCGACCGTGAGAGTGGTACTAACGGCCAGAGCAACCGACGCCAGTTCGGTCACCAGAGGCGTAATGGTCAGCTGCGCTGCGCCCGCCAATGTGACGCCGGCAACCTGCTGAACCGTGGCACCCACGGTCATGCCGGCGGTAGCCGCCAGGGCTGCCGATGCGACTTCAGTGACCAAGCCAGTGACGGTCAGACCAGCAACCGCTGGTCCCAGAACGACGATGCCGGCCTGGGTTCCCCCCGCCGAGACGGTCAGGATGGTGCTACCCGAGAGGACAACCGAAGCCACCTCGGTTGCCAACGGGGTGATAGTCAGGCCAGCCGTACCCGAGAGAGCAACACTGGCCAACTGGGTCCTGATGCCGGCCACGGTGAGGGAGGCCGAACCGGCCAGAGCTACCGCTGCGACCTCGGTGACCAAAGCAGTCATGGTGAGGGTGGTACTAGCGGCGAGAGGGACGCTGGCCTGCTGGACCCAAGTGCCAGCCACGGTCATCCCGGCGGTAGCCGCCAAGGGTACGGATGCCACCTCGGTCACTGAGGCAGCGACCGTCATCCCTGCGGTACCAGAGAGAGCGACGGAAGCGACCTCTGTCACCGAAGCCACCACCGTCATGCCGGCAGTACCAGCCAGGCTCACGGCAGTCAGTTCGGTGACCGACGCAGCCACCGTCATTCCGGCTGTACCAGCGAGGGGCACCGTGGCGAATTGAGTCCGAGTAGCGGCCACGGTCATGCCAGCTGTGCCGGCGAGAGCAACCGAGGCCACCTCGGTGACGAGGGCCCCAACAGTCATTCCCGCAGTGGCGGTCTCAGTGACCGCAGCCACCTCGGTGACCAGCGCGGAGACGTTCAGTGCAGCACCACCAGCCAAAACGACACTGGCCAGCTGGGTGACCGAGGCAGCCACGGTCATGCCGGCGCTCGCCGCCAGGGGTACCGCAGCCTGCTCTGTGACCGTGGCGGCGACGGTCAGGGCCGCGGTGGCTGTTAGGGCAGCCCCAGCTATTTCAGTGACCGCAGCGGCCACCGTCAGGCCGGCGCTACCCGCCAGCGTTACGAATACGGGCGGGTTGTTGACGTTGTCGTAGGTGGCTGTGGTAGTCGAGGCTTCTACGTTGTACTGGCCAGCCTGAATGATCAGCCGCAGGAAATACTCAGCGATAGGATCGGCCTCGCTGTGGGCGGTCGTCCAGTTCGCACCATCAGCTGAGTAGTCCCAATACGTGGTGCCGCTGGCTTCTCGGATCCGTAGCCACTGATGGGTGGTCGAGCTATAGGCGGCAGCGAAGACCTGAGTGGTGGTATTCGCCACCATCTTGTAGGCGGCGATGGTCCCCTGGAGGACGTACCAGTACAACTGATTGGTACCGGTCGGATCCATCAAAAGAATCGGGTTGTTCTGCCAGGAGTTGATCGACTCGTTCCCAGCGTTGACCAGCTGGATGACCACCTGCGAGTTGGTGAGGTCGTAGTAGTTCTGGGAGAAGACCTGATATTCAGTCGCAGTGAGACTGCTGGAGATCTGCAACTGCTGAGAGACCACCGCCGTGTTGGAAGCGCTGTGGTTCCACAGGGTGGGGCTCAAGGATCCACTACTGAAGTCGTCCACCAGAGTGTTGAACTTCTGAACCGGGGTGACCGTCAGACTTGTGGTCGCAGCCATAGGGACTGCAGCTACTTCGGTGACCACCGCGCCAACAGTCATGCCGGCGGTGCCCGCCATGGTTACTGCGACCGGCAGGTTGTTGACGTTGTCGTAGAGAGCGGCGGTGGTCGAGGTCTCGACGTTGTACTGACCGGCCTGGATGATCAGCCGCAGGGAGGTCTCGGTGATGGGGTCGGCCTCGCTGTGAGCAGTCACCCAGGTGATGCCGTCAGCCGAGTACTCCCAGTAGGTGGTGCCGCTGGCCTCCCTGATCCGCAACCACTGGTGCGTGGTGCTGCTGTAAGTGGCAAAGAAGACCTGCGTTGAAGTTCCTGCCACTACCTTGTAGGCCGCAATAGCGCCCTGGAGGGTGTACCAGTACAACTGGTTCGTGCCTCCCGAATCCTGCAAGAGGATCGGGAAGTCCTGCCAGGAGTTGATGGTCTGAGTCCCACCATTGGCCAGCTGGATGGCCAGCTGGGAGTTGGTGAGGTCGTAGAAGTTCTGGGTGAAGCATTGGTACGTGGCGGCGCTGAGACTGCTGGAGATCTGCAACTGGTTGGCTACGACAGCCACGTTGGTGCCACTGAAGTTCCACACACTGGCGTTGAGAGATGAGCCGGTGAAGGTGTCGACCAGGGTGTCGAACTTCTGAACACCACCGGGGGCCGTCGTCGCCGCTACGGTCAAACCAGCAGTGCCCGCCAGGGTCACTGAGGCGACCTCGGTGACGCTCTCGTTGGCGGTGGTCAGGCCGGCGGTCGCGGCCAGGGTTATCGCCCCGGTAACAAGCGGCGGCCCCGCAGCCTTAAACGAGGCCATGGTGCAGTTGAACTGATTGGTGCCCGACCCACCCGTCCAAGTGGTGGTGGCCGCATTCGCCGAGGCATTAGTGGTGGTGACGCCCCAGGCGAACACCCCGCTGACCTGGTGGCTGACCAGTGAGCCAATGACGTTGGCCGAGGCGTTGCTGAACGACATGGTGGCCCCGGTGGGCGGGGTGGTATTGGCGTTACCGGATACCGCCACCAGTAGATCCCCAGCCGCCGAGTCAACGCCCCCCATGGTGAAGGTAAAGGGATTGGTGGTATTAGCCACGCTGCCCTGCTGGTCGATGGGGCTAGTGGTCAACACCCCGGCGAACTCCAGCAATATGCCCGACCCAAAGTTGGAGCCACCGGACCCGTCCGTGAAGGTCGGAGGTGATTCGCCAGCCAAACAGTTGAAGCGGGAGTACATAGAGCAGATAGTGGGGGATTGGCGGCTGGCCGTCAGCGCCCAGGCACTGTTGGGGTTGGTGGCAATGGAGTTGTTGGACGAGCCGATCAGGAGGCACACCAGCAGGTTGCCCACTGTGGTGGGTGCCCCGAAGGTAGGGGAAATGACTCCACCAACAGCCTGAGTTATCGGTCCCGCCGCCACCAGACGAGGACCAGTAACAGGCCCCTGCAGGTTGGGGTTGACGATCCTTGAAAGACCGCCATCGGGAAGGCCCCATGTCTCCTGCTCAGTGGGGTTGGAGACAACACGGCCAGTACCCCAGGCCACCGAGTTGGGGTACTGCGGGTAACCGAGCCAGTTATAGCTGGGCATGGTTGCCCCTATTCGTCGTAGACGAAATACCCCGAGAAGGTCGAGGTGGATGCGCCGATGTTCCAGACCACGATCTCGGCTGGGCCGGTGGGCACGATCAGACCGAAGGGAAAGGTCCAGATGATACCGGCCCCGATGGTGGCCGGAATACCGAACCGTCTGAGGAAGAGAGTGGGCGACGTGGGCTTGGTGGTGGCCGCTACCGACCCGGTGCAAGCCGCCGCATTGAAGGAGAGATCTTCGGCCTGAGGCACCACTGTGGTAGGCGTGGCCGAGATAGCGGCGGGTCGGCCCAGGCCCACGTCAGTAGCCGCCGCCGTGCCGCCCGACATATACACGGCCACTTCCCAGATCCGCATGTCCTTGGCCGTGGTCGAGCGCATCCAAGACATAGCCGAGTTGGATACCCCGACCACGTTCCAGGCGTAGTCGTACCTAGCCACTTACGGCACCGTCCCCGGTGGCTCTTGAAACTCAAAGCGGTAGAACAGTGAGTTGCCTGGTGTCGGCCATGCGGATTGGTCGATGGCCTCAACCAGGTCACAGCCAGAGAGATCCATGTTGGTGTGGTAGAAGGTCGCAGCGTCGTCTGACGTGGTGAACGGTCCTATCGCCAGCGCGCCGTCATGCGGACGAAGATAGAACGTGGCCACTAGTCGTACTAGCTCAGCGTCTTGGTGTACGACCCCGAGGCAATCGAAAAAGTATCTCCTGAGTTGACGGTCTTGGACGCCGACAGGAGGCCGAACCAGCGCCGTATCGGAGTACCAGTGGAGTCCCACTCATCGACACCGACGACCGTGACCGCCGGCATCCCGGTGAAGGTAACCGCCGCATTGCTGGAGATCGAACCTGCGGATGCCGCCGCGAAGGTGATGGTCTGCCGGGAATAGGGGCCCGGCCCGCCAGAGATCTCTGTGCCGGGGGCACTAGCAGTACCGATGACGCTTACCAGAGCCACCTTGATGGGCCCGACCGGGGCGGTATACGCCGTCTGCCCTGACGAAGCGGCCAGAAGGGCATTGGCCTCAACAGTTACTAGGTTCGCCATTACGCCTCCTGGGTGCCTGGGATCTGGAAGTCGGGCGACTCCACGCCGTACTGCTCAAAGAGAAACTGCATGTGGTCTTTGGGACGCGGCCTGGTGACGAACTCGGTGATGGAGACCCCGTCCTGAGCAGCCCGCAACACGTCATGAGCGCAGATCGGATCTCCGTCGTCACCACAGCAGTGGATGTGCTTGGCCACTGATAGGTCAACGCCCATTCCTGTGACCGGGTGAGCGAAGGCGACGTACTGAATATGCATCGGCTCATCTGTTACCAAGCCACAAACGGCACATTTTCTGTCTTCTGGTTCGGGGGGCGATGACATCAGTGGTATACGACTCCTCTTGACTCCAACCAGACGTAGAGATGCTGCGGAACCCGGTACCGCCGCCCACGCAGGAAGGTGAGGGTGTTGCCGATCCCGTAGGTCATCTCCTCGATGTCGGTGTTGACCCGGATGACCCGGTACTCGTCCTCCACCACGATGGGATCCTCGCCCAGGTCTACGACTTCCATGGTGTTGGTGGGCATGGGCTTGGCCCGCTGCTTGACCTCCAGGTCACGCAGATCCTTCATGGGGTCGTAGACCGGCGTGGGCTGGCTGGGGTCGAGGATGGGATCGTCCTCGACCACCACGGGCTCCTGCAGCCGGTCCACCTTGGCCTGGGTCTCAGCTGACAAGGGCTGCGTCAGTGTTCCCGTGGCCGGGTCGAAGATGCCCTCCTCCTCCACCACGATGTCCACCTGGTTCACCAGTCCGATCTCCTTCTGACGCTCAGCAAGCTCAGCGGCTTTCTCCTCAGTCAGCCGCTGACGCTCCGAGCCCGTGAAGTCACCCCGTTGGGGGCCTCCTCTGCCTGCCATCAGTTAGTCCAGGCGATGACCACAGCCTGGTCGGTGATCAGTCCGAATCCCCAGATCGCGTACCACGCCAATGCATGCTCACGTCCGAAGTCGAGGACGCCACCGTCACGAAGCTCGACCGGGAGGGCGATGGCATGACCAAAGGCATTGTCGCCCAGGTAGATGGCCCCATGCACCACGCCGGCATTGCCGTAGCCGCTACCGGTGGGGTTGGCCCCAGTGGCGGGCCCGAAGGTCGGGGCGTACTGGCGAATCTGGGTTGTCTCGATGTACACGGTGTCGTTCAAACGCCCGATCTCGCCTAGCATAAAGTTTCCTGCGGCTGCATACTTAGTCACTTCGATAAACTCGGGGTTGTCACGCAGCCGGCGGGACTGGTGCGGGTCGAGGAAGCAGACGTAGGTCTCGCCCAGACGCGGGACGTTCTTGGTGGCCAGGGTCTCGACGGCATCCTTGGTCACCGTGACCGACATGAAAGCGGTGCCGGCCAGGGCGGCGTAGTTGGCAGCCACGGCGCCAGCGTCGTACGGCGACAGTGGGGTCCGGGTGGCCGCGGGCGCCGGCAGGACGTAGCCGAAGATGGCCGAGGAGGCCGCATAGATGGTGTCGCGGGCGGCGCCGTCCAGGTACTTGGCCATGTTGCGGCCGAGCAGCCGGCTCGACGAAGCCATCACGTCGTCGAAGGAGGAGTTGAGCAGCAACTCCGACACCGCTACCGCATAGCCCTGCTCAGCCACAGTGATGGCGTACTGCGAGGCAGTGAGAGCAGCGGTCTGCATGCGGACACCTTCAACCAGCTGCGTGGCGTCGCCCAGGTTGTTGTAACGCATGAAGTTGATTTGCAGACCGGGCTGGATGCCAAGCTCAGTCTTCTTCACCGCGAACTGTTCAAAGCGCAACACGGGCATTGATTGGAACAAAATTTCCTTGCTCCAAATTACCTGGATGGCAGGAGCCAGGTTGGTATTGGTGCCGGGATATCCAGTGGGGCTGGCGCTCAGTACTGGAGTGCCGGTGATTGCGGAAGGCATATTGCCTACCTCCTGTTTTTAGGGGCCAGTTCCGGCCTTCCATTTACCTATTACGATACGCTCGCCCAGCTTCAGCGAGTAACTGCTCCCTGACTTCTCTTCTACCGTACTCTTCCATGCTCATGTCCTTGAGTTCATCCGCCGTATACGACTTTGTCGTCGCGGAGACATCTGCTGGACCGATTGGTGGGGAGGTCACCCCGGCGGTCCTACGAGAAGCGTTCTGAGCCGAGACCAGCTGCTGGGTCTCACCGGCAATCTCATCGGTGATGGCAGCCAGCTGAGCGATGGAGGCGTCGATCTCCTCTTCGCTGTTACCAGCCACCAGGCGCCGCAGCTGAGGGGCGATGCGCTCCCCCTCGGCCATCATGCGCTGCGCCAGGTAGTTCTGGAGCCCGGCGTACTTGCGCTCCTGGTCGAGGATGGCCAGGGCCTTCTCCCGCTCAGCCCGCTCGTCGGCCAGCTTCTGCTCCCACTCCTGCTCCTTCTGAGCCAGGAGGTCCCGCATCTCCATCTCGTCTTCGCGCTTCTTCTTCTCGGCCCGCTCCGCATCCTTCTGGGCCTTGGCCTCGGCCTTGACCCGCTCGTCCTCGCTCTGGCGGTACCGGGTCAACTCGGCCTCCAGGTCATCGGCCCGTTTCAGTTCGGCGGCGAAGCGAGCCCGCTCCTCCTGGCGCATGCGCTCGACGTCCTCGGGCGTGAACACGGTGACGTCGCCGCCACTACGAGCCTGACGCGGCGGCGCCGGGGGCTCAGCTGGAACGGTGATAGTGACCGCGTTGGGATCCGGCGGATCAGCTGCGGGGTCGGGCGTTACGGGGTCAGGTACGACGGTCAACTTCGCTCCTTAGGTGGACGGCGTGTCTTCTTCGGGGGCCCGGCGTTGAGGGATCACCGTGCCATGGGATAGAGCTACGACCCGGTCGAACATCTTCTTGATGTCGGCGGAACTGGTGACGTCGATGCCAGGCAGCACCCCGGTGGGCGGCTTGGCGCCCGGCGCCACGCTGACGTCGGGCCCGCCGGCAGACTTGACCCCACCACCATTGCCATTCCCGTTGCCGTTGCCGTTGCCGCCATTGGCCGGGGGTGGGGGCATGGGCTGGGGGCCCTCTTGCGGCACCATGCCGGTCTGCATGACCGTGAAGCCGGCGATCTGAGCCCGCAGCAACTCCAACGCCGCCTGCTGCTCTGCGTCGTCGACAAGTTCTTTGAAGAGTTCCTGCAGCTTCTCGTCGGGGAACTCCTCGCCCAGTTCCTCCAGGGCGCCGCGCTTGGACTCCAGCCCGAGCGCCATCTTGACCTGAAGCTCGTTGAGCTTGACCAGCTGGTCGACGGGCAGCGGGGGCTGGAACTGCACGGTGTTGACGTAGGTCACCGGGTCCATGGGGTCGAGCATGGGCAGCTGGTCATCACGCAGCGGCGGGTCGACCTCGGGGTTGTAGACCAGGGTCTCGGGTTCCTTCATGAACAGCGTCTTCAGGGCCAGCCGGTTGACCTCGGCAAAGCCTTCGCCGTACTGGGTCTCCTTGAGATGGAACCTGTTCATCAGAGGCTGGTACTGGATGGCCAGGGCCACGCCACTGGTGTTGCTGATGGCCTGCTCCTCACCCAGGGCCGTGACCGGGACCCCGGTCATCTCATGCATGGCCCGCTTCAGCACCTCCAGGTACTTGATCGACATCTCGATGCCCTGGGGGTCGAACAGCAGGTTGGTGACCTTGGCCTCCTTGTTGGGGATCGACCAGGTCTGGTGGGTGCCCTTCTCCAAGTTGGAGGCGCGGGCCCCGACGATCACCGTTACCGGGGCGGCGTGGTAGTTGATGATGTCGACGACATCGGTGGCCACCTCGTTGTAGGTCCGGTTGAGGACCGTCACGTCTTGGATGTCAGGCATGCCCCACGGTGATGATGCGATCGGCAAGTTGCTGATATGGACGACAGGGATCTCGCCCAGCGGGTTCTCCCGGCTGTCGATGAGTTCGTCGTTGACGTACTCCTCGATCTGGTTCTCGGTCAGCAACTCGGTGTAGGTAAATACCTGCCTGGTTCCCTCCATAGTGGTGCCCCAGAACCGATATTTCAGTTTGAACCGGATGAGCCGCTTGCGGTCATGGGGGTGCCACTCAGGGAAGCAGAAGGCGGCGTTGAGCGGCAGGATCCGCACCCGACCGGGATGGGGCATGCCCGAGGGATCCTCCCAGGCTTCCTCATAGGCCACCTTGATAAAGCAGTCGCCGGTGACCGAGCCCATGGAGCCGGCCTCCCACAGGAGGGACTCCTTCTTGTTATCGATCTCCCAGATGCGCTGCAGCCGGGTGGGAATGATGGCCGAGGTGGCGTCTGGTGAGCGGAAGCCGACACCCTTGCCGAACACGAAGTTGGTGGTGAAGTCCGACAGAGCCCTGGTGTAGTTGAAGGTCAGCTGGGGCTCACCTAAATCAGGACGCTGGGCCCAGTGGTAGCCCAAATAGAACGCCCAATTCATGGCGTACCGATTCAGCCGCGGCCCGTGTACCTCAAATTCCTCGTCGGCCAGTTCCACCAGTCCCAGGGGACTGATCTGAATGGTGAGGTCGCTGGAGGCGGCTCGATAGCTAGGGCTCTGGAACTGGATGGACAACCGGGGCTACGACCTTCCCTTTTTCGCGACCCGGATGGCCTGGGACTTGGCCTGAGTCAGGGGTAGCCGGCGCTGGACGGTGACGATGGTGGCGGCGTGGGCCAGCTGACGTTGGTAGCGCCGCAGCGGAGTGCCAGATGCCTGGGCCGCATATTTGGGCTGGAACCGTGACAGGTTCGACGTCAGCAGCGCCATTATCGGGGGCGCCCTGAGGTGTACAGCCGCTGGTTGACGATCTCGTCCCGGCTGGGCCCGCTCTCGGGGTCAGGGCCCAGCTGGGGCCGGTAGATGGCGTCGATGGTGGTGCCCAGGCCCGATGGCGCCGGGGCCCGACCATCCTCTCGTCGAGGCGACGAGCCCAGGGGGTTGTCATGGGGGTGGCGCCGGTCGTTCCAGAGGGTCTGGACGTCCATGTAGGGGACGGGCACGTTCTGTATATAGGGCTTCGACATCTCACACTGCTCCCATAACGGTAGGTATTTTCAGTACAATGGGGGCATGACCGACTACACCAACCAAGACGCCTACGACATCGGTGTCCGACTGGCTCAGAGCAACCCTGGGATCGAATACGACGACCTGGCTATCGACCCGACCCATAACCGGGAGGTCTACGACCTGATCCAGTTCATCGACGAAGAGGACCATGACGGCCTCGGCGTCTACCTGGAGGACGGGTTCCTCGACGAGCGTCGAGGCAAGGTCCGCAAGGTCGTCCACTAGTCCCCACCCCGATCCTCAGGGTCGGTGATGCCACGGGACCGCCGCTGGACATGCCAGGCTGTGCTTTGGGCCTCGGTCTTGACTAGCCCCCGCTTCTTCGCCGCCAGCCGGTGGGCCTCGTCCATGAACTCATGGGAACTGGCCTCCTTGGCTAGATCTTCGGCGTTCGGCTGCCAAGCCGGGTTCTTGATCTTCGGCGTCTGAGGCTTGCCCCGCTTACGGCTGGCCTCCTTCTCCGGGTTGAACTTGGGGTTGACAACCTCCTTGGTCGCACCTTGTTGGTTGACCTGGAAGTCGGGCTTGGCCTGGGAGAAGGCGTGGACATCCATGGCCCCCCGGATGCGGGGGTCGTTGGGGTGGACGTAGCTCTGGTGGTAGCCCTCAACCTTGGGGCCCGACAGGGCCTTCCCCATCTCGACCTCTCCCGTCTTCTTGTTGCGAACCGGCTGGCCGGTGTTCTCGCCCCGAGCCATCCTGGGGAACTGCACATCCAGCGGGTCCACGCCCTTCTTGGCCTCCGACACGATGCGAGCGGCCTTCTGAGCGTTGCCCTGGAGCGCCACACCCTCGATCTCCTCACCAGGGCTGAACTGCTGCGATGACGAGGTGTCGACCTTCTTCCCGGCCTCGACGTGGGCGAAGACCGACTGGGCGTTCCGCCGCTCACCAGGCAGCTTGACCCGAGGCGACACGGTGGCTCGCACCGCGGTGGCGGCGTTGAAGTCCACTCCATGCTGTTGCCCCAGTTCGTGCAACTCAGCGCGGTTGGCGGCGGGGTCACGCCCGTGTACGTCACGGTCCATGGAGAAGGTGCCCTCCTCCTTGGTTCGCTGCGGGGTGGCGACGTCAGGATCGTCGCCGTGGTAGAAGCGCTGACCCTCAGCCTCGTAGGTACCCCCCTTGGGGCGCTTCCAGCCCGCCGCCTTGGCTGCCTTGCGGGTCTGACTGAAGCCAATGTCGATGTTGCGGCCTACCGTCCTGCTGGCCTGGCGCATGGTGACGCCGTACTGCTCTTGGAAGTTGCCCTCCACCTTCTGGCGCTTCGCCGGGTCCATGGTGCGCCAGGAGGACAGGGGGCGCAACCCGCCGGCCCCCTGGGTAGAGCCCCCGCTGCCGACCGAGGCGAACCCCTGCCGCTGGTAAGCCGCCTGCTTCGTCTCCCGCATCCGACGCCGCTGGCTGGTGGGCCGCTGGGTCGGATCCCATAGCCCCTCCACGGCACGCCTCGACGACCGCCGCTGGCTGGCGCGGTTGGCAGCCACCCGCTGCTGCGAGCCCGTAGGGAACTGGCGACCACCAGCAACATCGTCAGCCATCAGTTGGGCCTATCCCGGCGACCCTCTTCCCGCCGGTCATGGAAGAGGTCTGGGCGCAGGCGCTGCAATACCTCCGGGTCGGTCCACTCATGACCCTTGGGGTTGTCGGGCCAGTAGTCCTGGGCCGGCGTCTTGGAGGGGTGACGTTCCTGCTCAGCCATCTCAGTCGGAGACGACCTCGGGGGACCGCCGCTTCTGGATGCGACCGTTGCGGACCACCTGTTCGTAGGTCACCTCCGCCGCGTCCGTGAAAGAACCATGAGCAAATTCCCCCAACATGGTGGGGGCGTCGATCCACGCCGCGGAGCCGACATGGGCCCGCTCCCGCATGGTCTCCTCGGGCATCTTGAACTGGGTCGAGGGATCGATATGGTTCAGCCGGCCTGGGGCCGGAACCATGAACTCCATCATCCCCCTGGAGAAGTCCGAGGGGACGTCCGTGTCGGTGGCGACGCCTTCCTCAAACCGGAGCGGCCCGCGCTGCCCGGCCCGGTTGGGCCCAGGCGCCATGTCGTACTGGTAGTTGGGCTTCTCAGGGAACATCGGGTCTGGGGCCAAAGTCATGGCGGCTCCTTGGTAGCTGATAGCTCGTTCCCACAAACGCTAGTTACGCCAGTACCCCCCACCTGAGCCACCCGAAGTACCATGAGGATCGTGGAGGGATCCGACTGGGCTGCGGACACCAGCATGCAGCGCGCCACCAACACTCTGCCCCGCCGCTACGCCAAGAGCCCAGCTGATGCCGATGTGCGCCAGGCCGAGAAGAACGCCGGCTGGAAGAAGGGCGAAGCCCGAGGCCGGTTACGGGAGCAGCACTCCAACGCCGAGATAGACCGGCTCATCATGCGCCAGCGAGAAGGCTGGTTTCTCGACCGCCCCTAACGGCGGGCCCGCTGCATCTGGCGAGGCACGCCGGTAGCTCTACGGATGGGGGCCGACCAGGGCGTGGTCTGGACCTCCACCTCGGGCACCATCAGAGCCTGCGACATGATGGTGGCGCAGGCCAGGCTGTCGACGTAGTCATCGTGGACACCGGCCTCGTCGGGCGCCTCCACCACCATGTGGGGGCCCGTATATTTCTTCTCGACATCCATCATCTGCTGGCGAAAACGCCGCCAGGTTTTCGTCTTCTTGGCCTTGGGGTGGGCCGGCCAGGACAGCAGGCCCCGCTGTAGCAGCTGCTGGAGGTGCTTCCAGCGCAGGCTCTGGTCCCCGATGTTCGACGACAGGGGCTCAACCTGGATCTTGGGCAGCAGGCGCTTTAAGCGGTCGGCAGCGACGTCTCCAACCCCTTGGGCGTCGACACCGACCGCCATCACAGAGTAGTTGGACAGGAAATCGATGATGCGGAAGTACTGCTCCTCCCACTCTTCGCCATGGATTTCCAGCCAGTTGAGGATGCGGTGGTCGTACAGCCCCAGTTCGTCGGGCCGGTCCCAGTCCACCCACACCACCGTGCAGACCGTGGAGTCCATGCGCCGGGCGAAGTCGATGCCGGCGATGAGGGGGCTCTTCCAGTAGGCCGGCACGATGGGCATGGAGGGGTCGCCCAGTTCGTCGAGGCGGCTCTCGGTGATGAGCATGCCCCGCTCCAGCAGCCACTCCAGGCGGTAGTTGAGCCGGAACTCGTCGGAGTCCTCCCCGATGCGACTGGCCTCGCCCCGGATGTAGGCGGCGTAGTTGCGGTTGTACCGGGCGCAGAACTTCCAGTCGAAGCGGAAGTGGTTCTTCTTGCCCCCGCGCCGTAATTCCTGGCGCTTGTTGAACTGAATCGTCTTGTAGAAGACACCTTTAACGATATCAGGGGTCCCGGTCATGACCATGGTAGCTAAATAGAAGGCTCCCATGGGGGTGATGGATTTGTTCAAAACATATTCGTCTACGCTCTGACTTTCGTCCACAAATATGACGTGGTAGCTCTTGGATTCTATTTTTGCCCTGGGGTTTGCCGTTTGCATGGCGCAAAAGCTCTGGCATTTACGTAACCGCACCTTGCGGGAGCCGGGCCGCACGCTGTCGTCGATGTCGGGGTCCTCAAGGATCTCCAGGGCCCGCTCACTGGTGAGCCGGTCAACCACCCGCCCGAAGAGGGTCTCCACCTGCTGCTCGACCGGAGCGAAGCACCCGATCATAACCCCCCTGGCGAATTTCTGAAGGGGCTCAAACTCGGGGAACATTTCCGCCAGGCGCGGTAAAAGGATCATGAGACTGCTGGCTACGTTGGCCACCACCTCGGTTTTTCCGCTCTGGCGGGATAGCTCGCCGGTGATGGTGGCGCCGTCGCAGCTGATGACCGACTCGATGATGCGCCGGCCCAGGGCAGCCTGGTACGGGAACATCTCGACGCCACTGAACATGACCGTGAACTCCCACACCCGGTCCACCAGCATCTGCACGAAGCGAGCATCAGCCGGGTCGAGGGCAGCCGGCGCCAGGCCGGCCAGATCCTCGGAGAGGAACTCCTCCTCCTCGGGCACCTCATCCAGGCGCGGATCGTCCACATAGGTCACTACCAGCACCTTAGTTCCGGGCGTATTTCTCCCCTTGACCGGGCCAGGGCCGGGGTGTAAAACGACTCCACTCGCCACCTCGGTGGCGGGGTGTTCCATCCAACGTCGGACCTTATTGGGGATAACTTATGGACAACATCAGCCTGGATGAACGCGCCCTTCAGGTACTTCCCACCCTCTACCAGCTGTCTTCTCGCCGGGGGCTGATCAAGAAGCCCATCGAAGAGGTTGTGGAAATCGTCAACAACCTGACCGGGGAATCAGACGGCAGGACCCGGTACCAGGAGCTTGAGGACGCTGGCTACCTCGACCGCACCGAGGCGGGGACCAGGGTCCTCCCTCTGGCCCAGAAAATTCTTTGCACTATTTCTGTGACCTCGCTGCCCCCGGCAGCAGAGGGGGATAGCTTAGCCGCGCAGCGGCTGAGTGAGCCCCCGACCCTCGTCATGTCGCGAAGGCGAAGCCGAAGCGACATGAGTGTGCCCGAAGGGCACCTTGTATTTACTCGGGCGAGTTCTTTCAAGCAACTCAGGAGGGGTCCCTGGTACCAGCTGGCCGGCGAGGTTTTCCCCAAGGTGTGTACAAGCTGTGGAATTCGTGTGGTCCCTTCAGAGATCAACACCCCGGCCCTGGCCCGGAATCTCAGGCTGTGGTGGGAGAAAGACAAGCAGTTCGGGCCCACATTTATTGAAGCCATGATGTGGGAGTTCGGGAAGCACTCGCAGTGGGCCGGTAGGTCCAGGCGCCCGGCCTGGCGGGTGTTCCTGAGCTACAGGCCCGAATTGGTGAGCCTGGTGCTATCGGCCCAGGCCAAGGTGGGTGTCTCACGGGTACGGGACAATCGGTCGGCATGGATCACCTACCCCTCCAAGGTCCGGGCCGCAGCAACATGACCAGCATCCCCATCTGGTGGTACGGCGGCGACCCCGACAGCTACGACTTCCTCGACCACCCCGGTCGGAAGTGCCGCGACATGCGAGACCTGTACTTTGAGGAGGGCCCGGTGTCCGGGCTGGAGGCCCTGGCCCTGTGCCGAGCCACCTGCATCGGCTGCCCGGTACGCAAGCCGTGCGCCCGCTGGTCGATCCGTCACTTCCCAGAGGTGCCGTACGGGATCTGGTCGGGATATAGTGCCGCCGAACGGCGAAAGATCTACGAAGGGCGGAAGCAATTCTATGACTGGGCCCGCGGCTGGAGCCGTTCCCTCCAGACCCAGATGGTGGCGAGGGCGATCGCCCACAAGCAACGAGTGGCGGGGTTCAAAAAGCGTAGGGGCACAACCAGAAAGGAGCAGTAATGCGTGACATATTCGGTCCATACCGCGACATGACCCTGGAGGACATCCGGGTTACCGACGACTACATGCAGGATGCGCTCGACCAGGTGACGACCTATATCGCCAACCTGGACGACAACCGGGCCAAGGGTCACGGCCTGACGCTCCTGGGCCCGGCGGGGGTAGGTAAGACCATGCTGTCCTGCCTGGTACTGAAGGAGGCCAAGGCCAGGAACTACCGCATCGAGGCCATCGAGTTCACCGCCCTGGTGGAACTGGTCAAGAAGCAGTACACCCTGGCGAGCTTCGGCAAAAACGGGAACGAGGAGGCCCAGGACGAGTGGTACCGGATCGAGGAACACGTTCGCCGCATCAAGGGGGGCGCCAAGCGGACTGCCGCCGACTGGGTCCTCTTGGATGACATCGGACGCGAATACGAGTCAGGTTCGGGTTGGTCTGCCAACCAACTCTTCGACCTGACTCGTTTCCGCTACAACCGGGGACTGCCGTTCCTGCTGACCTCCAACTGCGGCGAAGACCAGCTTGACCAACGCTACACCGAGGGGCTGGTCTCCTTCCTCCACGAAGCCACCGAGGTGATCTACATCGGTAGTGAGGACTATCGGACCCGTGAAGAACGGTCAGCTGGGGACTGAGGTCCCGCTCCGGTCCATCTTCATCTGGGAGGGTGCGGTGGCCACCCTCCCAGGGGGCCGGGTCATCCGTGACCTGGAGTGGATCAAACGGCGCATGGGCCTCTTCGATCAGGCGGTGCGGTACTGGCAGCTGAACGGGCCCACCATTAACCAGATGTGGTCGATGCTGGCCACCACCGGGATGCGAATCGACGTCTGCGTCACCAGCCGGCAGCCCGAGTTCGCCATGGCTGTGGCCCGGCTGATGGAGCGGCAGAACCTGCCGGCCCGCTACGTCTTCTCCGAGACCGCAGCTGGCCTGGGCCGCAAGCTCCCCACCATGCCCGACGTCTGGCGGGTCTACTACGGGCTGGAGGAGCAGCGCTGGGCCTTCGGTCCCCACGGGGTCGGTGTGGCGACACACTCGAGCCCTTAGCAATGCTAACTTCCGAGCTCTAGGGGTACAAAATGGACATTGAATGGGCCCTCCTGTGCAAAGTCGTCGAGTCGGATATTCGTCCCGTGCTGGACGCCCGCATCACTCGGGACTACTTCGCGGACCCCGACAACGGCACCGTCTTCAGCTGGATGGTCGACCACTGGAACAACCACGGTGCCTCCCCCGGCACCGATGCGCTCCACCACGCCTTCCCCCGCTACACCCTGGTCCCCACCCAGGAGCCCCTGTCCTACTACGTAGAGCAGATGCGGGAGCGGCACCGCTATGCCCTGGTCCTCGACATGCTGGACCGGACCCAGGAGCCCCTCAAGGCCGGCGACGCCGCCAGCGCCATCAAGATCTTGGCCCACGGGCTGGAGGCCACCCACTCGGAGGTCTCCGACCTCCATGACATCGACCTGTGCAAGACCACGGAGGCCCGATTGGCTTTCTACGCCAGCCTGAGCAACCAGGAAGGGATGCGGGGCATCCCCACCGGCTTCCCCGGCATGGACCGGGCCACCGCCGGGCTCCAACCCGAGCAGCTGATCTCCATCGTGGGCACGTCCAAGGTGGGCAAGTCAGTGATCATCCTGGCCATGTGCATCGCGGCGCACGCCAGCGGCCATAAGCCCATGTTCATTACCTTTGAGATGTCCACCCAGGAGCAGTCCATGCGCCATGACACCTTCCGGGCCGGTGTCAGCTACAACCGGCTGGCCAATGGCAGCCTGTGGCCCCATGAGCAGCGCAAGCTGGGTCAGATGATGGCCGAGATGGAAGACCTGCACCCGATGCTGTTCGTGCATGACCCCTCCTCCACCACCACCGTCAGCGCTCTGGGCTCCAAGGTCAGCCAGCACCGGCCCGACATCCTGTTCGTCGATGGCGCCTACATGATCGACGCCGAGGTGCAGGGCGTCGAGCCCAACTCGGCCCAGGCCCTGACCTCGGTCACCCGCTCCCTCAAGCGCCTGGCCCAGCGGGCTGGCATCCCGATCGTCATCTCCACCCAGGCCCTGACCTGGAAGTCCAAGCGGGGCCTCAAGCTGGACAGCATCGGCTACTCCTCCAGCTTCGGCCAGGACTCCGACGTGGTCTTCGGGCTGGAAGAGACCGACGATAAGGCCGAACGCGTCCTCAAGATCATCGCCGCCCGCAACACCACCCAGAAGGAGATCCGGCTGCGCTTCGACTGGGACATGGGCGCCATCTTGGAGATGGGCGAGGTGGAGTACGAGGCCGACGACGACGAGACCGACGACAGCTGATGCTGGAAGACCTCCTCCACTACATCGGCATCGAGGACATCCGACCCCTCGGTGACGAGATCCAGGGCCGCTGCCCGGCCCATGAGAAGCGCACCGGCGAGCGAGAGGGCAAGACCGACCACTGGTCGATCAGCCGGCGCACCGGGCTGCACTATTGCTTCAGCTGCGAGTACAAGGGCAGCCTGGCCCGCCTGGTCAGCGACCTGACCGGGCTGGACCCCTGGAGCATCTCCAAGCTGCTCGTCCAGCATGACGTGCAGCTGGACAAAGACGATGAGGAGGAGTGGGAGCCCCCGCCGCTGAACTTCGACGACCAGCTGGAGCGCTTCGGGTTCCCGCCCCGCACCGCGCTGGAGCATCGCAAGCTCCGGTCGTACGCAGCGCGGCGCTATGGGGTGCGCTTCGACCCCGAGGACTACGCCTGGATCCTGCCCATTCACAGCCCTGCCGGCGCCCTGTGGGGCTACCAGCGCAAAGGGCCCGAGTTCACCCGCAACTTCCCGCCCGGCATCAAGAAGTCGAAGACCCTGTTCGGGCTCACCGTCGACAAGGCCCCCCGGCACTTCGGCCTGCTGCTGGTGGAGAGCCCCCTCGACTGCGTGTACCTGAATGGGCTCAACGTGCCGGCGGTGGCCAGCTACGGCGCCGCCGTCTCCGACCAGCAACTGCGCCTCCTGGTCGAGCATGCCGACAAGGTGGTCCTCGCCCTGGACAACGACAAGACCGGCATCGCCGCCACCCGGCGCATCCTGGCCGAGAAGTGGCACCACCGGCTGCCCATGACGGTGTTCAACTACCAGCACGCCAGCGGCAAGGATCCCGGCGAGTGTTCCGCTGAAGAGGTCTACGAGGGCGTGCAGACGGCGATCCTGGCGGCGTACTGGTGATGCGGATGGACGACCCGCCGAGGGAGCCCAAGCCCTCCGACCGGGTGTTCTTCGTCGTCGCCGTCACCATCGTGGGGGTGGCCACCTTCGTGGTGGCGTTCTACCTGGCCGCGTTGGCCTTCACATGACCTCGATGGCAACTTATGTGGATAGGGGTGATGCCTATGCGGTGAGAGTAATCGAGGGCTTGTACGATCAACCCCGCCGGGCGGCAAAACCAAACCCGATCGGTGCGCCGCCCGGCATCCAGCATGTTTAAGGGCGAACTCTTCCCGTTCCAGAAGCTGGCCGTCGACCGCATGATCGAGGCCAAGCACCTGCTCCTGGCCATGGAGATGGGCCTGGGCAAGACGGTGGTGGTCATCGCCGCGGTGGAGCAGCTGATCGACGACGGCCTGGTGGGCGGCGGCATCATCATCGCCCCGGCCTCCATCAAGTACCAGTGGGCCCGCATGATCGATCAGTTCACGGAAGGGACGGCCAAGGTGGCCGTGGTCGACGGGGTGCCCAGGAAGCGACTGGATTGGTACAGCGACTACCGCTGTGGCCGGGTTGAGTACCTGATTATCAATCCCGAGCAGATGGTGGGCGACTGGGACATCGTGCGCCGGCTGCCGCGGGACTTCATCGTGGCCGACGAGTGCCAGTGGGCGAAGAACTTCGCCCCCAAGCGGAGCAAACGGCTCAAGCGCCTGGAGGCCACCTACCAATGGGGGCTGACCGGTCAGCCGGTCGAGAACCGGCCCGAGGAAATCTTCTCGATCTTCCAGTGGATCGACCCCACCGTGCTGGGCCGCTTCGACATCTTCGACCGATCTTTCATCAGCCGGGACCACTTCGGCAGGCCGCGGGCCTACCGCAACCTGGCCACCCTGCACAAGCTGGTCTCCGACCACATGGTGCGCCACACCCGCGACCAGGTGAAGGACCAGCTGCCGGCCATCACCGAGCAGTCCATCTACGTGGAGATGGACGAGGCCGGGGCCCGGCTGTACCGCCGCATCGTGCGTGACCTGGAGCGGGCCCTCCAGCAAGCCTTCGACGAGTTCGGGAATTTCAGCCTGACCGGCTTCTATACCGGAGACCCGGATCTAAGTCAAGCGCGGGGCGACATCATGTCCAAGCTGACCTGCCTACGGATGCTGCTCGATAGCCCTGACCTGCTGCGACGCTCTGCTGCCCACTACCGGGGGGAGATCCCCGGTGGCAACCGCACCGGGTCGGTCTACGCCGAGGAGCTACACCTGGCCGGGGCCCTGGAGAAGGTCACCGAGGCCCCCAAGATCAAGGCCACGGTGGAGTTGATCACCGACATCCTCGACGCCAACCCGGTCAACAAATGCGTCGTCTTCTCCAACTTTAAGGACAGCCTGGACCTGCTGGCCACGGCCACCAAGGGCCTGACCCAGTCGGTGCTATTCACCGGGGACGTCAACGCCAAGAACCGAGAGGTGGCCAAGCAGCGCTTCGCCCTCGACGCCGATGTGCGCCTGTTCCTGTCCTCTGACGCCGGGGGCGTAGGGCTCGACCTGCCCCAGGGCAACTACCTGATCTCCCTGGACCTGCCCTGGAGTGCCGGCGCCTACGCCCAGCGCCAGGCCCGCATCATCCGCCTGTCGTCCCAGTTCCCCCAGGTGACGCTCATCAGCATGCAGGTCAAGGACTCCCTCGACGAGTACCAGGCCGCTCTCCTGGCCCAGAAGCAGAAGATCGCGGACGCCGTCGTCGATGGGCGGGGCATAGGCACCAAGGGTCGGCTGACCCTGGACCTGCAATCGCTGACCAAATTCCTATCCGAGCGGGAGCTATGACCACCGAGACAACATTCACCTGTCCCCGCTGCAGCATGGTTAGCCACAACCCCCATGACCTGGAGGAGGGCTACTGCGGGAACTGTCATACCTGGACAGCCCCGCCGTTCGGAATAGTGTGGCGTTTCGTGCCTGGTTCGGATGAGGGATGACCAATTACGGGCCCCGTTATCTGTTCCTGGGCTCCTGCCTGGATGAGGACACCTACGTGTTGCGCCTGTGCCTGACCGGGCTCAACGCCATGGCCCGAGAGTGGTCCGAGACCATCATCATCCTCGACAACGGCACCCTGCCCTTTCTGGAGCATGAGGTCGAGAGCTTCCGGCATCTGGAGTGGCGCCGCGTTAAATCATGGACGAAGTGCAACATCGTCCTGTGTTTCATGGACTCTTTACGGCATGCCCGAGAGAACCAGATATGGCTGGACCGGGCCCAGGAGGAGGGCGTGATGGCCTACCTCGTCCAGACTTACGCCCTGGCTATTTCAGGGCCGGGGTAGCGAGACCGTCACACCCCCTAAGTACCCTTGGGGCATGCCTACGAAGCGTGCCACAGTGGACCTGAGCAAAGTCCAGGGGGTGGTGGAGTCCTGGTATGCCCTCAAACGGCAGTCCACTCTGATCGGTGCCAAGCTCAACGAGGGCAAGAAGGCCCTCAAGGAAATGGTGCAGCAATACGGGGAGACGGACCCCACCACCGGCTCTATTTTCCTGCGATTGAAGGAGCCGGTCGGAGACCGCCGGATCCTGACCCTCAAGAACCAGCGCAGCGTCAGCGACTCCACCAACTATGAGCGGGCGGAAGAGATCCTGCGGAAGAAGGGTCTGTGGGACGCCATGACCGTGACCAGGACGGTGGTGGAGACCAGCCTGGACCCCGACGCCATCTACGCCGGCTTCTACGACGGCAAGATCACCGAGGCCGAGTTGGATCAGATGTTCCCGAAGACCATCAGCTTCTCGTTCTGGCTCCTCGACGAGAACGAGAAGCCGGTGTCATGAGCGACCTGATCAGCGAAGCCTTCGGGGACCTCCAGAGCGAGTTCTACCCGGCCTCCAAGCAGCGGCGCCGGGAGTCCAGGGAGGACAAAGCCCTGCGCCTGGCCCGAGAGCGGGCCGAGGCCAAGGAGGAAGAGGGCTGGGACGCCCATCCGGTGATCAAGCACCTGCCTGACGGCAGGGAGATGGAGATGTTCCACATCGGCGCCCTGGCCAAGGCTCTGGGGCGCCGGCCCGTCACCATCCGATCGTGGATCACCAAAGCCTGGATCCCCAAGGCCCGCTACCGCACCAACGACATCGTCGGCAGCCGCGGCAACGCCGGGCGCCGACTGTGGAACCGCAAGATGATCGAGGGCATGCAACGCATCGCCAGAGAGGAGGGACTGCTCAACCCCAAGCCACCCCCCATCACCGAGACCAGGTTCACCGAGCGCATCGTCGCTGAGTACCGGAGTTGGCTATGAAGCTCAGTAAGCAGATCCGTCTCACGATGAGAATCCGAGAATACGAGACCGCTCAAGTAGAGGTCGGCGCCGAGGCTGATCACCATGATCTTGGCTTCACCGACCAGGGCTGGGCGGAACTGGATCCCCAGCACCGGGCCACCTTCACCGATCACCTGGAAATCAAAGTCATCGACGAGGTGAGCAAGCTCGCCCACCAGGAACTGGAAACCCTCTCCGAGTTCTCGGAGTTCAGCCCGAACCTGGCCGAGGATTACCTATCAACCACCCTACAAAGGAACCAGCATGCCCGAGACCGCGACCAGAAGGATCATCCGCCGACCCCGACCAGCAGAAGAGTACGACGAGGAGGAGGAGGCTCCTCGACGCCGCCGCCCGCAGCGTGACAATGGGAGCGATGACGGCGACCTGACGGTCGGCGCCGTCGCCGCCGGCTGGGGCGGCTACGCCCGCACCAAGGCCAACGCCCCCACCAAGTACGCCAAGCTCTTCAAGGTTCCCGACGAGGAGCAGCTGATCATGTTCTTGGAGGACGGGCCCTACGCATCGTTCAACCAGCACTGGTGTGACTGGCTGCCCAACGGCCAGAAGCTGGGCTACGTGTGCATGCGGCCCGACGAGTGCCCGATCTGCGAGGTCGACGACCCCAACAGCCAGATCCGGTTCAACATCTTGGACCTGCATGCCGACGAGCCCATCCACACCACCCTGCAGACCGGCATCACCGTGGCCGAGACCATCGCCAAGTACCAGCCCATCGAGAACCAGTACTTCGCCATCTCCATGAGCGGGGGCAAGAACAAGAAGGGCCGGCGCACCCAGATCCGCCCCATCAAGGCCCGTGACCTGGAGGAGGACTGGGACACCAAGCCCCTGACCGACGCCCAGATCCAGACCTACGCCAAGAAGCTGTGGGACGCCTCCTCGGTGGAGCGCTCGACCAAGGCCGAACTTCAGGGAGTGGCCGACGCGGCTACGACCTGAATGGCCAGGTGATGCTGCGGGAGCCGTCACCTGCGCCCGAGGGGGAGAGTCGGATCTTGACCGCTGGCTCTCCCCCTCGCCAACCCGAGGGGAATGAATGCTCGCTACCAAAACCGTTCGGACCACCGAAGACCTGAAGCAGGTCGTCGAGGATTACCTCGACTTCGACGAGTTCGCCTTCGACGTCGAGACCCGGACCAACCGCAAGGTTCGGGGCCTGGCCCTGGCCGGGGAGATACCCAAGGGCACGTCCCGTGATGCGGAGCAGATGAAGATCTGCCCTTCCTGCCAGCGACCGTTCCCACCACGGCACAATCGGAAGTTTTGCACCGACGAGTGCCGCGATGCCGCCGGCAAGGACAAGCCCGCCCTCGACCCCATGACCAACGTGGTGTGGTCAATCAGCCTGGCCGGGCCGGGGCGCTCTGACGTCATCCCCTGCGGCCACCCCGACCCCCGGCCCCAGCTGCGCCCTGAGCAGGTCTTCGACGCCCTGGAGCCCCTCATGTTCAGCGACCGGCGCAAGGTCAATCAGAACGTGGGCTTCGACCTGCTGTCCGTGAGCAAGTACTACGACGGGGAGATCCCCGACCCCCCCTACGGCGACACGTTGGTGGCCGCGTTCCTGCTCAACGAGAACCTGGGCGTCTACAAGCTGGGGGCCTTGTCCAAGCTGTACGTGGGCTATATCTATGCGGAGAAGCTGGGCGAGGAGGCGTACCGGGTCGAGTTTGAGCGGGCCATCCGCTACTCCCTGGTCGACGCCAAGATGGCCTGGCTGTTGTGGTGGAAGCTGACCCGCAAGCTCTCCAAGAGGGGCCTGGCCAAGCTGCGGGCCCTCCTCGACCTGGAGATGGAGGTGCTGCGGGTCCTGATCCACATGCGCCAGTACGGCGCCTACGTGGACGTGGAGGAGTTCCGCCGGCTGCGGCCCGAACTGGAGACCCGCCGCACCGCGGCCCAGCGCCAGGCGATCGCCATCATCACCGACCGCTGGGACCGGCCCGACGAGATCAACCTCAACTCCACCCAGCAGCTGGGTCACTACTTCTATGACGTCCTGCGGATCAAGTGCCCCAAGTTCACCGACAAGGGGGCCCGCTCCACCGACGCCCAGACCCTGCGGTACCTGGCCCGGCGCAGCCCCGCGGCTGGAGCGGTGCTGGAATACAAGGATCTTCAAAAGCTGCTCTCCACTTACGTCGCTGGATATATCCCCACCATCGAGGACGACAACAGGATCCGGGCCAGCTTCAACCAGGCCATCGCCCGCACCGGTCGACTCAGCTGCTCGACCCCCAACCTGCAGAACATCCCGGCCCGCTACAAGGACACCTTTGAGGCCACCATGGTGCGCCGCCTGTTCGTTGCCCCTTCGGGCCGCAAGCTCATCGTGGCCGACTACAGCCAGATCGAGCTACGGGTCCTGGCTCACCAGTGCCGTGATGCCAAGCTGATGTACGCCTACACCCATGACCTGGACCTGCACACCCAGACCGCGGCTCTGATCTGGCGCATCCCTCAGACCGAGGTGACCCCCGCCCAGCGCTCCATCGCCAAGAACTGCAACTTCAACTTCGCCTTTGAGGGGGGCCCAGGCCGGGTGGAGGAGATGTCGGGGATCTCTGAGTCCGACGCCGAGGCGGTCTATAAAGCGTGGCACCGGGCCTACCCCGGCGTGAAGCGCTGGGCCGAGAAGGTGAAGGACTTCTGCCGGGTCCAGGGCTTCGTCGAGACTCTCTACGGACGGAAGCGCCGGCTCAAGGACGTCACCTCCGACGTGCCCAAGCTGCGGTACTACGCCGAGCGCCAGGCCGTCAACCACCCCATCCAGGGCACCGCTGCGGACATCGCCAAGCTGGCCATCGTGGCCGTGCATGAGGCCCTGCGCGGCCTCGACGCCCACCTGGTCCTCCAGATCCACGATGAGTTCATCATCGAGTGCGACGAGCGGGTAGTACCCCGAGCCCTACCGTTGGTGCGGGAAGCTATGGAGGATATTCGCCTGGGCGACCGGCCTGTCCTCGATGTACCCCTGGTAGCCAATATCAGCGTCGGCCAGAACTGGGCCGAGTGTAAATGAGGAGCGAATATGAGTGACGGTGGTTGGTGGGCCCGCCGACTGGGCATGGCCCCGCCGGCACGCCAGGAGACCAGACCAGCTGCCCCTACCGGCCTGCCTCGCAAGGCGGTGCGCTGGGAGGACTCGTACCCCCCGACCAGTCCCCAACAGCGCCAACTGCCACCAGACCAGTCGGAGGGCGACGAAGTCTACATTCGAGTCCGTCAGCAGGGCTTTAACTCCAAGGCCCCAGCTGGGAGTGCTGCCTCGGGGCGCTGCCCGGAGTGCGGGGGCGGCAACTTCTTCCGGCGCCGGTGGGCCAACGCCGAGGCCGCGCCCCTCTGCGTGGACTGCGGCTACAACGGCGAGTACTTCACCCAGACCGGCACCATGCTCAGCAACGCCGGGGTGATTAGCTCCGGGCCCACCCAGTCGGCCCGCTCCGACAACCCCCATGCCGCGTCCCGCTTCGGCATGGACGACACCCTGTCGGCCAGCAATTGGAACCCAGCTGCACTCAGATAGGAGGAGTCATGCCAGGTGGCAAAGATCCCGGTCCCTCTATTAAGAAGCCAGATAGCTACGAGGCACTGAAGAAGGAGGGATTTTCCAAGAGCAAGGCGGCAGCCATCTCCAACGCCCAGGCTCAGGGTAAGGGCCGGCGTCACGCCATGGGGGAGAAGGCAGCTGAGACCCGAGAGTCCGGGCGCAAGCCCATCAGTAAGACCGGCGAAGCCAAGCCCACCAGCAGCCGCTACAACAAGAAGGAGAACCGTGGCTAAGTGAGGAGGATACCGAGGCATCCGCCACTGTTCGACCCACCAGCTGCCCGTGCCGCCCGCAACAGCGGCATCGCCACAGCTGAAGAGCATGCCGACGTTGACTGGATGCAAGCCGCCTACGACTCAGGCATCGACTGTTCCTCCTACTACCGGAACTTCAATACCGATGAAATGTGGAAGGAGTTGGCGAACAACCACCCCGGCGTGCATACGCACCAACCCTCTGCCATGGGGCGGGTGATGCAATGGCTAGCCGAGGACGGCTATATCGAAAAGATCAAAGGTGACTGGAGGCCCACCAAAATTCCCCGTCGCCACCGAGAATTGCAGCAATGGAAGTCCCTCAACTTCGGAGCTAACAAGCTCTCCACCGTGGAGCTATTCATGCGACAGAAAGGAAATGGTAATGGCAGCCACTAAGAAGGAACCATTCGGGGGCAAGCAAGCCAAGCCCTTCGGGCAGAAGGATGACGACAAGAAGGACGACAAGAAGAAGCCCACCGCCAAGAAGGCTGGCACCAAGAAGTGAAGCGACTGGCCATCCTCCTGGCCGGTCTAGCCGGCCTCGGCATTTTTCTGGGCCTGGGCGCGACTGGATCGCACGCTGCGACACGGTCATCGGGCGACCCGACCCTGACCCTGGTCGTCCACATCGTCAATGGGGGGTCAACCACCACCCCGGCTGACTACACCCTGATGGCCACCAGCCCGGTCTTCGCTTTCGCCGGTGCCGGCGGGTCACCCAACGTGACCGAGATCGCCGTGCCGTCAGCTACCTACCAGCTGAGCGCCAGTGGTAACGCTGACACCGCGGGCTTCGTCCCCAGCGTATGGATGTGCATAGGGGCAACGTCGTTCACGGACAACTCGGTGACCCTGAGTGACGGCGACATCGCCACCTGCTCGATCACTACCACCGGTCCCCCGGTGACCACCACCACCACGGCGGCGCCGACCACCACCACGGTGCCGGCGACAACCACCACCGTCCCCGGAGCGACCACCACTTTGCCGAGCAGCACAACGCTGCCAGGAGCAACGACCACGGTGCCAGGAGCTACCACGGTCCCCAGCGCCACCACGGTCCCTGGTCAGACCACTCCAGGGGGGCCCTCGACGACGGCGCCGGCCACGCTGATCACCGTCCCGCCGTCCACTCCAGGGATCACGGCACCCTCGACGCCGGCACCAGGCTGCCCTGGGCAAGACCCCCAGTGCCCCAGTAGTGGGATAGGACTCGGGTAACTGATGCGCTACTCCGACATCCGGGCCAGCGGGAAGGTGGTGGAGAAGGCCCGCAAGGAAGAGGATCCCTGGCTGTCGGAGGTGCTGCCCCTGTTCCTCGACTACGCCGCCACCATCGGCAAGCCGTTCACCACCGACGACTTCTTTGAGGACACCGGGGCGCGCCGGCCCGACAACCCGAAGCGGGTGGGCTCGCTCACCAGCAAGGCCCTGGGCAAGGGCTGGATCTCAGACACCGGACGGGCAGCCCGCTCCCGTCGAGCGGTACGCCACGGCAGCATCCTGCATGAGTGGGAAGTCACCGAGACAGGGCTCAGAGCCTGGAGGAACGATGGCCACTAAGACCAAGGCCCACGTCGAGATCGACGCCGTCATCGGGGAGATCAACTCCGAGTACGGGCCCGAGACCGTGGTCTGGGGCAGCCAGATCAAGTTCTCCGACATGCCCCGCATCTCCAGCGGCTCTCTGGCGCTCGACGTAGCGCTGGGGGGCGGCTGGACCGTCAACAGCTGGCATGAGATCTACGGCGACGAGTCCTCGGGCAAGACCACCATCCTGCTGAAAACCATCGCCCACCAGCAGAGCCTGGACCCCAACTTCACGGTGTTCTGGATCGCCGCCGAGGACTTCGTACCGGAGTGGGCCCGACTTCTGGGCTGCGACACCAACCGCATCGTGGTCATGCAGACCAACGTGCTGGAGGAGGCTGCCAACGCCGCTATCCGGGTGCTGGAGAGCCGCACCGTGGACTGCCTGGTGGTCGACTCCCTGCCGGCGCTATCACCGATAAGCGAGTCCGAGGGGACCATCGAGGACCACCAGGTGGGCCTCGCCGCCCGCCTCCTGGGCAAGTTCTTCCGCAAGGCGTACACGGCCATGAAGCGGTCCCTGGTTGAGGCCGATCGCCCCGTGACCTGCTTCATGGTCAACCAGTGGCGAGAGAAGATCGGCATCATGTTCGGGGACCCCCGCACCACCCCAGGGGGCCGGGCCAAGAACTACTGGTACTTCACCAGGGTGGAGTTGAAGCGGGACGAATGGATCACCGAAGGTGAGAAGCGCAACCAGCGGAAGGTGGGCATCTCGATCAAGTGCCTGATCAAGAAGAACAAGGGGTTCCCGCCCGAGCGCGTCGCCGCCTTCAATTTCTTCTTCGACTTCAACGACCTGGCCATCCCACCCGGCGGCTACGACCCGGCCACCGAGGTCATCAACCTGGCCCTCTACTACGACATCTTCAGCGTCAAGGGCTCCTATTACCAGCTGGGCGAAGAGCGCTGGCATGGGCGCGCTGCGCTGGAAGAACAGGTCAGATGGGACTTGACTCTGCAGGAGAGCCTGAGGGACTCTGTCTTATCGGTAGTGAATAAGGGCCGGCGCCCAGACCCTGCGGCAGCCGCGGCGAAATCCGGGCGCCGGATCAGGCGTCGGTCATGAACGACCGCCTCACCCGGTCGAGGCGGCAAGAACGACAGGGGATGGAGCGGTTTGGAGGGGTACCTAGCCCCAGATCAGGCGCACGCTGGGACCGTAAGAACGACGGACGTACTGCCGACGAACTGGTTGAGTTCAAGCGCACTGACAACCGGAGCAGCATCACTCTCAAGTACATCGACCTCTACGACCTACGTCAGCATGCAATGGCAGAAGGTCGCCGCCCTGTTCTGGTCTTTGAGCTTGGAGGAGACGACTTTGTCGTCATCCCTGAGCGGGACTACCTCGACCTTTCTGGTGGACGTGAACGGAGCCCTGCCCCCGGTCCACGAACGGGTGCAGCCCGACTGGCTGGATCGAGCAAAGTGCTGGGGAAGCTGCGCCAGCGGACCCACCAACCTGTGGTTCGCGGACCATCAGCACAACGGTCAGGTGCAGGAGGCCAAGAGCGTGTGCCTGGGGACCCACCCGGACCACCCCGGTCGGTGCCCGGTCCTCGACCAGTGTCTCGACTACGCCCTCGACAACAACGAGAAGTGGGGGGTCTGGGGCGGGTGTTCCGAGCGCGAACGCCGCCGGATGAAGCGGGAGCGCCATCGTGAAGGTGCGCTTACCACCGGAACGATCATCACGATCACAGCTGTGGCATCCCAACAACGACCCCAACCTCAAGGCCCTGCTGGAGACGACCAAGCGAGAGACTCGGCTCCTTGGGGACGTGCAAAGACACTTATTGCGGCCTGGCGCCAACGACGAGCGGCGCCAGGACGAACTGCATCCCTCTGAGGTCTCCCACAACGAGTGGTGCCCGCGGGCCAGCTACTACCGCCTGGCCGGCATCCAGCCCCACACCGCGCTACCGGTCACCCACTGGCGGATGCAGATGATCTTCGACGAGGGCAAGGACATCCACCGCAAGTGGCAGGACCGGATCTGGGACATCGGGCGCCTCTCGGGCATGTTCTACTGCCAGGCGTGTCATCACAGCTGGTGGGCTGAAGCTCCCGACGAGTGCGAGCAGTGCCTGGCCCAGCGCAAGTTCCTGCGCTACGACGAGGTGCCCCTCACCAACGAGGCCCTGCACATGGTGGGCCACGCCGATGGCCAGGACGGTCAAGACCTCGTCGAGATCAAGTCCATCGGCCTCGGCACCCTGCGCTTTGAAGCCCCGGACCTGTTGGTCAAGCACACCACCAAGCTGAACCTGAACGGTAAATCGAGAACCTTCCTCGACTACGACGCCCTGTGGAACTCTATTCGGGTACCGTTCCCCTCCCACATCCGCCAGGGCCACCTCTACTGCTTCATGAGCGGGCTCACCGACATGATCTATCTCTACGAGTGCAAGTGGAATCAGCAAGTCAAAGAGATGGTCGTTAAATATCGACCGGAACGAATTTTCGACCGGTTATCTCAGTGCGCCGAGGTGGTGGACGCACTAAACGGCGGTACCATCCCGAAGTGCCCCTACGATGGCTGTGCCGATTGTTCACGCTACGAGCCCGTCCATGGTAGACGGCGACTCATCCGCCGCCCGGCGCCTGAACCGACCCAAGCCAGTCGACGGCTGGGAGCAGGTGCGCCAGACCGTGGCCCTGCGGCGCCAGTCGGTGTACCGGGATCTCCAGCTGGAGGAGCCCGACGCTCCTGACTTCAAGCTGCCCAAGCTGGAGCCAGATATTGACGACCTGACCGGAAAAGAACTCATGAATCTGTTCGTGATGTTTACCCGCTGGGCCGATTATTTGCAGAACCAGCTGGCCATCGAGGAGATCCACGAACGCTACGCCGACGCCGAGGTGCGCCGGCTGGAGGGGCTCTACATGATCGCCAACAAGCCTGAGCGGGTGTCGGAGGCGGTCACCTGGGTCCGGGCCGGCATGGAGTCAGATCCCGACATCGCCAAGGCCAGGGACGTCCTGAAGGTCACCTACGCCCGGCGCAAGCTGAAGTCCATGCTCTTTGAGGGGGCCGAGCGGGACGCCGCCGTGGTGAGCCGGGAGCTAACCCGGCGGGGCGACGACAAGAGCCCTGGCTTTCGTCGAGCGGATCGGAACGCCCCATGAGTGACCTGATCAACCATCCTCCCCACTACGGCAGCCACCCCTCCGGTATCGAGTGCATCCGCATCGCTGAGCATTACAACTTCAACGTCGGCAACGCCATCAAGTACCTGTGGCGGGCCGGGCTCAAGGAGGGCGTGGACCCGGTGGAGGATCTCAAGAAGGCGGCGTGGTACGTCAACCGGGAGATCCAGAGGCTGAGCGATGGATGAGGCCACGATCAGGAAGGCGCTGGAGGACTGGTCTGCGGGGCTGGAGATCCACGAAGCCCACACCTGGAAGCAGGTGGGCCGGTGCGTGTACTGCGCCGACTGCGGCGATCGCCTGTACCAGGGCTACCTACCCAAGGACCGTAGGCCCCCACGGCGGGCGCCAGCTGAGCCCAAGGCCACCACCGAGATGCGGTCCCGCTGGCGCAAGGAGTGAGCCATGGGTACCGAGGCACCAGCGAGAGCCGATGCGCCACCTGTGGCGAGTACTGGGAGCATCCCAACCATAAAGAGGAGCATCGCCGGGTGACCAAGCCAAGTGTGGACCTGTATATAGGTATCGACCCCGGCGTCCTCAACTGCGCCCTGGTGGCCTGGAGTCCCACCCGCGGGCTGGTAGGGCAGTGGAAACCCGTAGCGAAAACCCTGCCCAAGGGAGTGCTACGGCTGCGCTATCTGATGACGAATATCAGGCGGGAGCTACGCCGGCTGTCCGAGCAGGGCGAGATCTGCCAGATCGCCATGGAGCATTACAGCATGCTGGAGAAGTTCGGCCAGCACAACTCCGGTGAGGTCGGTGGCGCCATCAAGCTGGCCATCCTGACCTTCTTCGACGACGGTGTCTACAACGGCAACCGGCGGTCCTTCCCGGTCCTGCCCAGCCCTCAGCAGATCAAGAAGTTCGCCACCGGCAATGGCAACACCAAGAAGGAACTCCTGACCAAGGAGGTGCTGAAGCGCTGGAACGAGGACTTCAACGACACCAACCTGGCTGAGGCGTACATCCTGGCTCGCATGGCCCACGCCTACGCCACCGACCCCGAGATGACCAACTTCCAGCGTGACGTCATAAAGGCCCTGCAGGGACGCACCGAATGGGCCCCGGTGGAAATCACCACCTCCCCTCCTCGACGACTGATCCGGCGAGCCCAGTAGCTCCTGTGGTCGGGGCCCTCGGCCCGCCCGGCCCTAACATCGACCCATGGCTGATCAGAGACGTGTCGGTCATGCGATTCGTCGTCGCATGGGAGCAGAAAGTAGTCACCTGGGTATGGCCGAAAAAGCAGCAAAGCAAAATGGATCTTGGACCCCACCCGGACCCCAGCCTGGACAGGTAGGGACGCCTGGCGATCTCGCTGGCGGGATCGGCGCCACCGGGGGCCGGCTCAAGGGGGTGCCCGATGCCTACGAGACGGGCTCCGATACCTACGGTCGCGGTGCCGGCCCGCCCCTGGCCAGCGACAACGCCGCCTTCGCCAGCGGGGTCTCAGCTGGGGTGATCCAAGAGCCCCATCCCTCTCGGGTAGCCATGTCCCAAGGGGAGGCGGCGACGGCCCGGCTGACGGTGTCGCCGTCCATGAAGATCCCCACCGAGTCGCCGGTACCGACCCAGGGCGGGGGCCACATCGTGCCCTCGACGCCCAGTCGGACCACGAACTTCCAGACCGGGATGATGGGCAACGAGCCATGAGCCCAGCCCGAGGGTTCCCCACGAATGCTCCCACCAGCGCTGGAGGCGGCAGCTACGAGCAGGCTCAGCAGCACCAGGGTGAGCCCCACGGGCCCACCTACGACATGGTCATGAGCGACAAGCTCAGCGGCAATGAAGACGCCCAGGATCCCCACTATCTGGGCCAGCTGATGCCGGTGGCCCACTCCCGCAATGAAGAAGTGCGCGGGTTCTTCGATGCGACATCAGTGATGGACTGATGCCCCGAGGGGTCTTCACGCCGTGGCAGTACCTCCCCCCAATGAATATGGGGGCCCCCGGAAATGCCAACACGGTTGGCGGGGGCGGGGGTATGGGACCGTATTTCCGAGACGCCTTGGATGCGCGGCGGTCGATGTACAACCGCACCCCGGAGGCGATGTATCCCGATGGCTACCTCGGCACGATCAACTCCCGGCGTGGAGACCGCCTCCTCGACAATCTGAAGAGCCGTCAGAACCAGCGCTCCTATGTGCGGGGGGTCCACAAGGGGGAACGGATCGACCCCTCGGATTACCTCTTCCCACCCGACCTCCAGCCCGACCGAGGGCTGGTACGGGAGAGCCGAGGGGTCCCCGTTGACACCATGGTGCTGTCGGAGCGCTACGTACCCGACTTCGACAAGGTGCCCATGTTCTCTCCTCGCCAGCAGTCTCTGTGGGGTGCCGATCCGGGCATAGGACGCACCACCCAGCTACGCAAGCTCGCACCCCCCTGGAGATGACCCATGTCCGACATAGCTCCACGCACTGGCCCGGAGGGTCCCGGCGACGTCAACTGGAGGCCGGGTAGGCCGCCTCTCACCGGTGAGGCCCAGATCATCCCTGGCACTGGCGGGCTTGAGCCCAACACCGGGATGGGGCGCAACACCAACAGGCGGCAGCTGCTGACCCCCGATGTCCGCAAGCAGGTCGGCAGGGTCCTCGACCAGAACCAGAAGGCCAACTACTTCCGCCACGCCGGCCTGGGCGCGGCGCTGCGCCACACCCTGGGGTTGCCCCAGACCCCGTCCCACCTGAACGACTACTTCCGGGCCCAGACCCGCCGGCCCCAGACCGGGCTCGACCCAGGAGCCCTGGAAGCTGAGGAACACGGCGGTAGCACGGTCACCGAGCCCATGGGCATCGACGAAGCAATGCGTGCGGGTGGTGAGCAAGGAGCAGGAAAGCCTGGCTACTGGGCGCCCTTCTCTGGTGTTCCCGGCAGTGGGCCGTCAGTGTCGGAACAGCACCGCCAGAAGTGGCAAAACCTGACGGGGCAGGGTCAGTAGTGCCGAACTTCGATGAGTATTTTCCCTTCGACAAGGGATTCGGGGCCTCGGCCAACAGCGCCCGCTGGCGCAAGATGGCTCAGCTGTGGTGCCCAGACGGGGTCCTCCAGAACTATCCCACCGGTGTCTCCACCGTAACCCAGCTGTTCGCCACCATCGCCAGCAACACGGTGACCATCCAGCCCGGTGCGGCGTTCATTCACGGCTACTACGCCGAAGTGATGGCCCCCCAGAACGTCGTCAGCGTCACCGGCAACGGCACCATCGTGGCCGGGGTGGACCTCGTCAACGAGATCTGCTCCATCTACTACAAGAGCGGCGCCACCGACTATTCCGGCTACACGCAATCCCTCAGCCTCTGGGAGATCCCGCTATGGCTGGTCACCGGCGGCGCCACCTTGACCGACCTACGGACCTTCATCATCGGTGGTCAAGGCGTGACCTGGGCCGGTCGCCTTGACGGCCCCATATCCATTGCCACGGGAGGCACCAGTCCGCTGGTCATGGCTCAGTTCATGGTGGCCCGAGTGCCCTATGCCGGCTGGGCCAAGATCGAGGGCTCAGCCATGATCACCCTCACCGACTTGTCCGCGGCCCAGACCGCTTCCTGTCAGCTGACCTATCAGCAAGGTGTCGCGGGTCAAGCCCAGCTGGCACCGACCACCGCTATGCAACCGGGCAACTCAGCCTGGGGGGCGGGCATGTCCCTGCAGACACTCGCCCTGCCCATCACTTTGTCAGGTGTGATCCCGGTGACTACGGGACTCAAGAACGCCGGATGGCTGGTAGTTGCGGGGCCGGGCCCCGGCATTCAGGTCTCCAATATGACCCTGTCCATGCGCCTGATTGACCTCGGAGCATCCTCATGAGTATCGCCCTCGACAGCTTCTTCCCCTTCGACCAAGGGCAGGGGCTCAACGCCAGCCAACCGCGGTGGCGGCTCATGGCCCGCCTGTTCTATGGCAGCGGAGTGGTGCCCGGCTATCTCAATCAGTTCAACGCCACCCTGTCCGGGGGGGTACTGACCATCCAGTCCGGTGGGGCCTGGATCGACGGCTTCTATGGAGAGACCCAGGGCAACAAGGCCCTCGCCGTGACCAACGGCACGGTAGTGGCTCGCATGGATCCCACGGGCCGGCAGATGATCTTCACCCTGCTGCCGACCCCGCAGCAGCCCACCCAGAACCTCACCGACATCTACGAGATCCCGCTCTGGGTCATCACCGGAACCAGTCTTGGTGATGTTCGTCAGTTCGCCAACGCGGTGCCAGGTAAGGCAGCCCGAGGCAAGGCCCACCGGGTTGCGGGCTATGGCACCTCTACGACCCCCACCATCTACGGCTTCGACACCATTGAATACGGCAGCAACTGGAGTGGCGGGACCACCTTCGTTTGCCCTTACGCCGCCGACTATCTCGTCCATGCCCAGGTGGGCTTTGCCACCACCGGCGCCAACCAGTGGTACAACGTCCATCTGATGCACAATAACGTCTCGACCGCCTGGAATGGCACGCCTGACAGCACCATTGCCGGTGCCGCCCAGGTATGCCAGGCGACTGACGTCATTCCCTGCAAGGCTGGGGACACTCTCCAGGTTCAGCATCAGTGTTCTGTCACTGGGCTCCAGGGCTACGTCGGAGCAGACCGGGCCTACTTCGTCGTCAGAGCAATGGTATGAGCTTCTGGGTCCCTTCCAATTTCCGCCAGCTGCCCCAGACCTGGGAGATGGCCCAGCCCTTCCGTATCGGCGGCAGCACTGTTGCTGTTCAGGGACAAGTCGGAATGCCCGCCCTCAACTGGGCGCCGGGCACTGCTAGTCCTCCTGGGTTCTACGATCCGGGCGCCAGCTACAACGTCAACGACGCCGTCATGTACAACAACATGGTGTGGACGACCAGCCAGGCGGTCACGGGCGTGCCACCGCTCAGTCCCATGCTCGACGACAACGGTGACCCCATCACCGACATCAACGGCAACCCAATCTACCCCTGGGCCAACGTGGTCAACTGGAACGCCAGCACCCAGTACAACGTCAACGACGCCGTCCTGTATATGAACCAGTCATGGATGGCCACGGTGGCCAGCAGCGGAGTGCCACCCGGTAGCAGCCCCCTCGACGACAACGGCAACCCGATGCTGGACACCAATGGCAATCCCATCATCCCGTGGAGCGTGCTGCCGCTCAAGCTAGGGACCGGTGGAGGAGTGGCCTACGACACCGACCCGGTCCTGTGGGCCCAGAACCACATCCTGGCTCTCCTGCTGACCAGCCCCGGAGAACGAGTCATGCGACCGGGGTATGGAGCCGGCCTGCGAAGCTTCGTCTTTGAGAGCAATGACCCCTTCGTCGAGCAGACCATTATTTCGGCCACGCAGCAGAGCCTCCAAGCCTGGGAGCCCAACATCACCATCAACGAGATCTCCATGACGCCGGATCTCTTCAATGCCGGCCTCGCCAACGTGACCGTTCATTTCTCGGTAGGAGTCTCACCCACCCGCCATACCATCGCCTTCTCGATGGGCGGCATCGGCGTCGAGGTCATGTCATGACCATGGTGCCCAGTGCCATCGCGGGAACCTTGGCCGATGTCATACCGAGCCTGTCCACCATCCCCCAGGTCGACTACACCAGCCGGGATTACGGCAGCCTGGTCAACGACCTGATCAACCTGATCCCGACCTATCTGCCCGAGTGGACTGACCGTTCTCCCGGCGACTTCGGCATCGTGTTGATCGAGTTGTTCAGCTACATGGGCGACATCATCAACTTCTACAGCGACCGGATCGCCAACGAAGCCTTCCTGGCCACGGCCCAGCAGCGCCAGTCGGTCCTCAACCTGGCCTCGCTGCTCGACTACACCCCCTACGGCAACGTCTCCGCTCTGGTCATGTTGCAGTTCAGTGTCACCGCGCCCTGCCCCACGGTCCTCATCCCGGCGGGCACCCAGGTGCAAGGAGACCTGACCAGTACCGGCGCCACCACCTTTGAGACCACCCAGGACGCCTACATCTGGGGCGACTTCACGCCGACCACCCAGACCGCCACGGGCACCAACCTGGCCGGTCAGCAGATCCTGCTGAATCAGGGACCGTATTACTTCAACGGTGGCGGCGCCAACCAGACCGTCACAGTGGGCGGCGCCACCTGGACCTTGGCTCCCGGCAACAACCTGGCGGGCCAAGTAGCCACCGCCACCATGTTCACGGTGGTGGGCTCGCCCCTACCGAACACCATCCAGTTCGGTGACGGGGTGCATGGGGCCAAGCCCGCCAACGGGGTGGCCATCACGGTCACCTACCAGCCAGCTGTCCCCAGCGCCGTCTACACCGCCAATACCATGCCGCCCCAGCCCGGCGGTGGTGTCCCGGCCCAGCACGGCGTCAGCACCTCCGGTGAGGTCATTGGCACGTCCACTGGCTTGCCGGCGCAGAGCTACACCCTGTTCCAGACTCCGGTGGTGGACGGCAGCGTAATAATCACCATCGATGAAGGGGGCGGGCCGGCCACCTGGAACTATTTTCAGCGCCTGGTCGACGCCATGTCCACCGAGTTGGCCTACACCCTCAACACCGACGCCAACGGGGTGGTCACGGTCAGCTTCGGTGACGGGATAAATGGTCGAGTACCCATCCCTGGATCCACCATCACCGCGGCATATACGATAGGTGGGGGCGCCGCTGGGAACGTGTCGGCCAACACCTTGACCAACCTGGTCACCGCTCTTCCCAATATCTCCAACGTCGTCGCCGTCACCAATCCCGCCGGTGCGTCGGGAGGCGCCGACGCCGAGACCCTCGATCACATCCGCATCCACGCTCCCCTGTCGATCACGGCCATCAACCGGGCGGTCACCCTCGACGACTACGCCGCCCTGGTCCTCAACAACCCCAGCGTGGCCAAGGCTGCCGCCACCTCGACGGCCTACAGCAGCGTCAACATCTATATCCACCCCACCGGGGACTTCATCAACCCGCCCTCAGCCTTGAACACTGCGGTCGCCAACCTCACCCCCTCCATCACCAACTCGGCCTACACCGGCTACCTGGATGACAAGAAGATGGTGGGCACCTCGGTCCAAATCCTGGCGCCGCAGTACAACAAGCTGGGTGCCATCCAGGTCGGGTATGTGCCGGTGGATGTGACGGTAGCGATCCAGGTGTTGCCCCAGTACAACCAGGCCAGCGTCAGGGCCAACACCATCGCGGCCATCTACAACCTCATGCTGTTCTCCGTCGTCGACTTCGGCTACCGGGTCACTGTGTCCAGCGTGTACCACAACGTGCAAGCCGTCGAGGGCGTGGACTACTGCCAGGTCACGGTCCTGAGCCGGCATGAGAACACTCCCCTGAGCGTCGGTGACGTGGTCTGCAACGTCTACGAAATTCCCCAGGCCAACAACGTCACCGTGACTGCGACGGGAGGAATTTAAGCGATGTCGGTTTCAATCCCACCTGGCGAACGCCCCGCACCCATAGCAGGCGTCAATGCGGTGTGGCCCAACGCCCTCAAGGTCTTCACCACCTATCACGATTACACCGACGTCATCTGGGCCCACAGCGTCAACGAGATCCATGACGAGGTGTACTCCATCGAGAAGACCCTGGGGTCAGCGCCGTTCTCGGGCACGCCCTACGTCACCTTCTCGGGCGCCGTGCAAGACCTCTACACCAATAAGGCTCCGGTCAACCACAGCCATGACCATCACCTGCTCACGGGCGACGCAGCTGGTGATGATCACCTGCAATACCCTCGGGCAGACGGTTCGCGGGGTTTCACTGCGCCAGTGAACGGGGTCGCCGGCACCGGCGCCTCCAACCTGGTGACCCTGCACCAGGTGCAGTCCTTCGGCTACATCAACGCCGCCCAGGCCGAGCAGATCGCGGACGACGCCGCCCTGGAAGCGGTAGTGGGAGCGCCCGGCGCTCAGGCCCTGTGGGGCACTCCTCACGCCGGCACCTGGAAGATCATTGGCGGGCTCACCACCGCCTGCACCGGTGGCGATGGGCGGGTCACCATACCCTTCTCGTCGCCCTTCCCCTTTTGCCTGCAAGCATTCACCTGCACCAAGCTCCCTCCACCGGGTGGCGGCGGCTGCCCCAACGGGCCCTACAACTGGATCGAGGCCCAGGTGACCCTGGTGGCCTACGCCCTAAACGCCGTGGTGGTGCAGGTCTCCCATGACTACAGCTGGCAGCCGTACATGAACTTCTCCTGTTCGTGGATCGCGTTGGGCAGCTGATGGCCAGCTACCCCACCTCCCTGGCCCAGTTTCTCGTCTACCAGGACCAGCCTGGCGACGCCAACCACATGCTGACCTCCGGGCTCGATCCCAACACCGGCCTGCCGGTCACTACCGACCTCACCATCGACTCGGCGCATATCACCGATCAGATCCACCAAGAGGTCATCGCCATCGAGCAGACCATTGGGGTGCGTCCTTTCACCGTCCCCAGCAAGACCACCATCGGCGCCTCGGTGGTGTGGTTGTACCAGAACAAGGCTGCCAGGACCCACAGCCACAACCACCGCTACCTGCTGGACCTGGGAGCGGATGACCATCACCAATATCCGCGGGCTGACGGGTCCCGAGGCTTCAGCGCACCGGTCACCTCCCCGCCCGCCCGAGGCGCCCACAACCTGGTGAACCTGGGCCAGGTCCAGGGCACGGGCGTGACCGCGTCCCAGATGCAGGGCTACGTGACCGCGGAACTGGATCAGAACACCGTTCGCGGTAGGCCCGGCCAGGCTCTGCGGATCCAGGGAGGCCAGACCTGGGGCGGCAGCGACAACAACGGCAACCTGACCGTCTACTTCGATCCGCCCTTCACCGCCCTGATGAGCTTCGTCTACATGAAGCTGCCCTTCCCCGGTGGGTCCATGCTGGGCTGGTACGCCTTCCAGTACATGGAGGACCAGCTGATCCTCCAGGCGCTCACCAACTCATACGCCATCATCCAGTTCATTGAGGACATCCGGGTGGACGCCCGCGCTCTGGTGGCCCTGGCCTGGATGGCGATAGGGATCTGACGTGGCCGTCTATGGCGCCAACATCTACGGGACCGCTCGCTTCGGGCTCGACCCCAACCTGGCCCGACCGGACTTCTCAGTCGCCCCCTTCGTCTCCACGCCCCTCAACTACACCACCCTGCACCTGACCTGGCGCAAGCCGCAGTCCACTCAATGCACCATCCTGCAGCTGGTCATAAATAGTCACAACCTGCCTCAGGACGAGACCGATGGCCTGATCATTTTCAATCAGCCGGTCGGCCAAGCCACCAGCTATACCGATGTCGGTCCCACGCCGGGCTTCAACTACTACACCATGTGGGGCTGGGATGCCAAGAACCTGGTCTGGGTTCGCTGCACCGACCTGATCGCCCTGCTCCCCATCAACTGGGGCTACGGCAACCGGATGTACGAACTGCTGCCCGGCGCCTACCGGGACCAGGATTTCGTACTCGTCGACCCCTACAATCCTTGGGCTGTTGACGGCAGCGATGCACAGCCGCCACTCCAGCGCTACCTGGCCATGCTGGGCTTTGAGTTGGACTTCATCCGCACCGAGCTTGAGTCCCTCACCAGTGTCAACGACGCCCTGAACTGCTCCGGGGCCCTACTGCCACTGCTGGCCTTCCAAGTGGGGCTGCCCAACGAGCCCGAGATCGGCATGCAGCAGGAACGCCAGCTGATCGCCAACGCCATCCACCTCTACAAGCTGAAGGGCTCGCCGCGGGGCATCACCGAGTTCGCCTCCATCATGACCAGCTACCCGATGGCGCAGATCGTGCATCACGGCTACAACCTGATGCTGACTCGGGACGACAGCGTCATGGACTCCTCCATCGGCACCTGGCAGTCCTGGCCCCCGCCCCCCTCGGACGTGGGGCTCAAGACCTTCCCCATCCCGAGCGGCACCAACTCCGGGCTCACCCTGACGCAGATCCCCAACCTGCTGACGGTGGCGAGCATGACCAACCCCACCAAGATCATCGGCTTCCAGCCCCCGGTGGGGGGGAACCCGCCGCCCTACAACAACACCGGTATGCGGGCCCAGGTGACTCTGACCAGTGTCATCGACATCACCACCGACCCCATCCCGGTGCTGGACTTCCTGTCGGGCATCGACGGGCCCGGCACCGTCACCTTCCAGATCCAGGTGTGGTCGAGCGTGGCTCGCTCCGTCGAGCTATCGATCTGGGGCGACGTTGGCAACGGCAGTCCTATCGCTATCGGAGCCGCGACGACGGTCACCAGCACGCTGCATGACTGGAAGCAGTTTCAGGTCACGGCCACCCTCAACCCCTACACCACCGTCTACAACTCGGACGGCACCACTACCGTGACCACGGGGTATTACTGGATCTACCCCCGGCTGCGGATCATCTCCGCAGCCGGTGGTGAGGCCCACTACATCACCCTGGGCATGATCTGGCCCTGCCCGCCCAACAAGATCGGCGTCGACACCCCGGTCTACGACTACCCCCGCGACACCAAGATCATCCTGTCGCCCCAGGGCACCAACCTGCTGTCCAACCCGTTGACCAGCTTCGGCACCTACGTGCCAACCACCCAGCTGATCGGCTTCGACGGCTGGTCTGCCGCCCTCGATCCCACCAACATGCTGACCTACAACGCCTCCACGTTGGAGACCGGCAGCCTCGGGGGAGACTGGGGGAACCCCGCCGGCTGCACCATCGCCGTGAGCCACAACCAGTACCACAATGGGAACTCCAGCGTGCAGATGACCTCGACGGTGGCCAGCGGGGCTGCGTACTTCGGGCCCGTCTCTGTCACCAAGTACTCGGTCGTCCCCGCCCAGGTTCTCACCGCCACGGCCTGGGCCCTGGCCGGCGCCACCGCCGAGCCGTGCTGCCTGACCATGAACTTCTACAACGCCGCCGGGGGCTTCGTGTCGGGCGTGACCGGCACCGCCGTCACCGACGTAGTCGCCACCAGCAACCCGGCCACCTCGGTGTGGACCGAGGTAGCGGTCACCGGCACCGTGCCTGCCAACGCCGCCTACGTGACCTTGTGGCCCACCGTGGTCACCGTGCATGCCGCGGGAGAAGTCCACTACTGGGACGACCTCGGCGTCTTCCTGGGAGCCCCGCCCCCGGTTCCGACCAGCATCGCCTCCACCCCCCTCTACATCCACTACACCTCGCCGGATGAGCCACCGGGAGCGTTCACGGTGCATGGCATCGGATCCCTCCAGGTCAACCCGGTCGACCAGCGCGCTGTGGTGTGGGCCGGGGAAGTCCTCACCTTCACCCAGCCTCCTCCTACCTTGCCGGCAGGATGGTGGGCCGATCCCAACAACGACTGGTTCGGCGGCGCCACCCTGGGCCCAGGCGCCATCCGGCCCTGGATGGATCCCGCCAGCAGCACCACCTCCCCCAACAACTGGTTCTTCATCAACCAGGGCTACTTCTACCTGGGCACGGCCATGGTGGGCGGCAACTGGTTCGTGCAGGCCCAGCCCCCGCAAACCAATAATGTCAACGGATTCGCGGCGGTACCGGGCCAGCTGCTGAATTTCAGTATCTACGCCAGGTACATGAACGCCCCCGACCCCTCCATGGCAGCCATGCGGATCGGCCTGCGCTGGTACTTCCCCGATGGCACCTGGTACGAGGACTACGACACCTTCCCGCTGACCCAGGGCTTCGTGCGCTACCAGTTCCCCCCGGACAACTCCATCCGGGGCGAGACGCCGGTCGAGCAGAGTACCAACGTGCCGGCCAACCAGGTGTACCCCTTCATTCGCTTCCCCCAGGCCGGGCCGGGCACCAGCTTCCTGCTCAACTCGGCCATGCTGGCCCCTGGCGCCACCATGCCCGACTACATGGACTTCTCGATGTACGCCGGCAACCCGGACTACACCCAGGGCTCCAGCGGCGCCACCTACTACTACCGGGGCCTGAACGCCCGCAGCACCCGCCTCCGGGCCGAGCTATACCGCTTCGTGCCCATGGGCTCCTCCTACACCGTCAGCTTCGGCAGCGGCAACACCGCACCCCCCCTCGACCCCACCTTGTGGTGATGGGGACGGTACTGGGGTATGTACTGATCATCGGCCTGGGGTCGATGAAGCTGACGCAGCTGTACAAGGAGGTGGCCAGCCGGGTGGGTCTGCACCAGGTGGCCTGGATGAAATCCTTTGTGAACCTGGTCGTTTGTGCCGTATTGGTACTACTGATTCCGCACTATAGTGCCACTACCAGGACGTTTGTCGCCCTGGGCGCAGCTGGCATGGCTGCCCTGGCCCACGCCGTCGACACCGTGCTGCGCTCCCACCGCGACGACATGGTGAGCGCGGTCATGACCAGGTCCCAAAGTCGTCGGTCCAGATAGGTGCTTGCTTGTTGCCAGTACCTTGGTTATAGTCACCTCGTCCATCCTGACGTTGGATATTAAGCGGTGCCCCTTTCCCCAGAGGGGCACCGTATTTTTTTCCTGATTATTTCTGCGCCGGGCTCAAGGTGGCTCCTGACTTTTGCTGGCATGGGGGGGTACTGACGAAGGGAGCCCCCCATTGCCTGCCCGAGCATCCACCCCAGCCCTGACCATCGGCTTCTTCGGCACCGGAGCCATGGACGTTGAACACGGCACCACCCTCATCGAGGAGTTCATCGATGGCAAGGTGTCCAAGGACGACAAGGTCCGCTGGGTCTTCGTGCTGACCGCCGACGAGTTCACCCAGACCCTGGCCGACTACGCCGCCTCGGCCAAGGAATTTGAGATCCCCTACGAGGTGATCACCAAGCCCGACGACCGGGCCCGGCGCACCTTCACCGAGGTGGCCAACAGCGCCTCCCGCACCTACAACATCGACAACCCCCTACTGCAGATGGAGCAGATCCTGAAGGAGGCCAGCGAGTCAGCCCTGTTCATCCTGTGGGACGACGAGCGCAACGACGAGATGGAGCGGATCTCCAGCCAGTTCCTCGACGACGAGATCGCCGTCTACGAGTTGAGCGACGCCCTGACCCCCATGGGCTGGGACGAAGACGCCGAGCCCGTCGAGGCCACCGTCACCGCCATCCGGCCCGAGGCCACCGAGGAAGCGACCGAGGAGGCCGAAGCCGGCGACATCTACTCCCGCACCGACCTGAAGGAGATGTCCATGCTGCGGCTCAAGGAGGTGGCTGCCACCCTGAACCTGCCTCCTCGCAAGAGCCGGGAGCAGATGGTCAGTGACATCCTGGCTGCTCAGAGCGGGGTCGAGGAGGAAGCTGCAGAGGAGCCCGAGGAGGAGCCAGCTGAGCCCGAGGTCGTCACCGTGGTCGAGGAGACCGACGTGATCGTGGCCCCGGACTGGGCCGGCCTGGAGGACATCCTCGACCGGTTCGGCAACACCTTCGTGGCCCGCATGTCCGACGTTTTCGACAGCTTTCTCACAGACCTGGGGAAAACCGTCGAGGGCGTGGCCTTCAACATGACTCCCGAGCAGCCCGTTCCGTCCGTCGTCGAGGTGCCCGAGCCCCCAGCTGAGCCGCGGCGCCGGCTACGGCGGGGTTAGCGGACCACGTTGATGGTGTCTCCGTCACCAGGGCGCAGGTACACATCGTGGGGGCTGCCCTGCACCACGATGAGCCCACCCTGGTCGGAGACCTCCACCACCGCCCCCGAGCCCAGCTGAGACACCTTGCGCGGACCCTGTGGGGCGGTCTTGTACTCTACGTAATCGCCCACCTGGAGTGACGGTATCTCTCCCTTGGGAGTCCCCCCCTCAAGTCGAGCCTCCTCCAGGTGGGCCTCTTGTTCTAGCTCATCCCACTCCTGCGGTGGGGCCACCTCATGGGTGGCCACCAGGGACAGCCCGTGTGACTCCAGCCAGCGCCCAATCCCCTTGGGCGGGTCCAGGTGGTCGAGGATCTCCTCCCCCTGGAAGCCCAGATCTCGCAGGATGGTGGCGGCGATCTCCTCGACGTCCTTGCCGGCTGAGTCCTCCAAGATCACGCAGACCAGGTTGAAGGTCTCCTGGTGCATCAGGAGATGACGCGGTCGTACCAGAGCCGCTCATGATGGCGGCACTGGCAGCTGTCGTCCTGGCACAGGTCATGCTGGCCCTGCTTGCAGGCTGGAGAGGCCGTGCGCCCGATGGCGCCGCCTAGCTCAGACACCGGAGGGAACGCCTCCAGGCTGTCCGGTACGTCAGGCACTGGGGATCTCCAGGTCAGGGACAGAGCCGTGGGTAGCAGCCAACGCATCGGCCTCGATCTGGGCCCTGGTGCGGCGCTTGCGCTTGAGCGGCGCCGCCGGGGTGCGCGCCTGGCTGTTGGCGCTCAAGCAGACCCAGGAGCAAAAGACGGCACCGTTCACCACGTTGCCGTCACCCTCCTGGTAGATATCCACCAGCAACCAGCCGTAAGGCAGATCGGCCCCCTCGGGCACCTCGATATTGGGGCAACCCTTGGCGTCGCATTGAACGGCTTCGACTTTCACTGTTGACCTCCCGCATTAGCATCGACATCATGACTGATACTCCCCCTGCTGATAACCCCGTCGCCGCAGATCTCCGGGCCCTGATCGACAGCGTCCAGGCCAAGGCTGCCGAAATCAAGACCGCGGTACAGGCTGCCGCTGCCGAGGTGCGGCCCGCCATCGAGGCCAAGGTGGACGAACTGGTGGCCGCGGTCGAGGCCAAGGTGTCCGAGATCGCAGCGGCGCTGGGCGGTACCACCGAGCCATAGGAGATGCAGAGGGTGCCAGCCGTTCCTCGCTGGCTAGTGGTGGGTGATCAATCCCACACGCCGACCCCTCTGCATTCCTCCCATGGGTCAGTACGCCCGGACTAGCTCCCGAGGCAGCTGGCCACGGTGGACGTTGGCGACGTGCAGGAAACGGTCCTCGTCATGACGGATCTCAATCAGCTGCATCAGCCAGGCGTCACCGTCAGGCAGGCCACCACGGGGGTGGGCGCACAAGGTGGCCTGAACGTCGCCCTTGTCGGTGAGCAGGTCCACGTTGCCCTGCTGCCCGCTGGTGCGGATGCAGTAGCGCCGGCCCTTGGACCCGGTGACATGGAACCGACCGTGGCGCTCAAGCTCTGTCTTCTGCCCCTCGTTGAGGAACTCGCCCAGCAGCACACGGGCACGGGTGCGGGCAGCCTGTAGCTCCTGGCGCTGCCGCTCGTAACGCTCTTCGCCTTCACGGATAGCTTCGGGCGTCGGCGCCGGCAGCGTGTACCGGTAGTCGTACTGGCTCAGCTGGTTGGCCCAGTTGTGCCACACCTCGTTGGAGTAGGTGGGAACGTAGGTGATAGTGGTGGCCGAGGTGTTCACCCAGTTCTGCCAGATCGTGTTGGGGCTGATGGCTGTGGTGGTGATGATCGGGGTGTAGTTGATGGTGGCCGCGGTGGTGCTGTAGTACTGCTGCGGCCAGTAGCCGGTCTGAGGCATCAGCCGCCCACCAGGGCCGGGGCGAAGATCACCTTCTCAGCTTGGGGGTCGAACTCGGTGATGCGCTGATCCTTGTCACCCTTCCTGGTGACCGACCACGCCTGGAACTTGCGCTCACCGGTCATGCGGGTGAACAGGGCACGGGCCTCGGCCACCTCGTCGGGATTGCTGCGGTCCCAGATGTGCTTGGTGTCGCCAGTCTTGTCAAGAATTACGAACAGCAGCTTCCCTTCCTCGATGTTGTCAACCTGGGCTTCGGATACGAGTGTCATTTCTCTCCTTTTCTTGATTACCGCACCAAGGCTCGCACTGTCTCACGTAGCACCAGAGGCTTGTCAGCCGGGCCCTTCTGGTACGCCTCGATCAGCTTTGGGCGATGCTGGCCGGATGCGGGGTACCACTGGTTTCGCCAGTGTTTACCGACGATCCACCGGTGGGACCACTCCACATCCGAACCAGCATCACCGCGGCTGCGGGTGGCGGGTTCCCGCAGCCGGATCACACGAACCTCGTCGAGGGGACGACCCTCCCGCTGGGCGGCACGCCGCTCTGCCCGAGAGGGCTGGTGACGAGACTCGATCACAATCTTCTGAGAGGCCAGGGCCCAGAAGGTCGACAGCAGCCGGCGGTCCTCCACCATGGACTGCCTCTGCAGGTCATCCTCAGCTGGGGCGGTATCGAACTCCGAGGTCAGGGCACCCATGGGCCACTCCGAGCCCCCGGTGGGCATGAGCCGGTTGGGGTAGATCTCACGGAACAGCTGCTGGCCCTCGTCGTCGAGGCCCCGGTACAGGCCCACCCAATCCCGCCAGGCGTAGCTCTCCATAGCGATGCAAGGGCCGATCTTGTACAGGTCGATGTCGCTCCACAGGAACGCCGAGGTGTAGATGTTGCTGCCGTCCTCGGCGTCGGTGCCAGGGATGGACTTGGCGAACATGACCAGGGCGTGAGGCACCGGAGGCTGGGGCAGGGTGTCGGGGATGCCGGGCGCCAGGGTGGTGATGACGTCGGTCATCTCCGGGCTCACCCAGTACAACTCAGCCTTCCTGAACGTGTCCTCCATCCACCAGCGAACCTCCTCGGCCTCCCGTTCGGGATGCTCCAGCCAACCGGGAATGTTGCGCCGGCCATGGAGGGCGAACTTGTGCTGCCACTCACCGGGGTGGGACCACCAGCGCAGCAGCTGCTGGCGCTGGTGGGCCACGTCCTGGGGCCGCAGGGACTGGAGGAAGGGGTCACCACCGTCACCACCACCCCAACTCCACTTACCGGCCCGCGGGTGCGACTCGACTTCGTCAGGGAGCGGGACGGTGCCTTTCGCCAGACGCCCGCCAGGGGCCTTACCCACTCGGGGCCGAGACGTCAGTGGGGTGTCGGCCATGGGTCCTTCTGACTGGGGGTGAAGTGCCAGGTCAGCTGGCGCATGGGCACCTGGTCCCGCCAGCGGTTCCAGGCCACCAGTACGTAGGCCACGTAGCGGTAGGCCGGCGTCCGACCCTTGGTCGAGCGAAAGCGAGCGTCAGCCATGCACCACTCCCGTAGCCGGAAGATGGGGTCATCCTTGGCCAGGCCGGTGCCCTCCCGCCAGGAGTCGAAGAACAGCTGGGCCTCGGTCTCGTCGATCTGACCCAGGCGGTAGCGCAGGGCCAGGGTGGGGCCCGGACGGACCTTGGTGTAGTAGCGCAGCTTGTTGATGGAGGGCGCCAACTCCTCCAGGTGGGGGGCGGTCTCCTCATGGATGGCCAGCAGCTGGCGCAGGGTGGGATGCTCCGCGGAGTCCACGTAGTGGGCGCCCCCGGTGGCCTCGTTGTAGCGCATCTGGTGCAGCCAGTGCAGGCCCCCCGAGATCACGAAGGCGTAGGACACGCCGCGGCGATGCAGCTGGTCACCCAAGTTCCGGCTCAACCCCTGATCCATGACCTCCTGTGCCTTGGAGGGGACCCCCCGGAGGACCAGGAGCCGGGCCGGTATTCCGGTGACCACGATGGCGCTCAGCCGGTGTTGGCCGTTGAGCAGCACGTCCTGGTCATCGAAAACAATGGCGTCGCCAGTCAGTTCCCACTCGTCCCGCTGAAGAATTCCACCCAGCTTTACGACCCGAGACTCCCGCAGGACTCTGTTATCGACGTTACCCTCCAACCACCGCTGCGCCGTCTCCGGGTCGATCTCCTCGATGCCCACCGTCTCCCGGTGGGTCACCTTGCCGTTGGTCGAGGTGCGGGTGCGGGTACGGGTGGTCATGCGCTCCTGGCTTTCCGGGCCGACTTGATGGGCGTGATCTCAGCGTCTTCGCCCACCGCGTTGATCTTCTCCAGTCTGGCACGCAGGCTGATAAATAGCTCCTCACGGAACTCAGTCCTGGTCGGTTTGGCGTCGCCTTTACGGGTCAGGTAGCCCAGCGGGTGGATGTAGCGTCGGCTCATCATGGCGCCCTTGAAGTCGATGTTGTCATGGCGCTCCGTGCCGCAGCGGACGCAGCGCAGGCTCAGCCGCCAGCCGTACCAGGGCTGCTCCATGTCGTCGGGGAAAAATTCGTCCCAGCTGTGGCCATAGGCCCGGCAGCGCAGGAAGATGGCAGCCTCCTCGATGAGGGTGTCGGCAGCGCTGCGTCTCGCCATAAAAATCGCCCTTTCCTGACTCGGAGACTGCTCTTCCCCAGACCGGTTTTCGGAACTGTACATCGACTAAGGTTGCCAGATCCACTGTTTCACCTAGCCAGGAAGGAGCGCGCCCCTCGACACAGACCAGGGTTCGTAGTCAGAGCCCTCGCAAGTCCCCCGAGACCAAGGAGACCCATGAGGAAGAAGTTCCTACTCATGTGCGCCCTAGCGGGCGCACTTCCCTTTGCAGCATCCGCAGCGACAGCAGCAGCGGCGCCGGTAGGCCCCGGTAGCCACCTTCCAGCGGTAGGAGATGTGGCCCAGGCCAGTGGTTCGCCCCCGAGAGCCGTCCTCACGGCGCTGCGGGTCCAGGCGCCGATGCCGAGGGTCACCGTGCGATCGGGAGACTCCCTCTGGCTGATCGGCACCCGAGCCCGCCCAGCCCGGACCTGGGAACAACTGGCCTCCTACAACCACGTTCCCAATCCGAACTTGATCCTGGTGGGCCAGGTCATCACCCTCCCACCTGTCAGCTATGTGCCGGCCCCTGTTGTTCTACCCACGGCCCCCGCCAGTACACCTCCCGTTCACCACTACTACACGGCTCCTACCAGGACTTATACACCCGTCCGGGCGCCTGTGGTGAGCAGGTCGTACTCGGCGCCCCGGTCATATGGGGCGCCGGGCTCCTTCCAGTCCTGTGTGGCCTTCAGGGAGTCGACAAACGGTGCTGGGTCCAGCAACATTTACGGGATCCTGAACAGCACCTGGGCCAGCCTGGGCCGGTCTGGGAGCGCCTGGACGGCCTCCCGGTCGGAGCAGGACGCGGCGTTCCAGCAGCTGTACGCCAAGGACGGCGCTCAGCCATGGAGACCCTACGATGGCTGCTGAGGGCACGTAGTCACAACAACCACGTCCCTCTTCGGAGCTTCCCTCCCCGCCCGCCCTGGGGAGGGGGCTCCACAACTAGAAGAGCCCCCCGAAGGGGGCTCTTCACGATGACACAACCAACCAACCACCGAAGGGTTCCAATCCCCGGTGACAAAACCCTACCACACCGAAGGTTGGGTGCAAGTCAGGACGACCATTTAGGTGAACTTCAGCGCCAAGGGGGTGCGCCGCCAGGCCGGCTCGTACCGTCGGCTCCATGCCCTACAGCCGGGAAGAACTGGACGAGATGACCGCCGAGGTCAGAGCTATCAGAGCCCGGCAAGGGACAGAGTGGTCCGACGAGCTTGCCTATGAGGCCGGTCGAGTCCTGGCCCAGATCATGCTGAGCAGGATCAGCGAAGATGCCAAGTCAACCGGGAAGCGTCCCAGGCGCGACCCTTCGTCTTCGACTTACCGACCTCGACCCGATTCACCACCAGACGCATCAGGTCACGCTTCTGGTCGAAGGTCGCCTCTGCCCAGGTAGGGAGGTTGTCGAGGTCCACGCTGATCGCCAACTGATGTCGGGCGCTCAGCAGTGTGCCCATCTGGTGATCGATCTTCTTGATGGCCTGGTCTACCGGGCGCACCTTGGCCGCGATCTCGTCCTTGGTGAACACGCCTGCCAGGTCCATGAACCCGAGGCGCTGTGTCTGGAGGGCTGCCTTCTCCTTGCTCAGGGCCTCCAGTTCCGAACTCGGCTGATCCTCCTGGCCGGCCAGCAGCCCTCGACGAAACGCGGGGTCGGCCAGCTGACCCATGACCTTCCGCTCCATCTCTCGTTCTAGCTGGGCCGCACTGGCCGAGATCTTGTTGCAACCGCCCTGCGCGACCGAAGGACAGCAGTAGCGGCGATCTTCATCACTGGTGTTGCTCTTGTAGCGGCCCCGGAGCCCCTTTCCGCAGAGAGCGCAGAAGACGAAGCCGTGCAACTCAAAGGTCTTCGGATGGCGGGGCCTGGTGTCCCACTCCTTGTTGGTCTCCAGCATGTCCCGTAATCTCTTCCAGGCTTCCCGCTCAATCAACGGTTCGCATCCGATTATTGGGATGAGATCGCTACCGATCTCTCGATACCCGGCGGTGCGGGGCGAGACGAGAATACGACGAACCGACTCCGGTGTGAACTTGCCACCACCGGTATTTTTGATCCCCTTCCTGTTCAGTTCCTCAGCGAAGCTGTAAGGCTTGCGCCCGCCTAGAGCCTCCCGACCCATCTGTCGCACCATGGGGCCCTCGGTCCTATGCTCAGTGAGGCCGTCCTTGTTGCGACCGAACGGGCGCAGACCACCAGGAGAGGGCTTGCCGTCCCGAGCCTCACGCTCCTTATTGTCGATGCTGTATTCGCTCATCTGCTCAGCGAACTCCCGGTCAGCGTCAGCCTTACGGTTGAGCGCGGATTCATCCAAGAACTTATCCCTGATCATCACGAAGCGGTTGAGGTCCAGGCCCATGTCGATGGCAGCCTGGAGGAGCGGAGCCCAGCCGGGCCCCCCGCCTCGGCTGATGCGAGCAGTGGTGAGGGCCCAGACCGCATTTATCTCCCCCGATCTCACCATCTCTACGAGCTTGGGGAACTCCTGGCGCTTCAGACCACGATGCTTGGAGCCGGATGTGGACGGGGGCTCGATGAACTCCACCACCGCGGTGCCCTCCCTCGCCACCGCCCTGCGACCCCGCTCCACCTGGTCGGGCAGAGATTCGGTTTCGCCCCTGGTCAGGGACTGTCTGGCGTAGATACCGAATAGCAGTTCGTAGGCGCTTTCGGCCTGGCGTTGTTCCCTCGACTTCATGCCCACACGGTACCAGAAAATGGGGCACCATATGAGCAGTCATGCCCCTCAATGAGCGGATAGTGCCCCTTTTCTGTAAATGCCCTGGTCAGGGCCCGTTACCCCCGAGAACCGAAGATGATATAGTCACCGGTGACGGCCCGCACCGCCATCAGCGCAGAGCCAATGAGGCACACAGAGGCAACGGCACCGCGAATCCGTCAGCAGGGCATGGCAGGTAGGCGACGGCCCCTGACACCATCCCAGGGAGGAGCCCCCCGGACGCGGGGGGCCTTCTCGTTCCGCCGCAGGTCGCTGGAAGTCGCTGGCGTCCGGTTTTCCTGACGCCAGAGGTCACGGGCGGTCAATACCGGTAATCAGTGGACTCCAGAGGAACCTGTGGACAACTACAGGCATCACCAGTACCACCGAGTACCAGCAAGAACCGCCCAGTACCAGGGAGTATGCGGTCTCGGCATGCTTGGGAACGCGCATGCATGTGGAAGAAAACGCTTGCACCTGGGGATAAGAGATGGTAGACATGGCGGTGCCTCGGAAACCCAGATCACCGGTGGTGATCTGATTTACCTCCGGGGCAGACCACAAGCCCGCCTGTGGCGAGCTTCCAACAGAGAGGAGCAGTGGTGAAATCCACTCGCTTGATGGAACACCCCGAGGAGGTGGAGGTTCTCGTCGCCACCGATGAGAATCTCGTCTACCAGGTCACCCGTGGCCCGGTGGGCAAGCCGGGGGAGCCGGAACTGGAGTTCAACGTGCCCACGGAGATGGGCCGCATCCTCAGCAACCTGGAGCCGCTCGTTGAGAGCGGCGAGTTGGCGACCGGCATGGTCAACGCCACCGGGGTCACCCCCGAGGTCTACGGGCTGGACGATGTCTGGTATATCACCCGGCTCAAGACCTATCTCACCCCGAGGTCGCGGTTTAACCGCAACTTCGTGACCAACGGTCACGTCTACGTCTGCGACTTCGTGACCGGGGTGATCAGTGTGGTGGACCGCCAGGATGCGGCCCGCGGCATCATGTCCGAGCGGGGCGAGGTGGCTGAGCGCGACGCCGACAAGGTGGGCACCCGGATCGCCAAGACCGTGGTCCGCGATGTCGGCTATGCCGGCCAGCTGGCCCCCGAACTGCTGGACGAGTTCAAGAACGACGCCCAGGAGATCACCACCAACGCCTCGGCCAAGGTGGCCGAGCGGCTGGCCCTGGCTGCCGGCTCCGTTTGATCGGAGAAAAGGAGGGGCCGGATGACGCCGGCCCCTCCTCTTTCACATCGTGGTCAGCGGCAGAGGTGCGCCTCCGAGTGCTTCAGATTCTGGCCATCGCTGACGTGCCCCTCCTCGATGCCGAACTAGAGCGAGCCACCGGTATCCCCGGCGACTTGCTGCGCCCCCGGCGCAACGAGCTACGGAAAGCCGGCCTGGTCGTCCAGGCCGGGCGCCGTCAGAGCGCCTCGGGCAAAGCCAACATGGTCTGGGACATCACCGAATCCGGTCGGAAAGCCGCCGAAGCCGGCGAGCCCGTGCCCTTCGCCCAGCCCACCCGGCAAGAGAAGCTGGAAGCCCGGATCAACGCCCTGTGGGAGGAGCTATCCGACCCCGAGGTCCGTGAAGGGCTCAAGGCCACCGCGGAGGACAGCCGTAACGCCCGCCGCAACCTGGCCGTCATCCGCATGTACGAGGAGGAGGACGAACGTCGGGCCGTGGAGGCCCAGAAGCAGGCCATCAAGCTCAGCAAGGCTGCCGGCGAGCATGCCCTGCGCCGGCACCAGTATTGGGAGCGGTTGGACAAGGAAATCGAGGCGTTCCTCAGGATCGTCGGCCCCTATGTGGCCGAATTCGACAACCTGCCGGCCACCATCCCGGCCCAGCTGAAGATCGTTGACCGTGACATCGAACGGGTCATCCGCACCCTGAAGATCCTTCAGCGCAAGATGTTCCCTGGTCGAGAAGAAGGCGTCGGGGATATCGGCCAGGGCAGCTATATCACCATCAACTAACAGGAGGACATATGGACAACATCATCAACTGGAACGACATCATCACCGAGTGTGGCGACTACAAGGAGGGCTTCGTGGCCGTGTTCCGCCGCTACGAAAACCAGCCCACCGACGAGAGAGATGCCCTGGGCCGCACCGTCAAGGTCACGGCGCGCTCCTTTGCCGTCCACATGGGGATCGACCCAAGCGTGTTCAGGAACTGGCTGAAGAACTCGGTCGAAGGGCGATCGCCCCAACCACGTCCGATCTCCTGGCAGAAGCGTGACGTCACCCGTACCGCTACCGCGGAGCCCACCGCGGTGGTGGACGGGATCATGGCTGCCGACACGAAGACCCAGGACGCCATCTATCACGAACTAAAGCTGCGTCGGGCCGGCATCGACACCTCCGAAGCCGGTCGCAAGGCCAGCGTGGCCCGGACGCATCAAGCCCTGGAGCCGGTGCGACGGGCCCTGGCCAGCACCGGCCTGGTCCTATGCGTTCAGGCTCTGACGGAGGCCCAGGAATATCTGCAGAAAGCCATCTCCGAGGGCGCCGCCACCGAGGAAGCCATGGCCCCCGTCAACGCCGCCTTTGAGGCGTTCTCGTTCACCTTGGCGGAAGCCCGTTTCGCCGTCTCATAACCAAAAGGAGGTGCCGCCATGCCGGCACGATGGGAAATATTGGAGAACTATGTGAGCAACCAGGGAGGGGTGGGGTTGGCCTTCAACAATGCCGCCCTGGCCTACGACCTGGGGGTGTCGACCTGGGAGGCCAGCAACATGATCCAGGCGTACCAGGAGGTGCAGCGCCTGCCCCGGAGCCAGACGCTGTACGTCATCCACCGCACCGGTCGCACTCGCAACGCCGTGTGGCACGTCGGCGCCAGCACCGCTGACGCCCGCACCATGAGCCACCAGCAGGTGGACGACTTCGGGACCCGGCTGATCCGGGCCTGGGAGCCGGATCTGGTCCGCATGGGCATCATCAACCCCAGGTCCAACCAGGTCGTCGGCGCCATCATCAACGTGGCCCAGGCCAATCTGCAGCTGCTGGCCGCGTCCCTGCCATGAGCGCCTACCTGATCGAGGTAGATGACACCAAGGACGGTGTCATCTCCCCGCCAGTCATCGGGCCGTTCCCCGACACCGGCGCCGCCGAAGCCTTTGCCACCAAGTACAGGATGGGCAACGCCGCCGAAAGCGGCCAGGGCGGCTATTCGGCCTATCACATCATCTCCGACGACGCCTGCGACTACTCCCCGGAGAAGTACGCCGAGGACTTCAGCTGGAAGTTGGAGGAGTAATCCCCCGTACACCGAATGTTCAGAGGGCCCCCCTTGTGGGGGCCCTCGGTCGTTCTGCTAACTTCGACGCCGGCACACAGCCAGCAAGCAAGGGGAAAAAGCATGAACATCATGAAGCGCGGCCTGTTGGCCGTCTCCGCACTGGCCATCGTAGGAGGCACCGCCGGGGGCCTGCTGGCCTCGTCCGCAGGAGCGGCGCCCAGAGCCGGTATCGAGGTCATCCACGCCACTCAGTACTCGGTGGGCGGCGGTCTTAGCGTCGGTCCTTGGACCTCCAGCCGCGGCCCCGTCACCGGGCCCGGCAACGCCACCGACATTCCCTCCCGGCCTCTTGACCCGCCCAACAGTGGCCGCACCACCCTGGTCGACCCCAATGGCTCGATCACCGTCCTGCACACCGGGGGCACCTTCGTGCCTGGGCGTGAGAACCCGTTCACCTGTGCCTTCACCGGGCGGGTCAACGGCGTCAACGTCACCATCGTGCGGGGTACCGGGGACTACCGCAACGCCACCGGCAACCTGCTGGCCAACGTCCGTATCCAGGGCACCCAGCCCCGCCGGATCAACGGCACCTGCAACTTCAACGCCAACAACAGCGCCTTTGAGACCGACAGCATCACGGCGGTCGGCTTCGTCAACCTGCACTGATCTGGTCGAGCCTCCAAATCCTCGGCCATGACGAGAGGGCCCCCTTCGGGGGGCCCTCTTCTATATCTTCAGCACCTGCAGGAGCAGCTGGGGGCTGTCGTCATCGGCCAGCAGGACCAGGGAGCCGGTGGTGAGGACGGGGTCCTGGTAGGTGACCAGGTGGGGGGTGGTGGCGGGCAGGCTCAAGATCACCGGGCCGAAGTGGAGCCGCGGCGGGGCCGAGTAGTCGGCGGCGCTGCGAGCCAGCTGGACGGTGGGTACTACCAGGCCGGCCACCAGGGCTCCGACCGCCAGCAGCTTCCCGACTCGGCCCATGGGGGGAACGTACCACGAAAAAAACCCCGGACAAGTTTGACACTTCCGACGTCAGTCCTCCTTGTAATAGGTGAAGGAGGAGTTATGACAGAAGAAGAGCAAGCCCCCTTCTGGGACGTACCCGGAGGGATCGACATCGCCCACTACTTCCTAGAGGAGAAGGCCCGCGACTTCGACGGCCAGGGCGCCGATGGCATCCCCCTCAGCCGGGATGGCCGGGCCTACTGCTACCTGTGGGTCATGGCCCATGTCGACCTGGACCTCGACCAGTTCTACCTGCTGGATATTCGTACCGCCCGAGGGGAGGAGCCCTTCGACGAGAGCCGGGATTTCCTGCTGGTGATGTCGGGGGTGAGTACGGGAGGTAAACCGGAGGTGGAGTGGGAGAACCGCCCCATCGGCTTCTCCGACGACGGGCACATCGACCGCCTACACCGGGGGCTCAAGTGGTTCGCCAACGGGGTGGTCAGCTTCATCGAGCGCCACCACGGTGGGAGCTAAGTCGATAGGGCGGTCGCCATGGGGGTCGCACAGCCAGACCTCGACGCCCTCCTCGTCGAACCACAGTTCCAGGTGGGTGGCCTCGTTGGGACACGGCCCGGATGCCTGGCCAGTGATTCGGCCCCACTGGTCGGCCTCGCACCTCATCTCCGCACCGCGTACAGGACCAGCCCGCCGGCCAACACGATCAAGAGCAACACGGCCAGCATCATCGGGTGTCGCGCACCTGGGCCTCCCCCTTGTGCCGGCAGCCCTTGGGCACCTTGGCCGGCTTCGACCAGGCCCAGTGGTACTTGCCATCGGCCAGGCTGAGGTACTGGCTGTAGTAGTACGGCTCACCACAGTCCGGGCAGACGGGGTAGATGACGGGCTGGGGGTTATGCGGGTCGGTCATGTCCCAGGAGACCAGGTCAGCCATCTTCTACCGCTTTCACCACATGGATCAGGTACCGCCCGGAGGGCGCCGTGACCTCAAAGGTGGCCAGGTGGTTCCCATGCTCGTCATCCAGAACCCGAGCGGTGTAGTCGAACCCCTCCTGGCGGGCGTGCATGACCATGCCCACCAGCGCCCCTACCAGCAGAGCGTGATCGTCGTCTACGGGCGGGGGATAGTCGTAGCCATGGGAGGTGTCGCTCACGCCTGCTCCCCGCAGGCGCACTTATGCCGGCCCTGGTGGTCGGGCTCTCGTCGACACTGGTGGGCGATCATGTTGCGCTGGTCCTCCTCGTTGGGGTCGAGCAAAGGCCAGGAGAAGCCACAGCCGCCCTCGGGGTGGTTGGCATGGAAGGTCTCGTCCCACACGTCGCCCCAGAAGCCGCGCTCGTAGACGCTCACGATGGGCGCACCGGGGGCCCGGTCAGGCGCCCGTGCCAGGCGGTGTGCAACTCGGTGTCGGTGACCAGGGCGCCGCAGCGCAGGCACGCCTTGATGTAGAGGAAGCCGGGCAGGTTCCGGTACCCCTCCGGGGCTTCACTCTTCTCTTCGCTCACCGGATCCCCACCTTCCTGCCACCGCTTGCTCCCGTCCTGGTTGTAGGCCCGCCACATGTCTCTGGCATCATCGCTCACGCCTTACTCGCCAGCGCCTTCATGCGGTCCACCGACGCCTCTATGGCCCGCAGTTGGTCCTCTGTTTCCCTGAACTTGGCCTCCACCTGGCCCAGGAATACGGAGCAAGCAGCTACCTGGGTGCAGGCCAGGGGATCGGCCTCATACAGGTCGGCAGCCAGGGCGTCCATCTGCTCGCTCCACCAGCTGGCCTGGTCAGCTAGGGACCTATCCCTGATCTCCACCACTGCTCCCACCGTAGGCTGCTGCTCTTCTGGTTGGTCTGTCACACTTGCTCCTCTGCTGCCTTCAAACCTCTAAATCGTAGCTGGTTCTGACCCTTGATTTGCTCCTCCTGGTAGCTCGATACCTGCTCTGACCTGCTGTTTTAGCAACGCTCTTTCCTCCCCCACCTCGTTGACCAGCACTTTCGTGAGGTACTAGATTTGCTCATTTTTTGAGGTACTACCCAGCCGTTCCCCACCCACGAACCCCTGTGGGGTGGTGGGCCCACCGTTGGCGGCTTGCTTAAGGGTGGGGGGTCTGCTACCGGCCTGGTGGCTGGGTGGCTGGGAGTCTGAGAAAATGCCCAACTCTCTCCCAACGGAGCCTAAGAAGCTGTTTTCATTTTCACATAACCCCTGGTCAGAGCCTATGTACGGATAACCAAGATTATCTGGTCGACTTGTACTGCCCTGGATTTCCTGCTACGGGCTGCTGAGCCAGGTGGCTCCCTGTCCAGGCGGTGGGGGGGTAGGGCTCGGGCGGTAGTTGCTACCTGACTGGTATGTGCCCTTGGTATGTGGTAGCTGGCGCCTACTCCCTGCCGTACCCTGTGAGCGGCGATGGCCTGGCATGTGGGGTGGCTGGGGCTGGCCCGTGTGCGGGCAGGGCATGGCACAGGAGGCCGGTGGAGGGGCTCAGGAGGGCGGTACGGGGTGGCGTGGGAGGGTCGGAACGGGGGTAAATGGGGGTCCGCGGGGGCAATCTGCGAAATGGTCACTTGATTATGGGTACATTTCATGCCTGGCCACACACGGTTGGGGCCGATATCCGGGCATTTCCAGCTGCTGTTCTGCCCTCAATCCTCTGAGAGCCCCCTGTACGGCTCCCTGTGCCCCGCACCCCCTGTTCTGGCCCCGTCACCCATTCTGGCTGCTACGTGCAATCCTGGGGCAGCTGAGGCTTGCAGGGGCTCGACGAGGGGATTTCCCCTCTCAGGGCTGCTGTGGGCCCGGACGCGAAGAAGCCGCCCTGGTGGGCGGCTCCTGGTCTGCTGCTCGGTTGTGAGGGGCTCAGGGCACCACCACCTTGCCATCAGTGATAGGCAGCACCTGGGCGTCCAGGCGGCGGGCCCGGTCGAGGACTGCCGGGGACTGGCTGTGGGCATAGCCCACCAGGCGACCACTGGACCGGCTCACCAGGGCGTAGGGCGCCTGGCTCCTGGTCTTGATGACCTTCTCCCCCAGGCGGGCCGTGGTGCCCTCTCGGCCCAGCAGGCGGGGCGAGGCGTCATGGTCGGCGCACTCGTAGTAGGTGCGCCCGGCGGCGGTGGTGAAGGTGGTCACCGCGGGCTGGCCGCAGGGGCCGGTGGAGAACAGCACGGTGCAGGTCGGGGCCGGGCTGGCCTCAAACACGGTGGGGTTGGCCTCCACCGGCGTGTGCAGGGGGATGTGGCCGGGACCGGTGCCCGGCTCCTCGACGAAGGTGGCCGCACAGGCGTCACAGACCAGGCTGCGGGCGGTGGGCCCGTAGACGTAGTGGGCGTGGCTGGAGGGGCAGTAGGTGGTGGTCATGGTGGGATCCTCTCGGGTGGGTTGGTCGGTGATCAGCGGCAGTTGGGGCTCAGCGTGTTGCCGGTGCCCCAGCGCAGGACGACGATGCGCTGCAGCATGCCCAGGCGGAAGATCTCCCCCGACTCGGCGGCGAACTTGGGGGCGATGCCGTTGCCCTCGTCGAGGCGGGCGGCGATGGCGTACTCCTCGATGTGATGGCCCCCGTCCTCATCGGCCCAGCGGACCAGGACCAGGTCCCCGGCCTGGACGTCGCGGGCCCCGGCTCCCCAGATCTTCCAGAAGCCCTCCTGGCCGGGGGCCAGGGGCCCGCCGTTGTCCTCGTTCTGGGCGTCGATCAGTTCAGTCACAATGCGGTTGGTCATGGCAGGCATGCTAGGGCGTGGGCTCCCCAGGTGCAAGTCACCCCTAGCCTGGAAATGCGAGGAGCCCTCCCGGTTGGGGAGGGCTCCTGGTGGATATGGTGGGGTGGTGGCCAGGGGCTACACCTCCTCGGGCAGGACGAAGACCTCGGAGATCTTCTTCCAGCTGTGGGTCATGGTCACCCTGGCCTGCCAGGGGACCAGGCGGCGGGCCAGCACGCCGTCCAACTCGGTCTGGGACAGGCGGGTCAGGCGGGCCTCAAAGCCCTCGTCCTCGATGGCAGCCAGGGCGTCGGCGTGGCGCAGGAGATGCTCGGTGTCCACCTCACCCTTGTAGGTGCGGCCATACTTGGCCGTCTCCAGCCGGGACTCGGCCAGGTCGAAGAGGTAGTTGGAGGTGACGTAGGGCCGGTTCTCCGCGATGTGGGCCTCCAGGCTGGTGGGGCGCTCCATGGTCCGGGCCACGCTGTCCTGGGCCTCCTTGATGGCGCCCGGCGTGGTGAACAGGACATGCACACGGGTCTTGGTTACTTCAGTCACGATGCCGACGCGCTGCTTGTTGTGGCCCCAGCAGCTGACGACCTGGCCCACGGTGGGGCGGGGGCCGGGGGCGGCGGGCACGAAGCCAGCGGGGACTTCGTTCAGGGAGGCGACGACGCGCACGGCGGCAGCCTCAAGCTCGGGGGTGACGGGGTTGGTCTTCGTTGTCATGCCAGGCATGCTAGGGGCTGGGCTCCTGGCGTGCAAGTCACCCCTAGCCTGGAAATGCAAGAACCCCCAGGCTGAGCGGAGTACGGAGCCTGGGGGTTCTCTGGTTGTGCTGCCCGTGGTGGGCAGTGGGAGCCATGCTAAGGCGCTCAGCTGGCCTCACCCCCCTCCTGGGCCTCCTGCGCCTTGCGGGCCCGCAGGCGGGCCATCAGGATGGCCTGGATGTCATCCTCGGCCCCCTCGGGCACGGTGCCATCCACGGCGCCCCGGAAGGTGTCCCACTTCTCGGCGATGAGGTCGGCCAGTTCCTGGTCGATGGTGTTGGGCACGGTCAGGGTGGTGGCGAACACGGCGTCAGCCTTGCGCCCGATGCGATTGATCCGATCCTCGGCCTGGCTCACGGCGCCGGGGTGCCAGGGGCTCTCGACGAAGAGGCAGTCAGTGACGTTATGGCCATCGCCCACCAGCGTGTGGCCCTCACGGTGCGCCTGCAGGCTGCAGACGATGACGCGGGCGTCACCGGTGTTGAACTGCGCCTTGGCCTCCTCGACCCGGCCCTTGTCCTGCTCGCCCTTGAAGTAGATGGCGCCCTTGACCTTGCGGGCGATCTCCCGTTGCACCGGGATGTGCCAGGCCCAGACCACCAGCTTCTTGTCGGGGTTCTCCTCCAGGTAGGTGTTGATCCAATCGACCGCCGCGTCCACCTTGGCCAGCCCGGCAGCCTGGCGCAGGGCGTTCATCAGTTCCAGGTAGTAGGACTGGTCATTCTTGGCCACGAAGTTGCGCTCGATCCGGCGGTACTCGTCGAGGCCACCGTTCAGGCTGAGCGGCGTTTGGATGCGATGGGTCTCGGACATGTCCAGCACCTCGGTGCGGAGGCGGCGGATCAGGCACCGGCTGCGGGCCCGCGTATTGAGCAGGTCCAGGTTGCTGGAGCCCTTGAACTCCCAGCCATGGCCGTTGTTGTGGGCCCCACAGAATGAGAACTTGAAGGCGTACTCCCAATCCTTGGCCGTGGGGTTGGCCCGGCGAGGGGTGGGGCTGATCTCCTCCAGACGACCCATCAGTTCCAGCTGGGTCACCAGTTCCACCGGACGGTTCAACAGGGGCGTGCCACTGAGGAGCAGGATGAGCCCCTTGCGGGCCCGCAGCTGCTCGCCAATCTTGAGGGCAGCCATGGTCCGTTGCACCGGCTGGCGGGCCGTGCCCTTGCTCTTGACGTAGTGCGACTCGTCGATGATCAGGGCGTCGAAGCCGTCGAAGAGGAGGGCATCGGACCAGGTGGCCAGGAGATCAAACGAGATAATCACGCACTGGGCCATGGTCTCGTAGGGGCGAGTGCCGCCCAGCACCTGGGTCGTCCACTGCGGGGCGCACTGATTGATCTCACGCTCCCAGTTCGCCTTGAGGGCCGACTTGCAGACCACCAGGATCTTCTTGCAGCCCTTGACCAGGGCCACGGTGATGGCCTGGCGGGTCTTGCCCAGCCCCTGCTCATCGGCCAGCCAGGTGCCCTTGCCATCCGCGGTGTTGTAGAGGGCCAGGGCCACGCCGACGTGCTGGTAATCGTAGAGATCCACCCCCTCGGGGAGGAATGAGTTGAAGTTGAGTGCCATGGGTCAAGAGTAGGTCACGGGTCGGGACACATGCAAGTCAGGGCTAGGGATCATTTCTGACCTGGGTGGTGATGGCTCGGGTTGTACCGGTCATTCCAGCTGTCGGCATACGGGTTGTGAGGATGAGCGTGGGAAGCCTGCGGCGGCTGGTTGTGATGACTCGGGTTGAACTGGTAGTTCCACTGGTCGGCCTGCGCCTGGTGAGCATTGCCGTGATGCGGGGGGAAGTAGAACTGCTGGCCTCCATTGGGCGCCTGGGGCGACGTCCAGCCCGGCTGTGGGCCTCCGGGTGACCAGGCGGGCCCCGGCTGAGGCGAGCCCGGCGCATACGGCGACCAGGTGCCAGGAGCCTGGTTGTAATAGCTCCCTGGTGGCGCCTGCTGGGCCTGGGCCTGGTGGCGATGGTGCTGGTTCATCGACTGTTTGAAGATGAACCCGGCGGTCGCGGCCTGGCTGGCCAGCCTGACCGTATTGACCTCCTCCTGGGTGGTGAACAGGCGACGAGCCTGGTGGCCAGGCGTGCGGGCGTAGGCGCCCCATATCAGCCTGATCATCCAGACGATGGGGATGTAGCCCACCGCCCGGCGCAGCCAGGACCGATGGTTGGCGTCGTCCACCTGGTTGCGGAGAGCCCAGCCACTGGTCTTGTAGCCCTCGCAGTACGGGCACTCCACCGTGATGGGCAGAGCCCCGGTCATGGCCCCGTGGCACTTGCCGCAGCGGGCCCGCACGCCCATGGGGATGCGGTTCTTGGTCCCACAGCTGGGGCAGGGGAAGACGTCGTCCTGAGTGATGACGCCGCGGCCCTGGCAGATGGTGCAGGGCTCGTCGAAGTAGGTGGCCTGATTGGCGGTCATGACAGTGCCCGCTCGGCCCCGTAGCTGGCCAGGATGGGGGCCAGCATGTCCTCAAAGGCATCCGGCAGGGTGGTGGGATCCTTGGCCCGGCTGACGTGGGCCACGATGGCCTGGGCGTCACCGGCAGCCAGGTCAGCAGCCTGGCGGTCAGTGGCCCCGGTCTCGCACGCCTGGCGAGCCTCGGGGGACATGGTCAGGTTGAACTTCGCGGCCAGGCGGATGACCGCCGGGTGGGTCTCAGCCGTGTTGACCTTGCGGCTGGCATCCCAACGGCGACCCGGCAGAGCCCGCAGGGGCTGCAGCATGGCCTCGTCGTAGCCGGTGGTGATGGCAACATGGCGGGCGTCGTCGAGCGTGATGTTGGGCGCCTGGGGGGCTGCCGGCAACTCGGCAGCCCCGTCGAGGAGAGCCTGGGCAGCCGGGGTGACCGGGAAGTCCCAGACCAGGATCATGTCACGCACCTCATCGGAGACCGGAGCGGTCCAGCCATTGCCGTTGAACCGGCGACCAGGCAGAGCCCTGGCGGCGTCGAGGAGGGCCGAGAAGTCCGGGTCTCCCTTGACCCAGGCGATGAGCAGCTGGCCCGCCTCCACGTCCACCTTGCGGGCAGCCACCTTGCTGGCCCCACGGGCCCGGCGTTCATAGGTGCGGGCGTCGTCACGGGCAGCCCGGACGGTGCCGATGCCCTTGGCATCCTTGACCACCTGGAGCAGGGTGACGTCGATGCCCGTCCAGCGCAGGATCTGGGCCTGATACTTGTTGGCGATGCGAGCCGCCTCTTCCCGCACGGCGGGGGTCCAGGTATCAAAGGGCACCGATGCGATGCGGCGCCCGAAGTGGGTGTCCTGGCCGTCGAAGCCCACGTAGTCGAGGGACTGGGCCCCGTCACAGTGGGCGGCGACGGCGCAGATGCCCTTGTACACCAGTTCGTACTCTTGGTCGGATGTCATGGTGCAAGCATACTCCTGGGGGGCTCACATGCAAGTCAGGGAGAGGGGAAACTTTGGCTGGGTCTTCGGGGTATTTACAGGCAGCCCTAGTCTCGGAGTCCCACTGGGGTCACGGGCAAGACCCTAGTGGCCCTGCCCGTGACATGCAAGTCACCGCTGTCAGGAATCTGCACCTCCTCCCTGGTAGTGCAGGTCGCCCTCGTCGTCATCGCTGTTGGCGTGGGCCTCGATGAAGACCTGAGCGACCCACGGCGTCTTCCAGGCCAGCAGGAAGGCTTTGACCAACTCGGCCTCCCGGCAGGACAGGTGCGGCGCCAGGTCAACCCATGCCTGGGCGCTGAGCCCCTCGGCCAGTTCCAGCCCAGTGGCCCATCGCTTGGCGTCGCGCTCGACGTCGTCCTGGCTCATGGCCGGGACTCGTAGCCCTGATGCACCAGCGCGGTGAGGACGTCGCCGGGGTAGGTGGGCGAGGAGCGGTCCAGCCAGGACGCCGTCCCGAACACAGTGTGGTTGATGTCACTGGAGGAGATCCCCGAGTCGAAGTCACCCATGTTGTGCAGCAGATGCTCCAGCACAATGCTGGCAGCTTGGCGGATGTGGACCCAGAGAGGGGAATCGGCCAGAGGGTCGATCACCTCTTCCCAGGTCGGGCGATTGATGAATGGGTTGGTCGTTGTCATGTCAGATACATACTTTCTGGTTGGTGAAGAAGGGGTCGACGGTGATGGTGGGGGCAGGCTTGGGGACGAAGGGCTCGGAGGTGTCCAAGATCAACTCGCCGCGCATGCACATTTCAAAGCGCAACTGCTGGGTGACGCCCTCCAAGAAGGACCGCCAGAAAGCAGCCTTCTCGTTGATGCCGCGTTGGGTGGCCAACTCCTGGTCGGTCATGCCGCAGCTGCGGGCCATGGCCACCAACTGCTCGACGGTGACCGGCGTGCGGTCGGGATTGCGGTTCACGTCAGTCTCCTGTCTGGACGCGGCCCCGGCAAGCACGCTTGCTGGCGACCTTCTTCTTGGATGGGATGGTCTGGGCTCGTAGGGTGGTGTAGGGGTTCATGGCCCGGCGGGCCGGTTTGGATGGCTTGCGCTTGGTCATGGGGGCAACCTACACCTCCCACTGGGAGCATGCAAGTCACCCCTAGAGATTAGATGCGTGGGCTGCGGAGCAGGAGGGCCGTCGCCAGCACCCCTGTCCCCATGACCACGCAGACCAGGAGGATCACAGCCATGCCTCCAGTTCACGTAGCTCACGGCGCAGCTTGAGCATGCGCTCCTTTAGCTCAGGCCGGTTCTGCCAGTCACGGTCGGCCAGCTTGGCCTCCTCGACCAGGAGCCCCACGATGTGGTAGCCGGTGTCGTAGCTGCGAAGCAGCACGCCCACGGCGCGGTCCTGGTCAGCGATGGCACGCTGGCGGGCAGAGGTGGTGGCCATGGTGGTGCCCCGGTTGCGAGCGATACCCCGCAGGCGGGTGCTGGCCTGGCGATACTCGGTGATGGGGTTGTAGGCCATCAGAAGGCCACCTGGTTCTCGGGGAACCAGCCCAGCCGGTAGGTGGTGTCGCAGCCCTTCACGAAGCCGTCTGAGTACTCGCTACCGGAGCAGCGCACCACCCAGCCCTCGGGGAAGTCGGAGGGGAAGGTGGGGTCACGCTCGATGACGTAGCCGTCGCAGCCGCAGTTATCGCACTGTTCGCCGCCCCATTCACGGGAGGAGCGCTCCAGCAGGTCTTCGATGTCCTCCGCGATGAACTGGGGAGGGAACTGGGACATGGATTCAGAGGGGCGCACCCGCACGGCGATGACAGAGCCTGGCGCCGGGGCCAGGATGCGGCGGATGTTCTCGGGGATATGGTCGGATGTCATGGCGCATACACTACTCCTACGGGCACCCATTGCAAGTCACCCCTAGGGAAAAGTTTTATCTGGGCTCTGACCTGCCCTTATGCAGGGATCTCCTAGACCCGACTTGCATTGTCTCAGGGTAGGAGTACAGTGTGCGCCATGACAACCAAGCCCAAGACAGAGCTAGAGAGTGCGCTCTACTGGCTCGATCAGGAGCGCAAGTGGGTCGACAAGTGCGGCCCCACCCGCTCCGATTACATCGCTCGCTACGGCTCCAAGGATGACGCTGATCACCTGGGGGACGGGGGCGAGGCCATCTACGACGCTGACATGCGTGCGCTGGACCGCGCTGAGCAGCGGGCCATGCGTGCGCTGGAGCAGGACAGCAAGAGGCGTCGCCGGTCATGAGTGACACTCGCTACCCCACCCAGCCCGCCTGCGAACTGATCGGCAATGAGGGAGTGTTCCGCCTCCCCGGTGGGCGCACCCTCTATGAGGCCGTCATGTTCAACGACGCCACCGCTAGGGGCGACCGGCCCCGCCTGGTTCGCCTGGAAGCCCGCCCTGGTGGCCTGCACCAGGTTGATCGCTACGTGGATTGGGACCAGCCCATCGAGGTCATCCGCGACTACAGCACCGAGTACAACGCAGCCGTGGAGGCTGAATACGAGGCGCAGTCATGACCTCCTTTCGCATCTTCATCGACCGCCAGACGGGCACCTGGGGCATGGCCAGTGACCTGGTCATCGCCACCGTGCCCGAGTCGCAGGTCAATGACATGGAGACCATGTCCGACTCCGAGATCATCGAGGTCGCCTACCAGCTGGAATGGGTAGCGCACACTCTTCAACAAATCTCTAGCCCTGACTTGCATCCCGAGTCCGAGTGACCTAAGGTAAATGACATGGCAACCGCAACCAAATCCCGACCCAAGGTGTCTATTAAGCATGAGGCCCGTGTGACCAAGGTCGTACGTGATGCCGCCCAGGAGACCACCAACAAGATCATCGCCGCCCTGGAGGCTGGCACCGTCATCTGGCACAAGGAGTGGGACGGCATCGCTGGCCTGCCCACCTCGCTGGCCACCTACAAGCCCTACCAGGGCTCCAATGTCCTGGTCCTGTGGCTCACCGCCCTGGAAAAGGGCTACAACTCGCTGTACTGGGGCACCTACAAGCAGATGTCCGAACGCGGCGGCCAGGTCCGCAAGGGTGAGAAGTCAGTCGAGATCATTCGCCCCATCACCTTTGAGCGGGAGCAGGATGACGGCACCATCAAGAAGTTCCACATCCTGCGCCTGTTCCACGTCTTCAATGTCGACCAGTGCGACTGGGCCGAGGATGCCCGGCTGCCCAAGGTCGCCGTCCGCACCCCGGTAGAGGCCATCGAGGGCGCTGAGGCCATCGTCGCTGACTACCTGGCCACCGGGCCATCGCTGGGTCATGGGGGCGATCGGGCCTACTACCAGCCCGGCACCGACCACATCCAGCTGCCCCTGCGTGACCAGTTCCACAGCGCCGAGGCGTACCACTCCACTAAGTTCCACGAAGCCGTCCACTCGACCGGGCACTCCAGCCGTGAGGCTCGCCAGGGCATCGCTGAGGGCACCTTCGGCGCCTTCGGGGACGCCGTGTATTCAAACGAGGAGCTAATCGCTGAGCTTGGCGCCGCCATGCTGTGCGCCATCGCCGGCATCGAGCAGCAGGCCACGCTCGACTCCAGTGCCGCCTACCTGGCCCACTGGATCAAGGCGCTGAAGGGTGACAAGAACCTGATCATCCAGGCTGCCAGTGCGGCTCAGAAAGCCGTCAACCGCATCGTGGGCAACCTGCCCGTCGACACCGAAGAGGAGGAGTCATGATGACCAAGACTGCCCTGGTAGAGCATTTGATCTCTGAGCATTTCGTCGGGGCCGATGCTCCCCTCCTTGATGACTCACTCGATGATCTCACTGCTTGGCACGTCCTCGATCATAAGTTCGGAATCTACAAGCACGTCATCAAGGAGCAGTCATGAGTACCACCGGGCCCTTTGATACCGGCTACGTCGGTGCCCATCGCTGGCATGTGGACATCGACCGCAACACGTATGTGTGGACATGTGTATGCGGCGACACCGGGCGAGTCGTCGGCAACCTGGCCTTCTGCCAGGAAACCTTCGCCCGCCACGCCCATGAGAAGCTGCAGGAGGCCGCAGTGGCCCTCCTGGTAGCGCATCTGGCTGACATCGACAGCGATGCCATTCAGGCTCAGGTCGGGTGGCACAGGGAGCAGGGGGAGCCCGATCAGGCCAACCTGTTGCAGCTGGTGGTCAACCGGAGGGAAGAGTCATGACCGAAGCCTGCCCCTACTGCGGCGACAGCCATCGCCTGTCCTTCAACCGTGGGCCCGTGTGGGCCCACGGGCTCATCGCCTACGACGAGGGTGACCTGTTCAGCTGCGCCAGCTGCGGGGGCCATGGTGAGAGCAGTGAACTGGTCGAGGTGGAGCAGGAGGAAGATTCCTCTACCCCTGACTTGCATGCTGCTCCTGGTAGGAGTACAGTGTAGCCATGACCACGAACCAAGACCCCGGCTACCGGTGCCCAGAGTGCGACACCTATTCCGGCACCTTCATCCCCCAGCCTGACATGCAGATGCTGCACAGCATCTGTGGCCGGGAGGGCTCCATCAACTCCTTCATCCGGGGCACCGATGAGTACGAGCGGGCCTACGAGGGCGCCGACGAGTTGGACTGCTGCTGCCCTGGTGACGCCGTCGACCCCTTCTGCCCGGTCCACCGGGAGGCTCGCCAGGACGCCGAAGACGCGGTTGACTCCTACGTGGAGCCCCACTGGGGCGACCCTGGCCAGGGCGCCGACGAGGACGAGGGCATCAGCCTGCGTGACCTGCGCTTTGCCCTGGCTGACTTTGAGCAGGACCACAAGGCCACGCTCGACGAGGACGACCAGGTGGCCTTCGCCCGTGTGCGCCTGCTCCTACTGGCCGCAGAGGAGCAGTCATGACCGAGTACCTGGCTGGCTACAAGACCAGCTACGCCGACACCGGCAAGGCGCACGCCTGCGACCCGGACACCCGAGAGAAGAGCGGCTACGACCGCAGCAACCACTACACCGCCAAGTGCGGGCAGAAATACCTCTACACCACCGGGACCATGTTCCCCCAGGTCATCCATTTCGATCAGTGCCAGCGCTGCGTGGCCATCCTGACCAGGGAGGCTCGCACCGAGGAGACCGATGGGTTGGCCCGTGCCATCGCCACCCTGGAGGACTGGGCGGGCACGCTGCCTGACAGCCATGACGATAAGCCAGGAGCCCTCCGGGCCATCGAGGTGCTGAAGGTCTACGGGCCCAGGAGGGAGTCATGAGCGACCTCTTCCCACCCCCCTGCCAGGTATGTCATGGCGACGGGTGCGACTGGTGTGAGCAGACAGGCAAGGAACCACCCTCTGAGGAGGAGGAGGACTGACATGGGCCGACGCCCCTACGACGACGATGACGATCCCCGCATCGACCAGGCCGAGGACGAGCGCGACTACGGGCCCCCGGACGATTACGGCTGGATCGAGGACTCACCTGACAATCCGAATGTGCCCGAGCGATGAGGCGGGACTACATGTGCTGCCTGGACAAGAGCCACAAGCCTGAGTGGAAGGTCACCCAGCGCAACGGCAACGCCAGTGCCTTCAACGGCTATCGCTGGCAGTGGAGTGCCTACAGCCGGGTGCGCTGCTTCATCTGTGGCCGCACCTGGCGCACCAAGGCCAAGTTCGTCGACACCCTGCCCGACGCCCCCACCGACTGGTGGCGCACTCCATGACCGATTACCCACCCTCGACGAAGTGCGCCATCTGTGGACACATTCGCAACGACCACGAAACCGTCGACCGCCAGCGCTGTGGTCGCTGCGCCACCAGCAAAGAGGCGGCGCACCTCTTTGAGCCCGAGACAGAGCAGACATGACCAAGGCCGAACTAGAGGAGGTGCGCCACCTCCTGGCTGATCTCTTTCAGACCAGGATCCTCGACATCACTGACGAGGCTGTGGTGAACTTCGTACACCTGGTAGAGCGGCGAGGCATGGTGCTGGCCTTTCCGGTGCGGGCCCGATGACTAGGTGCGAACGCGGCCTGTACAACCTGCCCTGCTGGAATGGGCTGAGCGAGACTCAGCAGCTGCGCCTGATCGTGCATGGCAACCTGCCTCTGGGCTACCAGCGCGAGGGCCGGCATTGCCGGCGTGGCGCCGAGGTGGGAGTGGAGACCGAGTCTGACCGCTCCCCGGCGCCCCGGTTCTACTGCTACCCCTGCGCCATCAAGTACCTGACCGACAAGCACAACGAGAAGCTGGCCGAGACGCGGGCCCGCATCGAGGACAAGAGGGGGAAACTTTCTGCTTCCCCTGACTTGCATGTGGATGGCCAGGAAGGTATTGTGTAGCCATGACATCAACCGACAACAACGACCTGCAACCCTACGAAGACCTGCACAATGGCTCCAACGAGATGCTGGGCGCCTTCGCCCAGCTGAAGGAAGCCCTGGACGGCCAGCCGGCTCTCCTTGAACTGGCCAACAAGGCCCATGTGGGCGCGGCCCACTGGGGCTGGGCCATGGAGAAGGTGGGCGCCGCTGACGTCCGCAAGAACAACATCGTCGTCGACCCCGCTGACGTCAGAGATCGCCACCAGGCCATGGTCGGCAACCTCACCGAGGCGGCGCTGCACCGGGCCAAGGGCGGGCTCACGAACCTGATCAACGCCGAACTGGACGAGGCCAGGGCCAGTGGCTTCAAGCTGTGCCTGCAGGGGCTAGCGATCTACGACCCCTCGCAGGTGCCCGAGGATCTGCGGTCATGAAGAAGCTGACCGCAGCCCAGCAGCGCTACCTGGCCGAAATCCGGGCCGCGGGCGAGAAGCACTACAACGACCGGGCTCGCAAGCCTCTGGAGGCGCTGGAGGCCGCAGGGCTGATCACGGTGAAGTGGGATATGCGGGCCCAGACCAAGGGCAACGGCATCGAACTGGTGGGCCAGAACACGGCTCGCCCAGCTGGGGCCATCGAGGTGCGCCTGGGGCTGGCGCCGCCCAAGAAGCCGGGTAGCTCCAACCGCATCGAGCGCAACTGGACCCTGATCATCGCCCGGTCCAACGGCAACAGCAACCATGTTGCTCTGTACGCCACCCATGCCGACGACCCCGAGGGGGCCCAGTCGGTCGCCAACACCGAACTGCTCAGCTGGAACCTGGGCCCGGTGACCTGGGAGGCCGTAGGGCACGGGTTCAAGGCCGGGCCCATCACCATCTACAAAACCAAGGAGACCAGCAGCAATGCCTAACACCTGGAAGTACGTCTACAGCCGTAGCGAGACCGGTGCTGTCTACCAGGGCGGTGCTGGCTCCTGGGAGCAGCACTCAGCGGACTGGGGTAACGGAACCAAGCCCATCGTGCTGTGGCACCTCGACGGCGAGTACGCCGTGTTCAAGGTGCCCGCCGGTCGCTACTTTCGCAACATCACGGATCGCCAGGCCAGCACTCCGGGTCAGTACGTGGTGTGCCGGATCCTCGATAAGAGGGGGCCCAACCCCGACGTCCTCATTACCGAGGAACTCTTCACCATGCCTGTCTCCGAGCAGGGCCGTAAACCACTACCAACAAAGGAGAACACAACCAGCAATGGATGAGACCAAAGAAACAGACACAGACCTCTGGTGGCAGAGCCATGACAACATGGTCACCCTGACCCGGTACATGGCCGACAACATGCATGACGCCCGCGACATCGCCTACGCCGTCGAGAAGCCCTGGAAGTTCCACGATGTGTGGCTGGAGGCCCAGGAGGCCGACCGTGCCTGAGGTCTCCGTGTACATCAGGAAAGAAGTCCAGTTCATGCTCGCTGAGGATGAGTGGTTTGAGCGCCACAACCTCATCGTGGTTCAAGTCGAGGCGAGCATTTTCGGCTCCGGTCGAGAGACCGTGCGAACCTTCGCCGTCCTGCCCACCGAGATTGAGAAGTACAAACGAGGGAATTTGGGCCCTAGAGGCTACAAGAGCGTGGCCCTCACCGAAGACGAGCAGGCTCAGTACCTCGCCCAGGCCCATGCCGCCATCGAAGAGGAAGAGAAGGAGCAGGCCGATGCCTAAGACCAAAGAGCCCCTGACCATTGCGGAACAGCTGCGGGCCCACGCCGAGCGCGCCACCGGCAGCAAATACGAGGAGGCCCAGGAACTCGTCGCTGAACTGGACGAGCGCCGGGAGGCAGCTGAGGCTGCCATCGAGGCGCTGGAGGAACTCGACAACGTCAGCAGTGCCCTGACCGCCGCCGCCGACGCCGTGGGCACCCTGACCGAGGTCAACATCGGCTCGCAGTACATGGCCGACGTGCTGGCCCAGGCCGTGGCCATTGTCGACGAGGCCGTGGGCCTGGTGTCCAACGATGACCTCCAGACCTTCGTCGAGGCCCAGCAGACCGCCAGCGACGCCCTGGAGACCTACGCCGACAAGAAGGACGAGGAGCCCTACCCCGGCAAGCGTGATGACCTGACCGACGCCTGGACCGACGTCACCGAGGCGCTGAGCAACCTCGCTGACGCCCTGGAGAGCGCTGAGGCCACCCAGGCCGCAGAGGAAGAGGAGGGTCGAGAGCGCGGGGTCTCCTACCAGGAGCAGAAGATGCTCGACGACGTCAACCGCTACGGGCAGCTGTCGGTCGCCGGCATCGACGACTGCGTGGTGGCCATGAGCCTCATCGCCAAGGAGCGCCTGGTGCTGGTGGAGGGGGCCCTGTCGCCCGAGGGCGGCTCAGGCAAGGTGGCCCGGCCATGATCACCCAGCCCGGCAAGTTTGAGGGCCAGCAGGAATATGTGCCCTACTTCTGGGAGCAGGGGCTCGACGGCGGGCCTGATTACGAAGACCACAGCCGCAACCGCTACGGGTTCAAGGTCAACGTCACCGACAAGGCCAAGTTCCCGGCCCTCAAGGTCGGGACCGTCATCTGGCTGCGGGAGACCGACCAGGGATTCGTGGAGGAAGTGTGAGCAGCCAGGAGGAGCATGATCGCAACAATGCTCAGCTGATCGAGGAGATCCTGCGCTGGCTCGCTGAGCAGGACGAGCATGCCTAACCAGCACATCCTCCGCAAGAGGTTGCGGGCCGCAGTGGAGCTAGGAGTCATCCTTGACTTCACCCTGCGGCCCGGCAGCCGAGCCACCATCTACTTGCGGAATGGCAACAAGGTCTACACCACCACCGCGCTCGACGCCCTGGTGGTGCTACGTCAGGAGGGGCTCAGTTTGCAAGAGGAGAAAAGCTGATGGACATCCGTATCGAATGGCACTCGCCCGACCAGATGTTCGCGGCCACCTTCCTGCGCCCCATGGCCTCCAGCCAGGGTCGCCCGGTGATGGAGCCCTGGTACCTGGAGGGCGCCCTGGTGGGCATGGGGTCCACCAGGAGCGAGGCCGTCGCTGACCTGATCAGTATCGCTGACCTCCTGGTCACCGAAGGCGAGAACTTCCTGACCAACGGGCCCATATCGCTGGAGGATCGCACCTGGCTGTTCAAGCTCCTCGACGAAGGCAGCACCAGCGATGCCGAGGACATGCAGGCTCGCTACGAGGCCATGCGGAACGCCGGCATGGGCCCGCTGAGCCAGCCATGAGCGATACAGCACTGCTCGCCATCCTCATCGGATTCTCCACCGGGATCATCCTGGCTGCCGTCAAGCACTACACCAGGAAGGGGCGATGACCAAGATCCGGGCTGAGTCCTGCCTGGCCTGCCCTTACAGGAAGGACGTCCCGTCCGGGGTGTGGGCCGCAGTCGAGTACGACAAGCTCGCTGAGTACGACCGGGAGACCTTTGAGCAGCCTGCTGGCGCCTTCCACTGCCACGCCACCCCCGAGGTCATCTGTCACGGCTGGACGGTCGTACACGGGCGCCAGGACCACGCTCATGAGCCGCTGGCCTTTCGCATGTGGGGCGTCGACCCCAGCACCGTCGAGGAACACACGCCGCTGTTCTCGTCGGGGGCTGAGGCCGCTGAGCATGGCAAGCGTGATATCAAGAACCCATCACCGGAAGCTCTCGCCGTGGCCAACCGCCTGACCAGCAAATATGACCGGCTGCGCTTTAAATAGGAGCGCGTTTGAACAAGGCATTAAATGCCTAAGTTCTTATTTTTTGCGCCTCAGTTCCTAGACGATTTTCCCCTTCATATTTTCCTCTTAGGACCCTTTCAGGATCCTATCAGGCATGTTATGGTGACCCCCGCGCTGCCACCAGGAGGTGGCGGGGACACCAACAGAAGGAGCAATCCATATGAATTTCCTGCGTCGAGGAGTCATCGCGCTCACCGTTATGGCCACCGCCGGTACCGGCCTGGGCATCGCTGCCGCCACGTCGGCGTCGGCTCAGCCGCCCACCGTCATCACCACCACCAGCGTCCAGACCAGCGCTACCTTCCTGGCTCCGAACGTCGAGGCGTTCACCTTCAACGAGTACCAGCCCTCCGTGCTGCCTCCGGGGTTCCGCCTGGCTGCCACCATTAGCGAACTCTGCCTGGTTGGCCCGATCCGGTCGCTCTGCAACTGGCGCTACACCAGCACTGCCCTTCTGCACCCGCAGCTGCGCGGCAACGCCATCAAGGGCCCGTCAGGCCAGGCCGGCACCATCCAGGGTGGCACTGGAATCTGGAGGGGCGCCCGTGGCGTCTTCCGGGCCGTGAATATCGCCCCGTTCACGTCGAGCGACACGTTCGTTTTTACGACTCCCTGACCTACAATTTCTGACGTGGTCTAGTTAGCGCCCCTTCCTAGACCACAAGCGGCTGGCCCTGAAATATGGGCCAGCCGTTTTTTTTATGAGTAAAGGACGACGCCTGGTTCAGGATGAGGGTTCTTCACCCGCACCCCACCGGCTCGCAGGTATTCCATGGTTTCGTGGGCTTCGACCCGGAACACGCAGTACAGCACGAACGCAAAGAAGCGCTCACGATTCTCCAGCACCTGGGGGTTTAGCGGGAAGGTGTGGATGAATCGCTTCGGGCCCTCCTCGACGGCGTTGGTGTCAGGCACGTAGGCCATGACGCACAGGTTGACGCCGGGGTAGGCCAGCCAGGCTGAGTTGCCGGTCTGGGAGCCGTGCCGGATCTCAAAGGCCCAGCCTGGCTTGTAGGTGACCTCGGTCAGCCACTGCTCCGCAGGCCAGGTCAGGCCGACCGTGTTGCTGCTGGTGATCACCTGGGGGCTGTACCACTGGACATACGTCACCGGTCAGGATCGTCCTTGCTATGCATCAGGTTGCTCTTGATCATGACGTATTGACGGGACCAGGCGAACTGCATGTAAGTCCGCATGAAGTCCTTATCGTCCGACAGCGCTTCAAGCTCTCCCTCGGTGAGCGGGTAGAGGATCAGGCCGAAGCCGAACCGGGCCACGGCCCCGCAGTACAGGCAGAGGGAGATAGCGCCAACCTCGGGCACCATGCCCTCGGTAGGACCGAACCCCGAGGCGGCGTCGAGGGGCCGGTCACAGTGCCAGCACATGGTGACCGGGGTGCGGGTGCTGTCAGGCATCCTCGCCGCCACGCTTGACCGACAGGATCCCGGCATCCTCATGAGCCAGCCGCAACTGCGAAGGGGTCACCTCCACTTCTGGCACATACGGCTCGCCGCCACGCTTTACCGATATCAGCATGGCCTCCAGCTGCCCCATGGCCTGCCAGAACGCCTCCGACAGGTCGTTCTTCTCCAGGTCGTCCTCCTGGTGCCACATGGCCACGGCGTGGCGGACGGCGTCTCTCAGGGGGTCCACCCGGCTCTCAAAGGAATGCCGGCGCAGCCGGTCCTCATAGCTCTCGTCAGTCAAAGGGTTGCCGGTCGTAGGTGGGCGAGCAGAGGGCGCCGGTGTAGTCGGCGTTGCGGTATGCCTCAAAGGCCCGCATCAGCACCTCGACGTCCTCGATGTCAGGGTTCTGCCGCACGAAGCGCACGAACAGGGCCAGGGCGGTGGGATTGACGTCACTCATGCTGGCAGTGCCTCGATGATGGCCCCGCAGCGGTGGCACTGGATGACCAAGTTCCACGGGTTCCACATGATGGCGTCGGACGGGTGGTCGCACACCGGTATCACCTCCATGCGGAAGAAGTTGCCCATGTGCTGAAGCTTGATGAATGGAACCTCATCGCTCATGGCACCACCTTGATGCTCTGGATGGCGTTGAGCGGGTAGGTCATCTTCTTGTCCTCGTCGAGCATCACGTAAACGCCACCGCCATTGGATGGGTGATCGATGACCCTGGTCAGGTGGCCGCGCACCGCGGGCTCGTCGGTGTTGAACACGATCTCCACGTAGCGGCCCATGCAGGCTTCGGCGTCGGCTTTAGAGGGCGCTCCCATGGCCACACGGGCCTCGTCGACGAAGGCTGCCTGCAAGTGTGGGCTAGCAATGTTCTTGACCTCTGGGCGGCGCTGAGGGGCCTCCTGGGTGACCAAGGCCAGAGTAGGAGAAGTCAGTTCCAGCAGACGCCCGGCCAGATAGCGAATCGAGGCGATGAGCGCCTCTGGTGGCAGCATGTCCAGGCGGGGCTCATTCAGTATGGCCTCCCACTGAGCCCGCTCGTCCTGAGGGCTCATGCTTCTTCCCTCCGGTCATGGAACAGGTCGGGACGCAGCTTGCTCATATCGTGCTGGGCGAAGCTGCTGCACTTGCACTCCAGCTGGCCCACCTTGCAGTGGCAGTAACCATGCGGGGTGTCATGTTCCTTGGCCGAGTGGCCACACTTAGAGCAGGTGCCGCCGAACTCCTTGTCATTGAACAGCTGCTGCTGGCTCATGGCCTATCACCTACCTGTTCGTTAGGGGCGTAGTGGCGAATCGTGTGGCCATTGCTGATGAGTGCCACGAACTCGCCGCAGCTAGGGCACAGCCCAGTTGCCAAACCGTGATAGATCGCGTCGGTCAAGCCGCCATGGCACTCGATAACGCGCCCTGAGTCGGCGTTTCGGGGCAGGCTCATAGCGCCCGCACCGTGGAGAAGCCGTCCCGCAGGTAGATGGCCACATGCTCCCGGCAGGCGTACACGGCGCCATTCTCGCTGCGGACCTGGAAGCGAGGAGGGCCCTTGCACTTCTTGCAAACGGTTGGCGTTTGCTCCTCGATGGCGACGGTCAGAGCCTCCCGGCATATCTGGGAGACCGGCAGCCGCAGCTGCTTGGTCTGTTGCACCAACTCGTCGTCGCAGTAGATCTGTAGCCGGGCCATGAATTCCTTTCAGGTGAACAGCACGTCCTGGTGACTATTGACCGCGAAGCGCAGGCCCCGTACGAACTGCTGGGTGGCCAGCAGCGCCGGCAGCAGGTGCTGGTCCTTGATCAGCACGGTCTCTAGCTCCTCCAGGCGGGACGCCAGGTAAGGGCAATGCTCCACCTTGATGCGGCCCTTGGTCTCGTAATGCACCAGGAGGATGAGCAGGGGATCGTCGGGGGCGCCCTCGGGCCACTCGCCCACCATGTCCTCGGTGTCGATCTTCGTCCAGTCGATGGCGGGCATGACGGGCCCGCCCACGCCCCGGTAGTCGAGGGTGCCGTAGCCCGCGGCCTCGGACCAGGCCAGCCTCAGCCCGTCGAAGACGCCAGAGCTACCGGTGAAGCAGCCACAGCTAATGTCCAGATCCATTAGCGCTTACCACCAGGTCGGGGTAGAGGCGCACGGCAGGCACACAGGGGTCGCCCCCGTCCTCCCACATCTCGTCCTCCTCCGGGGTGGAAGGCAGGCCATCGTGGGTGTTGCAGACCGGCTCCGAGCAGTAGCCCAGGTCCATGCCGATCTCCAGCCACTCCTGAAAGGTCACCGGCCCCTGGTCTCATAGAGGGACCAGTCTACTCCTGGTAGGCGTAGCTCATAGGCGGGCTCGACCAGGGTGAGGATGGGAGGCTCAGGCTGGTATTCGCCGCAGTCCTCGGCCACCCGCTCGTCCCAGATGGCCTCGTTGAAGAAGGTGCAGTACACCCCCGCGGTGTTGAAGGCGGCGTGGACGCACTCGGAGCAGATCATGTGGGGCGACCTCCCAGGATGAGGGTGCTGGCGACCTGCGAGCCCTCGACGTCGATCCAGCCCCCGGCGGTCTCGATGTGGTATTGACCGTTGGTGTAGCTGTTGGGCACGCTGGGGTTGGCCGGGAAGGCGGGGTCCATGCGGTGGTTGAGGCCCCGCACCATGGTCCCGTCATGCAGGACGATGATCACCAGGGAGGCCATCACACGAACCTGAAGGCGGCGGCGTAGCGGGTGTAGCCCCCGGCGTAGGCCAGGCTCAGGTCGTACAGTCCCCCCGGCTGACCAGGAGCATGGACGGTGGCGCTGCTGTCGTCGGTGACGTGGAAGCTGGTGGCCGGGCGGGCGTTGTTGGCCTCGGCAGGCAGGGGCATATATACGTTGGTCAAGGTGAGCAAGCCGTTACCGGCCATCTGAAATACCGTCGCAGAGTTGGCGGGCGCCCTGTTGGGCTGCAGCACCGCCACGGTCGGATAGAGCCCGCCAGGTGGGATGTAGACCTCCTCCCCAACGAAGTTGAAGATGTAGGAGGCGTTCCAGGTGTCGTAGTCGTCAGGGGGCGGGCCCGGCGACAGATAGCTGTAGGTGACCTCCAGGCCCCGATCAACGACATTGCCACCCTGGTCGAAGAACTGGTAGGTGGGGATGCTGAAGAACATGGTCGAGCCCGGAGCGTTGGGCAGGCTCTCCACGATCTGGTGTTCACCGTCGAGCGGGCCCCCTTGCAGGATCATCAACATGGTGACGCGGGGGTTCACCTGCAGCACGGCGCTGCCCTGGAGGCTGACAGTGGCCGGGGCGATTACCACCGGAATGGCCTGCAGAGTGGTGTCACCCTCAAGGGCGATGGTGCCTTGTACGAAGGACATAGGCCGAGTCTTATGCCCGCCTGGGGGCCGGCGAGAGCCATCGGCTAAATCAGTCGGGAGTAAAATCGCCGGCGCCAAACCTGTCATGCTCAGAACCATGAACGAATATGTGGAAGGCGACGCCAAGTACCTCGTCTACAAGCAAGAGGAGATGACCAACTGGGTGGAGAGCAACCTGGCCGTCGCCCAGACCATCCCAGCGGCGCTCGACGACGCCGTGGTCATCCGGCTGAAGGACTCCTACGCTGCCAGTGCCCTGCACGCCTACGCCAACGCCATCCTGACCGTGCTGGACATCATGGGGGATGACATGGATCCCGCCGTACACCAGCAGCAGGTTGAAATAGCTGACTACTTTGCCCAGAAGGCCATGGAGTCCGAGGGCATCAAGACTAGGCGGTTGCCGGATTGAAGTGGCTGCGTTGGAGATGGCGGATCTGGCGAGCCCAGCACCACGCCTACCTGATCTGGCAGGACTACGAACTGTGGAAAGCGCCCCTCGACTACGAGCGCTGGCAGCGAGCCAAGGCTTACGTCGAGCAAATTCGGCTGGAGCGAAGCTAGAACCACAGGGCTATCAGGATGCCCAGCCCGAAGCCAGACAGCACGATGATGACCACGCCGACCAGGATCAACAGCACCCACTCCGGGCGAGTCCTCAAGCGGTTATTGCATGGTGCGACGGACGGCATCTTCCGCCCGGTCGGGATCGACTCGGTGGAGGGTCTCAGCCCGTTCTGCCCCGAAGAGCCGCCGTAGGACTCCACTCTGCGCTCGCCCTTCCACCGTCACCTTTAGGAAGTCCCTGTTGTCCTGAATGTCCTTGACCGCCTGGGTCATCCGCATCATGCGGTCCAACTCCGAGGACAAGTTGGCATCAGGGTAGCCCCCCTGCAGCTGCTCCGAGAAGAAGCCGAAGGCGACGCGCTGGCCCTGCATCTCCAGCAGGCTGTGCAGGATGCCCAGCAGCTGGTCCCGGTTGCGGATCTCGACGGGTATCGAGTAGCGGCAGGATGAGCCGGAACTGAACAGCGGGCAAACAACAGCCAGTGAGCAACTATCGCACTGGCGCAGGGCAGCCTGGCCCATAACCGCGACCTGGGACTGCACCTCGACCGTTCCGGGGCCATCGGGGCTGTTCACGGTGCTTGTTACCGTGCGGTAGTTGAACACCGGTAGTGGCCGGATCACGTCGGGCAGCAGATGACCATTTTCCTGCAACACGGGGGGGTCGATAGCAACTGGAGCTACGACCTCGGGGGCTGAATCCGGCTCATGGTCGACGTGACCGTTAGTTGCTACCTGGGGGCGGCGGATGACTCGACGACGGTCGGGCCCGGCCATGGCCTGCTCCAGCTGGCGCCAGGCCCAGATGGTGTAGCGGGACACCTCGTTGTTGTCGTCGGCCAAGATGGCCTCGGCGTCGAAGCCCGCCTGGGTGAACTGGGTCTGGTGGCGTCGTCGAGCCTGCTCCTTGTCCTCCGCGGAGTAGCGACGTAGCCGCCCGTGGTCCCACACCACGGTCTCCCCGAATCTCGTTGGGGAGATCCAACTGGACGAAACTATGGTCGAGTACAGGCCACCGGGCTCGTCGTAGGGATGGCTGAAGGACAGCCCGTGCAGGTTCAACTTGGTGCGTCGGACCAAGGATGACAGCACGTTCTGGGTCCGCGGCGAGACCGGTGGCACGCCCAGGTTGGGGAAGGTTTCGACCATGGTGCGAAGTAGCGGGGCCCCCCAAACCTCATGCCAGACGGGCACGAACTTGTCGTCAGCCAGGCCGGCCCAGACCTGGCGTTGACGTAGCACCCAGTCCAGCCCGAGCATCTCGGGGTCGTACTCGGTGAAGAAGCTCAGCCGCTCCAGGTTGTCCTGCACGAACTGGAGGTAGTCGGAGAGGAACTCCTCATGCTGGGCCAGGGACCACTTCTTACGGTCAGTGCCCGACGCTCCCGACAGCACGAAGATCTGCTGCTCCGGGGAGAAATGCTCAGCTAAGAACCACGGCTTTCTGCCGGTACGGGCCTGGAGGTGGAGGTAGTTGACCGCTATATGGGGCACGCTTTCGGCCAGGAGCAGCTTCCTCCAGGTCGGGGTTTCGGCCCCGGCGAAGAACAACTCCAGATGTCTCAGGCTCATTCCAACCCCAGCAAGTCTCGACGGGCATCGTCCATCTGCTTGTGGAACCCCGGACTCGTCGGCCACCACTTCTTCCCCTGCTGGTCAGCCATCTGGCTCATCACGTTGTTGATGGCCTCCTGTCCACTGCGACCCTCACCATGGATGTACGTCGTTCGGTCAGGGCCATAGGAAAGAGCGCGGTGGACCTTACCTTCCTTCCGCACCACGGTGGTCTCTGGCGTCATCCAGTGGGCGGTGCCACCTTGCCTGGTGCCGGTCTCGATCCGGCCACCCCGTGACCGAGCCAGGAACGGGATGGTACGCCCGCAGGATGGGCACCCGGTGTTACCCAGGACCGGTTCATCGGGACCGTGGGATTGGCCGCAGGTCGGACAGGAGAACTGGTTATCGTTTAACGCTTCACGGCTCACGGGGTCTCCGCTTCGGTAGGCGATCGCCCGTCGAGCGGGCCCAGGCTTCCCCGGACGCGGTGCGATCAGCAGAGTGGCGGGGCGGCGTCACCCCTCGGGTCTCAGCTGCGGCCTGGCGAGCATGACCCAACAGGGCGGTAGCGATGCCCTGGCGCTGGTGTTCCTTCTCGACGTAGACGCCCCGGATCTCACCGGTCTTGTGGTGCCAGGAGATGGAACCCAGAGGCCGGTGGCCGGGATCTACCGACGAGCCGGCGTACTGGTTCCTCTCCTCCGGGCGGGCCTGGGCCCACTCCGTGCTGGCATGCTCCGGGGCCCACGCCTCGACGGTGTGGTGCGGCACGCCGCCCATCTCCTTGGGGGTAGCCGGGAAGACCTTGAACTGCTCCGGGCTCAGGGCGCGGTGGCTCATCCCGCCAGCCTCCTAGCAATGGTGCGGTGATGGCCCTCGGCCAGCCACTCCTTGCCACCATGGTGGTAGGTCTCGGGCTCGTAAGGAACGTGGGGCCCACCGCTCTCGTCGATGTCGTAGTCCGGGTCCAACTTGGGCACGTCCCCCTGGGCGTACCTGGCCAGGGTGGGCAGATGCAGATGAGCCTGCGAGGTCCAAACCTCCCCGTGCGGGTAGCCCCGGCTCTGCCCATAGCCCTCAGTAACTCCAGCGATGTGGGGAGCATCGACATGCTCCACATGCCCGCCGTAGGTCTTCTGGCCGGTCGGAGACGTCTGGCGAATACCTGCCTGATTCATGACATGGCGGGCCGCTCCACCCCTAATCACGTCCGGTGAGCCCTCACCTCCGATGGAGGGATGCAGGCCCATCTCCTGGGAGATATCGAACTGCTGAGGGGAAAGGGCGCGATGGCTCACCTACTCCCCCTCGTCGTCGACATCGGCCTCGTTGCCCTGGCTGGCCTGGCTATCACCACCAGGCGAAGGCGTCGAGCGCACCGTGGTGTAGTCGGAGGAGAAGCTGGGCTTGAAGACGTTGCTGGTCATGTTCTGGAGGCCCCTGGTGCGGACGTCCAACTCGTCGGTGTTGCCCTGCTCTAGCAGGTTGGACTCGGTGTAGAACTGCCGCTTGCTCAGCCCATCAGAGGCGCTCATGCTTCCTCCATCTCGTTCAGGCGTGGGTCGGTGGCCTTCAGTTCGCGCTGGCGCACCATCTCGTCGTCGATTTCCTGCCAGGGCCGCGGCAGCCGCTTATGGTCAGGCCGGTACTCGGCCCAGCGGTAGGTCGGGTTGACGAAGAAGACCGAGGGGAACCCCAGCCGGGTGATCCGCAGGATGGTCTCGGGGTCCGCTGACACCACCATGCCCACGTCGGCCCCCGTGGTCCGCAGGTGATGGGCATGCTCAGTCTGAAGCTCGACGTCGGTCAGGTCGGTCCAGGGCCGGGTCCGGTAAAGCAGATCCTCGTAGAAGGTGGGCCGCATCATGCCGTTGATCCGCAGCCAGTAGTCGACGGCCTCGTAGCCGCTCTGGGTGGTCGAGAACATGATTTGGTACTCAGAGTGCATGGCCCGGACCAGGCGCACCCCCTCGACGATGGGGTGGAACCCGTGCAGCGTGCTGTGTTCACCCAGCACCCCCTCCACGGTCACCAGGCAGACACTCATGGTTCAGCTGCTGTACTGACTGGCCCGAGAGCCCCGGTTGGTCATGTTGTCGGGACCGTAGGGCAGCGGCTCTGTGGGCTCGTTGGCCCGCAGCCCCCAGGCTTCTTGCAGGATCATGGGCCAGTCCCCAGGCCGGCGCCCGCCGCTGGCGCCGTCGTAGAAGGATGACCAGTTGGTGGCCTTGGGGCTACGCCCCGTCTTAGATCCACCCGAGGCCGGATCTGCGCGCACTTTCTTCACTTCACCCTCCTGACCCAGATGTGGGTGTCCCCGCGCTCGATGGCGCCCGCCACCCGGTGGTGCCCGTCACTGACGTAGTACCGGCCCTGGTGGGGGTGGACGACGGGATCAGTGCTGATGGCCTCGGCAGGCTGGCGGGCAATATCGGCCACCTTGGAGGCGTCCAGCTGACGTTGGGTGGCCACTATTTTGTCGAGGCGAACCTTGGTCCTCGGCATCCTCCGGTTCGGTTTATCCTCAAACTGCCTTGTCTGGAAGGGGATGGACACATCCCGAGCTTAGGTGCCATCTAGGCTGGCCCTGATGTCTCTCACCACCGGCTACTGCCTGGTCTGCAAGGGCGAGGTCTCCGACGACCTGGAGACCCACTTTGCCCAGGTCCATGAGCCCCCGGCAGAAAAACCCCGTGTCCAGATCCTGTCGATCCCCCATCGGCTGGACATGATTATGGAGGGGCTGCGGGACGTCAAAGCGATGTCGGATCCGAAGGACCAGGTGTCAAAGTTGGACGAGTTGCTCCCCGAGTTCTACGTCCTGCGGTCCACTCTCTACCAACGAGAAAAGGCAGGTAACTGATGGCAGTCATTGACTGGAGAGCGTGGATTGCCCAGCAAGGCGGATCGACGCCACCTAGCGCGGTCCCGGCGGGCTTGACCGGGGCGTACCCCACCAACCAGCTGTTCCCCGGCATCCTTCCCATCACCGACCAAGTCCTCGGATCGAACTCGATTCCGACCTACCCCAACAGCCCGGTCACCATCAACGCCATCGACCCCTTCTATGTCGGGACCTACCCGACCGGCTATGGCTGGACGTCCCAGCGAGAGGGCACCAACGTGGCGGGCCCGTTCACCCCGCGGCCTGCCATTCCGGGGTTGACGTCACCCTGACCCTGGATGGCAACCGAGAGGGACTACTCAGCTGAGTACCAGGCGCGCCTGGCCCGAGCCAGGGCCAAGGAGTTCCGCAGCTACCGGCAGGAGCGGGAAGAGCAGAAGCGGGCCCGGAGAGCCCTGCCCGAAGGGGCGACAGCGCCGGTCCTCACGCCCTGGGACCGCCGGCAACGCACCGGGCTGCAGATGCCCTCGGGCCCGAGCCCGGACACCGATCCCGTCACCGGCATCCCCGACTGGGACTACTACTGGCCCACCCGGACCATCAAGCCAACCAAGGTGGGCCGGGATATACGCACTGGACAGACCGTCACCGGCGGATCCACCCGTCAGGCCCGGTGGTCGGCCCGCCAGGAGGTCATGGAGGTGATCTTTCGGGACGGCACCTCCTGGCACTTCAACGAGATCAACGAGGGCGCCTGGCGCCGATTCAAGTCAGCACCGTCTCCGGGCCGGGTCATCTACAGCCAATGGCCTCCAGGCACCTTCGACGGCAATGTCACCGAAGAGGGCGGTCCTGGCGGCTGGGGCAACGTGGTGGCCGAGGGTCGAGGGTGACAAAGTGCCTGGCCGGGGCGATAAAAAGCCGTGCGACCGGGCTCGACTCGACGAGTTAGCCAAGAAGACCGAAGACCTCCTGGCCGACATCGACAAGATACTGGCAGAGCCCCCGATTGAGCGACCCACTCGACGGCTACGAAGACCCCGAGGAGAACGACTGGGTACTACCCAGCCTCCCGAATCCGGCCTCAGTTCCTGACAACACCTCCTGCTGGGGGCCGTTTTACCGTTGGCGAGGCACGCCGGCAGAAGGATCCCACCGGCTGACCGTGGCCGTGACCCGAGAGATCACCCCGCCCTGGCGGCACGGGCTGGGGCTGACCCTGCGGCGAGGCCAGCAGGCCACCGCGCTGGGCCTGTGGGTGAGGGGAAAATCCCCACGCAACACACCCCTGGAGCAGGACTGGAGACATATAGTGGAGCGTTCAGAAACATTGGGGTACCAGAAGGAAGAATAATGAGCCCGGTTGATATTGACGCCATCGAGACCGCCTGGGGCAAGCTAACGGGGCAGACCCAGTTCGGGCGCGCCGGCACCATCCCGGTCTATGACGAGGCCCAGCAAAGCTGGCGCATTTTCCGTAACACCTACACCATCTACGAGGCTGCCGAGAACGGAGCCGACCCCGAGAAGGTGGAGCAGCTGCGACGGAATGCGGTCTCCCTGCTAGAGCGGTACCCCCAGACCGTGCCCGAGCTAGAGAAGCTGGGCATGCGGACCAAGCAGCTGGTCAACCATCCCATCAAGACCGTCGAGGACGTCCAGGCGTGGGCCACCTCGTTCTTCAACTACGGGCCCATCGTGGCCAAGGTGCCTCTCCACGTCTCCGACACCATGGGCGTGGCCTACGACGACCTGGTCATCGAGGTCAAGTCGGGTCGGAGCCCGGTCTACGTGGTGCCGGCGGGGCCCCGCGGCAGTGGCAACAGCGGGGTCATCAACTTTGCTCGACCAGGGCTGAAGGAGAAGTTCGGGCCCCGGCACGCCTATGCCAAGTCGGCCTTCGCGGTGCAAATTGCCGCCATCAAGAAGGCTCAGCGGGAGGAAGCGGCGGCAGCCCGGAAGTCCGACCGACCTCGGGGCCGACCCCGCCAGGATGGGCTGGTGCCGGGCTCAGCTGAGGCCAAGGCCGCGGATGAACTGAAGCGCAAGCAACAGCGTCAAGCCAAGGCCCGGAAGAGGCCGGCAGAGCCGGCACCCGTGGTGGACATAGCTCCTGCCGAGCCCCGGATACGGAAGATCCGCCGCCGCCAGCCGGCGTGAAGAAGCTCAAGGACTGGCGGCAGTATCGACGCGACACCGGGTTCTGGAAGAAGGCCAGGGAACGGTCAGCCAACATGGCCGAGGCCGAGATCGTCGGCCAGGTTGACCTGTCCCTGTTGACCATGGGTCAGGCCATCTCCCGGTACCGCAGCGGCAGCGGGAACCGGGAGACCCAGCTGGATCAGCTGTTTGAGGTCCGCATGAACCTGGAAGCCTGCCTGGGCATGATCGAGAATGTGTTGCCCGACTAGACGATGATCAAGCAGGCCAGGGCAACTCCCGCGGAGATGATCCCGGCAGCCACCCAGTCCTTGAAGCTGGTGGCCGAGAGGCTGCCGAAGGCGATGACGAAACCGATGACCAAGGTGGCGATGGTGGCCACCACGGCCAGCAGCCGCAGCGGGTTCCAGTAGCCAGGCTGGCTATAGCGGGGCCCAACGGGAGCGGTCATCTCTCTCCTTCATACCCAACTTCCTCCTCTTCAACCACCGGTGCGGCTTCGGTCATATCGGGATCGGGGTCGGGCTGCCAGTCCTGTCCCCGGTCACCACCCTCACCGGGGTAGTCGATGGGCACTACCTCGGCCTCCCCCACTTCCTCGTCTTCGGGTACTACCTCGGGCTCTACAGGTTCTGGCTCAGTTGTCGACATGGGGGTGACCGTATCTCATTTCACCTTGGTGACGCGCTCCACACTCACCAGGTAGGTGCCACCATTTTTGGGATCGGTCACTTCGTAGTAGATCCCTCCCCTCTCGACCTTGATGGCTCTGACCTTGGTCTGGAACTTGCGGCCACCCTTCCTGTGCTGTGCGATCACGGTGTCCCCCACTTCAATGACAGTCATAGGTGCAGTCTAGCAGAAGGGCTGACTTGCGGGGGGTGCAAGCCCTATGCTAAACTGGCTTTCATGTCACAACCATTACCAACAGAGCCAGTCCTCAGACTAGAGGAGTGCATCTACCGCACCGCCCGCAAACCCTGGGCCTGCAAGTGCGACTGCCACCGGCCCGACATCCACGATCCCAAGGGCAGGCTCAAGAGCCACGCCGACATCTGCGTCGGAGAGATCAAGCCCGGCGACCGGTACATCGAGTACATGGGTGAAGTGGCAGGCTACGGCGAGTCCGGTACCCGGTACTGCCTGCCCTGCGGCATCAAGGAGTGGACCGCTGAGGGTGACAACTACTGCACCTACTGCAATGGCACCGGCACCAAGTACCTGGGCGACGGGCGTTCCTACGACTGCCCGGACTGCCACGGGACCGGTGAGCTATGACCAAGCGCAGGTACGAGGTCAACGTCCAGGCCATGGCCTTGCGGACCATCGTGGTGCGCGCCGACTCAGGCCGAGAGGCTCTAGCCCTTGCCGCTGAACGCATCAGGTCTTATGCCGGCCCCTGGACTATCGATTTCCCTGGCGGGCTCGACGAGCATTACACCGTCGAGGACGACCAGGGCAAGCTCATCGGACCCGATGCTCAGAATGGCTTTGAGGATGAGGAAGATAATCCTAGCCCTGACTTGCAATGATCAGGGCTGGGAGTACAATGGGAGCATGACAACAGCCAAGCAACCAACCCCCGAGGAGGTCTGGGCCCAACTCAAGATCTCCTCGTCGAACTACTGGGCCGGGCGCAATGGGCGTGACTGCCCGCCGGCTCCCAGCCTCCGCACCATCAACGGCAAGCCCGTCCTGGGCCGCTACCTCGACTCCTTCGGCTGCGAAGCCCTGATGATGTGGGCCCGAGCCGAGTACCGGCGGCACCTCAACCGCATCCTGGTGACCATGGCCGTCGTCGGCGGGGCCTCCCTGCTCGACGCCGAGTTCCTCCTCGTAGTGGTGCCGGTATTCCTCGTCAGCCTGTGGCTGCACCGCCGCTTCTACGCCAAGCATTTCTTCACGTACTACCGCATCAACGAAGAGATCCAACGCAGTGGTGGCCAACCCCAGTGGGAGCCCTTCGACAAGCTGCGCCTCCGCTTCATGCGGCACAACCCCAACTCGGTGTGGCCATGAGCGACACCACCAACCAAGGAGAGCAAGTGACCAACACCGATGACATCCGACGCAACATGATCGAGACCGGTCAGCCCCAGGCCAACCTGGCTGCCGAGCAGGGCCCCACCTGGGACACCACGGCCCTGCAGCAGGACTTTGAGGTGCTGACCTTCGGCGCTCCCTTCGTCGTCGTACGGCGCCGCTCTGACGGAGTGCTGGGCAGCCTGGAGTTCACCCACTCGCCCCGCGTCTACTTCAACTTCGTGCCTGACTGATGGCCGACGACATGATCGACATCAGCGACAGCTTCGCCATCGACTTCGATGTCACCACCAAGCGCCAGCGCACCAGCCTGCTGAAGTTCGACCTCTGGATGCAGCTGGCCGTGAAGATGCAGGAGTGGGCCAACGACATCGACCCGGCTCGCATAGGCGACACGCCGGCCCAGCGAGGCTTGCGTCCCTTTGAGGAGTGGGAGGACGAGAGCGACCGAGCCATCGGCCAGCCCGACTTCTGGCACAGCCTGTGCCGCAAGTACCGCATCACCAAGGAAGAGCTAGCCAAGGTCATGACCGACGTGGCTCAGCAGGTCGAGAACAAAGCCCTGCACTACGACCCCGACAACTAGAAAGGAAACCACATGCCATTGAAGCAAGAGAAGATTCTGGCCCGAGTGAAGCTGGCCGACTACCGAGAGGTCCGGGTGACCAGATGCACCACCCAGGCCGGGTCGGTGTTGCAAGTCGGTACCTATATGGTGCCGACCGGCGACTGTATGAGCGGCATCACCTTCCCCGAGTCAGCCATCGATGACGTCATCGCCGTCATCACCAAGGCCAAGAAGGATGTCGCCGGTGCCGCCGCCTAGTGACCTCAACGAGATCCGATGCCGCTGCTGCGGGGGCCTGGTGGCCTACGGGCGGTACAGCAAGCCGCCCACGCTGTTCTGCTCCCAGGCGTGCGCGGTGGTACCCATGTCCAAGACCCCCGACACTGAGCTACGGGACCAGGTCGCCTGCGAACTGGTCCTTGAGGGGGTCAGCATCCTGCAGGCTGCCAGGGCCACCGGCTTTGAGAGCCACCAGCATCTGCACCAGGTGCTGGACCGGCGAGGCATCACCACCACCATCAGGAAGATGATCTGGGATGAGTGACGAACGGGACTACAACATCACCGAGCAGGCCGGTCGCATCAGGGGACAGGGGTGGATCTACGACGGTGTCATGCATCTGCTGCCCGGCGTGACCCTGGAGGAAGTCAACGCCGGGGGCTGGACGTTCATGGGCCCGGTGGTGGACTCGGAGGGCAACGTCCTCCGAGAGGCCATCCCCCTCACCGGCGAGGAGATGGACGAGACCGGGTGGTGACGACCGATGGCCCGCCCACCGGACGCCGCCTGGCCCGTGCCAAGGTCACCCCGGCCCCGGTACGGGCCCAGCCGGCCCAGGAGTGCGTCGGCCTGCCCTTCCCCATCCAGAGATACCGGGTGCTGTTCTCAGACGGGGTGACGCAGGACTTCCTCTCCTACTCGGACCACTCCGGGGTCCGGGGGGAGATGCTCGACGCCCACTTCGGCAAACGCCCCAAGGACAGCCAGGCCCGCATCGAGGGCATCGCCCACCTGGGCACCGAGTACGTGTATACCCCGCACCCAACCATGGGCACCGTCACCGTGACCGGCACCCAGGTGGAACCAGAGGTGAAAAAATGAGCAACAGGCCAGACGAGAACGGGGTTTACCACTACCCCGCCTACGGATCGTTCCTCAACATCATCGGCTGCCTCCCCCCAGACGAGCAGCGAGAATACTGGTGGCTCTACGATCGTAGAGCCATAAAAAGCAGGCAGCTGGATCAACAGCGTTTCAAGGAGCTAGGCGATAAGGCTCACGCCCTGTGGGAGGAGCGGCGGGCCGAGCCACGCACCGCGGACAACGACCTCGATCTCTACGCTCAGGAGATCGGAGCCCGGATGCGAGCTAGACAGAGCGACGATTCCGAAGAGCCGCGCCCAGCTGGCTCGTAGGCATGTCCGAGACCTTGCCTTCCGGCTCAGGCCGTTGCTTCCTCAGTCCTCGTATCGACCGCCGAGTTTCCCGGTCCTGTCTGCGGGTGACGGGCAGCATGGTGACAGTCTCACCGCGGTCGAGGTTGTAGATAGCCTGCTGTTCGTGGTGGTAGCCGCCTGCGATGGCCCGCACCCCCCCAGCGTAGGTATTGGGGTGCAGCACTGAGACATCGTGGTATATCGGGTCGCTCTTCTCCTCATGCCACAGTCCCAGGTGATGAGCCGGCTGGCTCAGAGCCTCAGAATGCCGCCCGACATACCGCTGGATGGACTCAGGACCGAACGTCGCCTTCGGCTCGACGTGTTCAGCGCCCTTCAGGGCCACGGCCCACCCCGATGTCTTGCGCTGGCCGGTGCCAACATCGACAGTCGCCCCGGAGAAGGTCTTGCCGGCCTCGGTCGCAAGATCTCCGAACTGGCGTGGGCTTAGCACATTCACCAGGCTAGAGCCAGCCTCTGGCCCCTCCTTGACCACCGGGTGGTCGGGCCCAGCCCAGCCCGGTGGGTAAGACTTAGGGCATGCCAGACCCCTGGAAACCGAAATACCACCCGCTGCAGCTGCCGGCTCACACGCTGGCGGCGCAGTCTTTTCCTGACCCGACCGCTGTCGACTCCACCATACCGATGACGGCGCAGCAGGTAACCCAGGCCAGCCTCGCCATTGGTCAGCGCTGGGACGACTTGAACACCGGCCTGGCGGCGGCGGGCCCCGATCCCCGCCTGGCTGGGACGGGGGCAGCCACGTTGGCGAGTGTGTCCCCGACCAGCGGCGCCAAGGGCGCTGCCGTGGCCATCACCCTGACCGGCACCGGCCTGACCGGTACCACCGCGGTCGCTCTGGGTGGCACCAGTTGCACCTCTGTGAATGTGACCAACGCGACGACCGTCACGGCAGTGACTCCTACCACCCCTGGCAAGGGCCCTCACACCCTGACCGCCGTAGTGGGCACCACCAACTGCACTGGCCCGACCTACACCGTCACCTGAGAGGAGACACCATGCCCGCCAAAAAAGATGAAGAGGAAGCTGCTGAGGACGTAGCAGTGTCCGAGCGCACGCAGGCTGACGAGGAACAGCCCGTGCCCGAGCCCTACGTGGACCCTTACAAGCAGGTGATAAATCCGCTGGAGCTACCGGCCAACCCGGTGGCGGCAGCTGCTTATCCCCCCGGCAACGTGAGTGCTGACGCCCCCATCTCCGAGGAGCGGGCCGCGCAGGCCGAGGCTGCCATCCAGTCCGAGCAAGACAAGATCGCCGCCACTGTCGAGGCGGTACCCGACCATCCAGCCACCGCCACCGAGGAGGAAGAGCCGGCGCCAGCGCCGCAGAAGGCTGCTGCCAGGGACAGGGAATGACCGACGTCGACACCCACAAGCAGCAACTTCATCCCCTGGAGCTAGCCCTCAATACCAACGCAGCCCTGGCCTACGCCAACCCGGAGATCGTCAGCGCCGATGTACCTATGTCCCAGGAGCGCCAGGACCAGGCCACTGCGGCCATCCAAGCCAACGTGGATGCGCTGGCCGCAGTGGGCGTGGAGGTAGACGACCCCCGCCTGAGTGGGAACAGCCCTCCGGGCCCCGACCCAGATGTCGAACCCGCGGTGACAGCCATAAACCCCACCAGTGGTGGCAAGGGCACCGCCATCACCCTCACCGGAACTTACCTGACCGGCACCACCAGGGCCACTATCGATACCAGAAGCTGCACCTCGCTCACCGTGGTCAGCGATACCCAGGTGACTGCAAATACCCCGGCTGGCAGCGGCGGTCAGCTTGTCAAGCCGGGTGATTATCCCATCATCGTCACGGTGGACGGCGTGAACATCACCGGCCCCACCTTCACTGTCGTCTAAGGAGCGCGCCCATGGCTACCGCCACCAACTACGTCATCAATGTGCTGGAGCTACCGGCCAACCAGATCGCCGCCGCCCTGTTCAACCAGTCGGTGATCGTCAGCGCCGCCGCGGATATAGGCACGCCCAGGGAGTGGTCCCACTCACCCATGGCAGCAAGCGCCAACGGTGCCGGCGGGATGTCCTCTTTCACCGACATTGCCACCACCGGCGCCGGCAGCCGCACCACCACCGCTCAAGCTGCCCTGGCCGTCGAGCAGGCCCGCATCCAGGCTCGCCAGGACGCGGTCAACCGGGACATCGCCATCATCACGGCCACGCCATGAGCAACGAGACCACCTACAACATGCTGGAGCTACCGGTTCACGTCAACGCCAAGCTCGCCGTCCCCCTCTCCCTGACCGGCAAGACCAGCTGGACCCACTCCGTCACCTCGCCGGCCAACCAGCCCACCGATGGCCATCCCCTGAACCCCACCGCCTTCCCCGATGCCCCGGACAGCGGTGCCACCAGCCGGGCCAGCTGCGCCACTGCTTCAGGCGCAGTGATCATCGCCCAGCTGACCGCAGAGCAGACCACGCTGACGGCGCAGCTGACCGCGGTCAACACCCTGCTCCCGGCGGCGACGGTCACAGTGACCTCGGTGGCAGCCAACAGCGGCACCGTCAACGGCGGCACCGCCGTCACCATCACTGGCACCGGGTTCAACTTCCCGGTCACGGTGCCCACCACGGTGACCTTCCAGGGCCGGGCAGCCACGGGCGTGACCGTGGTCAGCGCCACCTCGATCACCTGCACCACCCCGCCTGGGGTCTGGGCAGGACCGGTCGGAGTGACCGTGAGTAGCTCGCTGGGCACGGGCTACAGGGCCAACGCCTTCACCTATACCGCCTCGGCCTCGGCACCGTTCAACCTCAGCCCCATCGTGGGCCTGGCTGCGGGCGGCACCAGCCTGACCATCAACGGGTTCGGGTTCACGGGCGCCACCGGGGTCACGGTGGGCGGCACGGCAGCGACGAACTTCGTGGTGGTCTCCGACGCCATCATCACCTGCACCACGCCGGCCCACGCCACCGGTGCCGTCAGCGTGGTGGTGCAAGACCCGGCTGGTAACGGAACGCTGACCAACGCCTTCACTTACCAGTAGTGGCTGTCCAGCGCGGCATCATCACCTCCCAGGAGCTACGACCCTCGGGCCGGATGATCCGGGTGGCTGACGCCGATGGCCCGCCTTGCTTCAAGGATCGCTGGGGGGTGTGGCACTGCGACCACAACCATGACGGCGAGGCGGGCCTGGTGGACCTTCAGGAGGCGTACGAACAGGTCGAGGGCTGGACGGTGCAAGCCAACCTGTTCGGGGATCTGGAGGGCATATAGAGGGCTCTGAGCTAATCCAGGCTCGAGTCTCTCGGTTTATTTTTTGCGCTCCTCCATTTCCCGACGCAGCTTCTCGGCCATGGCCTGGTCCGCAGCCTGGCGAGCCAGCTGAGTCTGGAAAGAGATCACCGCCTCGGCATTCTTCATGGCCTGCCAGTCGGCCAGCACGTTGGCGCAGGCCGGGTAGACATCCTTGGCCGTGGCCTGGCGCATGGCCGTGAACTGCTCGCTGGGATCGAGGATGACCTGGCTGCCGCCGTCAGTCAGGACCGCCACGATGAAGATGGCCTCAACCTCCATGGGAGGACGGGGCCCGTTCAACTCAGTCAACTTCGCCCGGCTCCCGGTCGTACATGCGAGCCTTCCTGCGGATGGCTGTCGTCACCGTCGAAGCCACCGGGCAGAAGTCGCACAGGTAGACGTGCTTGTCCTTCTCCCGATTGTCATCGGTCAGCCGCTTACGGTCAGCCCGCCAGTCGATGCAGTCGGTGCCCTTAGGCCGGCGGTGCAGGTTGTAGCAGCGGGCCGCGTCCTCCTTGTAGGTATCAACCGTGGCGTAGTACTCCGGGTGGAACCCGGTCCAGCGCTCCTGCAAGCCCTTCAAGACGTCGTCCTTATGGCCCTCCCAGAAGGTGTGGGGGCCCCGAATCGTGGAGTGCCCGATCGCCCTTCCAGTCACGCTCACCTTGGTCTTCTCGCCGCAGTGGCAGGGGCCCTCGGGCGCGACGAGCAGAGCAGCTGAGTCGGGCTTGGCGTCCCCGTGCTTCTGGATGTGCCTCTGCACCAGGTCATTGAGCATGGGATCCCGAGCCTCTAGCTCCTTGGGACCGTCGAAGAGCGGGAAGGTCTCGATGGTCCGACATTCCCGGCAGACCAAGAGGCGTGGCACTAGCGACAGAACCTGCCGTCCGGGGTCCTCTTCTCCGGGGCCTCGCAGATCCCATAGCCGCCAGGGCCATTGTTCAGGTTCATGCGGTCAGCCACCTGGAGCCGGCGGTCAGGGTCGGGGTAGTTGGACCGGTCGATGACGATGCGCTTGTAGGCACCGTCCACGGTGCCCTCCAATAGCTCGCCCTCCATGCTGCGGTCACGTACTGCGGTCATCGCTCCTCCTTACAGGGCTGCGACAGCAGCCAGATCAGCCAGCCCGCCAGCTGCCTCGCCTCCAGCAGCTGCGCCACCAGCCACGTCAGTACTACCGACGTCGATGGAACTCTCTCGCAGCGGGTTGCCCTGCTCAGAGCCCACGGTGCGGCCATAGCTGCTGTCGTTGTAGTCCCGAGCGCCCTTGAACATGTTGAGTCCCTTGGCGATTTCCGGGCCCACCACGGGGACCTTGCCCAGCAGGCTGGTGGCCACGCCCAGGCCAACCACGCCCCCGGTGATGCCAGCAATGGGGTCGTCATGGATAGACATGGTCTACTCCTTTAAAAGACGTCGTACGTGCCCACATTACGCGCCGCCCCCTGCCAGCTGGCGACCCCACCGGAGAGATCCGCTCGCCGGTTACGGTAGGCCCGGTCGACGTCAAGGACGGTGGTGATGCCGACCTGGCGCTCCTGGTAGGACTCGTAGCCGAAGCGGGGCGGGAACATCTGCACGAAAATGGGAGGCCGAACCGTGGCCAGGATCTCCGCGGCGGGGATGGTGGCCACCTGGAGAGCCTGGGTGACCAGCCGCTCCTGGTTGGAGTAGTTCGGGCCCAACTCGGTGTAAATGTCGCCGCTGTTCTGGAGACGAACGGGACGAGGGCCGTCGATCACGTCGCCAGCCTAGCTAGTCCTGACCACCATCAGAGAGACAGCGCTGGGCGATATGTTCAAAGAGTTGGCTCCAGTTTCGACCGTGACCGTGAAGGTGTCGGTAACGGTGGCTGTGGCAAAAATGGGGATGGCTTGCGACCCTGTGATGTACGCGCCCAGCGCCAGAGGTGCAGCCAGGAATGTCTTGAGGCCGGTGGCGTTGGGGATGTACTGAGACGAATCCCTAGCGTAAATCTGCACCGCCGTAGGGCTAGCTGCCGTCACCTGCTGAGCTTGAATACAGGTGAGCGTGACCGCGTAAGTGCAGCCCTGCGCCAGCTGCATGGACCCGGACAGGATGTTGGTGAGCCCACTGGGATAGTTGGTGGACACCGCTGGCCCCACCATCGAGCCGACCAAACCTCCGATGGGAGGGGAGGGAGCCGGCGGGAGGTAGGTGGGGTAGGACTGGTCGCCGCCCTGGAAGATGCACCAGACCATGTCACCCACATTGGGGACGCCACCTCCTGCGCTTAGCGGAGGGGCCCAGATCTTGACCGGGGCGACCCCGAAGATCTGCGGGATGAGCATCTGGATGCGACCCGTATGGGCGGGGTCGCTGGTCGAGTAAACCCTGGCCGCATAGACGCCGGGATAGCTAGTAGTCACCGAGCTTGCCGGATCCGAAGGTGCCGTCACCGAAGCCACGGGGAGCGCTCGCCGTGATGGGAGTACCCCAGCCAGTGAAGGGCGCACCCCGGATGCTCAGCTGCCCGGTGACCTGGGAGCGACCCATACTGCGAGGGTTCAAGAGCTTCCCGGCCACCGCCAGGAGATGACCCCGGCTCGTCGAGGTACTGCGGGCCCGACCCACGATGTTCGGGCTGATCTGGAGCCTGGCCCTGGCCGTGGCGTGCCCCTGACCTGACCCGACGAAGCGGATATTGGCGACGTTGACCAGCGTGGCCCGCGTCTGGGAGGAGCCCGTCGCCCGGCCCACCACCGGACGGATGGCTCCGAGCCGGCCCCGAACGGTGGACCGGCCTGCGCTGGGACCATGCATGAGGACACTGATGGAGAGGGAGCCCCGAACGGTCGAGTCTCCCTTGCTGCGACCGGGCAGCGCGTTGGTGATCCGCAGCTGACCGGTGCTGGAAGCGTGCCCGGTCGACACCCCCGGCAAGCTGGTGGCCAGGCGGGACCACACTCGGGCGTGGCCCTCCGACTGGCCCCCGGTGAAGGCGACGAGGGCCCCCATGTTGCCCCACATGGTGGTGTGCGACATGCTGCGCCCCACCAGCGGGCGAGCGATGTTGACCGAGATGGCACCCCGTACCCCGGAGTGGCCCTGGCTCTGACCCGGCAGCTGACGGATGGTGGTGACCGACAGGTTGGCCCGTGCTGTTGAGTTGCCGAGGCTGGTGCTAGAGAGACTGGGGGTGGCGTTGACATTGTCGAACTCGACGACGGTGGAAGTCGGCTCGATGTTGTAGGTCTCGACGATGATGTTCGCCCACATATTGTTGATGGGCGTGAAGGGATCAGCCACGCTGAACATCGTCGACCAGGTCTGACCATCGGGAGCCGTCTCCCAGTAGACCGCCCCCGCTGCTTCACGGATCCGCAACCACTGCATGGCCACCGGGTCATAGGTGATGTAACCGGAAAGGTTGGAGTCGACCCCGGAGACTCTCTTCCAGCAAGAGATGGAGTTCTCAGAGAGGACGAAGGACAGGATGTTCTGGCCCGAGGCATTCTGATCCAGGTAGATCGGCCACAGCTGGAGGGAGGCCAGGTTCTGGTTGCCGGGGTTGACTATCTGGACCGCCATGGCCGCGTTGGTCAGGTCATACAGCCCCACCGACTGGAGGGCCAAGAACTGGGTCGAGGTCGTACCGGTGGTGAACTGGAGGAAGCCACCCGATACAGAGATGGCCGAGCCCGCAGGATTGTGCCACTGCGAAGAGATTGTCGACCCGGAGAAGCGGTCGATCAGGGTGGAGATCGACGGGTTGCCAGGTATGGGCGTGAGAAGAAGCGACCAGCCGGTGTACTGGCTGCTGCCCGACAGCGTGGACGATATGGTGCCGGTCGCGCCAGAGGAGGCCAGCACCTGGGAGAAGATCTCGATCCCAACGGAGCCGCCCTCGTACCTGGCGGTGTTCCCGAGCGCCATGCCGGTCGGGAAGGAGCAGTAGCGACCGTTCCAGGTGTCGAACCCCACCAAGGACAGATCGCCATTTTGTGAGGGCGTCTGGGAGGGAGCGGTGGCAGCAGTGGTGGTTGACGTGACACGGTTGAAGGCCACCAAGCCATCAAGCACGCTGTAACCGGTGGTTTGCAGGATGACGACCGACTGGGTGGTACTGGTGAGGTTGGTGGCGAAGGTGTAGGTGGACGGTTCGCTGCCTGTGGCCGTCTTGGCGAAGATCGCCTGCTGGCCACCCGTGTCGGTGCCAGTGCTGGTCCCCACCTGCGCCCAGCCAGCGGGGGGCGTCCAGGTGGTGGGAACAGTGGAGGATCCGAGATAGTAAGCAACCAAGAGAAGGTTGCCGGATGTGATGTCGCCAGGCGCGGGCACAGTCACGGAGGACGCCAGGCTTGCTGTCCAGCTGGAGGAAGAAATGATAGGAGCGGCATCCAGTCCGAACGATTGATCGTTGCGAATGTAGATGTCATCGACGAGGACCGTCCCCGCCCCGGTCATGCCGGCGATGCGGATCTGGTCGTAGACGGTCTTGGTGCCGCCGTTGTTGGTGACCTGGGCGAACCCCTGGTTGTAGGGGACACCGTTGCAACGGAGTTCCATCCACCCCAGCGTGGTGCTGAGAGAGAATCCAAGTTCGATATAGGCCCAGGTGCCCGCCGTCCACCCCACCGGGTTAACAGAGCCGCCGAGGACCGTCCCACCCTTTTGCATTCCCACGCCGGCCTGACCACTGCCGGCGTCATAGAGCGTGATTTGATCGTGAAGCGTGGCCCCGGAGTCAGAGCGGAACTGGATGAGAGGCTGAGCGGACGGGTTGAAGGTGGCGACGTTGATCCAGAACCCGATGACGGCGTAGGCGGTCTGGCTGCCCGAGGCAATGTTGTACGAGACGGTGTTGGCAGACGAGGCGGGCAGGGAGAAGGCGTTGCCGGTGTGACCGGACGACGAGATGGTGGGGGAACCAGCCGTCACCCAGTTCGTGAAGCTATCGCACGAATCTCGCAGAAGGATTGCCATACACGTCCATCAATCCTCGGTGACGGTGATGCCGTTGACGGCAAACTGGACCGTGTTGCCGGTGCTGACCACCTGGGACTGATCGAGGGCGAACATGACCTGGCCACTGGTAGAGGTGTTGACCGGGCTGCCGTTGGCCGTCGTCGTCGAGAGGGTGAAGGTGTCCGGGGAGGGCACGCTGCCCACGTAGTAGATGGTCTCATCAGCGAGCCCGGTGGGCAGAGCGGCGAAGCCCATGTTGACCGGCGACCAGACCCGCACCTGGTTGTTGACCACCAGGCCATGGGCCGAGGATGAGATCAGACCGGGGCTGGCCTGGGAGCAGTAGCCACTCAGGATGTTGCCCACCATGTCGCCCCAGTACAGGAGGTTCCCGACCGTAAGAGCGTCATACATCCCGAAGGCGTAGATGGTGCCCCAGCTGCCCGTAGGGGTGGCGAAGTTCACCACCGCACCGTTGTGGACCGTGGCCGGGGCCGCTCCGGTGATAGGCCAGTTGCCTGCCGTGGGGGCCAGGTTGACCCGAGCGTAGGCGTTGCCAACCACCTCGGTGGCAGTGTGGGTGGCGTTGTTGGCGTCCCGGTTGGCTTGGGTGGTGAGGGCGTTGAACAGTGCCACATACAGACCCGCGGGCAACGGGTAAGCAGTGGCCTGGAACACCGACTTCATGATGTTGTTCTCGGTGTAGTCCGACTTTGAGCCAGGCATCTGATTTCCTTTCTACTGCGCGACGGCGACAACGACGCAGAGATCGCTGCCTGGGACGACACTGCCTACTTGAACGATATTGACTGTCAGGTAGTCGCCTACGACCAGTGCGGTGACGTTGGGAGCAGCCGGCGCACTGACGAAGCCATTGGCGGGAATGGTGGGGCGAGAAGCGGGATTGGTAAATACCGTGGAGCCATTTTTGAACAGGTCCACGATGATGGAAGTCCCTACCGGAGCCGTGCCCACTGCCGCGGTGACCGAGGTGATGGTGCCCGCCAGCGGCAGGGTGAGGCGCAGCCCGCTGTTGAGGGTATGTAGCACGCCCTGAGTGGAGAAGGGGTAGCTGACGACAGGATGGGGACCAGGAGGGCCAGCTGGACCCGCCGGGCCCACACCACCTTGAGGACCAGGCCCACCAGCTGGCCCCATTAAGCCAGCCGGGCCCGCAGGGCCGGTGACACCGGGGTTCCCCTGCGAACCTGTGGCTCCGGTGAGACCAGTAGGGCCAGGGAAGCCCTGGAGTCCCCGCGGTCCCGGCCCCCCGACGAGCCCCTGGATGCCGGTAGGTCCGACCGGCCCCACTGGACCGGTAGCTCCGATGGGCCCCGGAGGACCAGCTGGGCCCACCGGTCCCGGCACGATGCTGGGGTAGGACTGCAGCGGGAACCACATCGGCTGGGTGGGGACGCCACCGGCGAAGACGATCCAGCACTGAGTGCCCAAGGCCGGGACTGGAGGCGGGGTGACCACGCCCGTGGGCAACGCCGGCACCGCCCAGGCGGTGGGCGTGGTGACGAACTGGGGCAACGACGGGATCAGGCACTGGATGCGCGACTGCTGCATGGGGTCAGCGGTGGCGACGACGGTGGCCTCGTATACCCCCGAGATGCTGGTGGTGTCTGTAGTGATGGTCATCATTGCCCTCCCGTCACAAAGACGTTGAACTGGTTGGCCGAGCGCCAGCGCTGCTGAACCAGCACGGTCGGGGGCGCCGAGTGAATGGCATAGGTGAAGGGATTGGACGGGCTGTAGGCCACGCCGTTGTACTGGTTGGGCCGCAGACCGGTGTCACCCACGCTGTCGCGCCCCAGGGAGACGTCCATGAAGTAGCCGGCAGCCTTGATCACATGCTCCACCTCTTGGACCCACCAGACCCCGTTCTCGTTGTCGTCGAGGCCAGCCAGGACGATGGGGGTGCCCTGAGTGACGCTGGTGAGCCCGACCAGGCTGGCGGCAGCCTGGTACTGGAACCGATTGCTCTCGGTCATCCCAACCAGGGTGGCGGCAGCTGAGCCCTGACTGGTGACCACGGTGTCGCTGATCTGCTCGACGAAGAAGGGATAGCGGGTGGTCTGGCCCAGGGTGCGAACCGAGGTGCCATCGTTGAAGGCGCCGACGATCTTGCCGGTGCTGTCCATCCCGCTGATGGTCCGCAGGGCCTTGGTGTGACCGGGCAGGCCGAGGGCCTCGCCCTGCAGAGCCTGGAACTTGCTGATGCCCTGCTGCGCGGTGTTGGGCGCAGTCTTGCGGGTGTTGAACACCGGCATGCCGGCCCAACTCTGACGCAGCCCGGCCTTCACCGACGTGAAACGGAGGAGATTCTTGTTGACCGCCAGGGTGTAGCCCACCTTGTGCGCCAGCTGAGTCAGGAAGGACCAGGCCGAGTCACCCGAGCAGGACAGCTGTGGCCAGGCGTAGTCGTCGGTCTGGATCAGCGCCGCCAGCTTGAAGCTGGACGCGATCTCTCTCACCAGGGTGGACGCCTGTATCCCCGACCAGGAGCCCACCAACGGATCCTTCATCACATAGCTCTCACCCATGCAGACGATGTCCTCGTAGGAACTGACGTCTGGGATGGTGCGCTCGTAGTGCGGAGCAACGTGATCGATATAGCCGTAGAAGGTGTCGACATCACCGGGAGAATTGCCGTAGGTGACGAACATCGGAGTCCCAGGTTGCAGGGCCGGGGCACTCAGGTTCGCACCCTGAAGAGTGATGATGGCGGTGTCATGCATGCACTCGCTCTGCAGGATCTTCACCATGTAGGTGACGTACTGCATCTTGACGCCTTGCGGGTCGAAGACGACGTACCCTCTGGGGCCAGGCTGATTCAGGATACTCATGCCGGGATCCTGATAATCATGCCGGGCAAGAGAGCATCGGGGTAAAACAACTCGGGATTAGCATCAGCCAGCCGCCACCACAACTCGGGAGCCCCGTACACCCTGTTGGCTACGGTGTCGAGCCTGTCCCCGGCCACTATCGTGTAGTAAAGGAAGCGGGAAGGGATGAGGGGAGCAGTCCGAAAGATAGCTTTGGCGCTGGCGTTCTCCCTGGTCGGCGTCGACAAGAGTGGTTGTCCGTAGTAGCGAGAGGTAGTGCTGATCATGGCCCTGGCAATGGACCCATAAAGTTGGGCGCCTGGGAGCGAGTCAGGTCGCCGCCCAGGTACGTATTGAAGGTGGCGTTGGGGTTGAGGCCAGTGACCGGCTTCCCAATCTGGTGGAAGTTGCCACGATCCAAGATGTTCAGCAGGTTGGCGCCAGCCATCTGGGGCAGGTAGAGCCGCATGACACCGATGTCCACGGATGCCTCGGTGGGGATCATGTCTGCCGAGAACATGGTGTAGGTGACATCCATCTGCACGATGACACCCTGGAACTGGATGGACTTGGAACCACCGAAGATGATTTGGAGGGGAAGAGACTGGGGCGGGTAGTCCCCCGGCCCGAAGCTACCTTCACCGATGGTTCCGCTGCCCGGACTGCCGGGGTTGTCAACCGCGTCGAACTGGCCCATGAGCCGCTCCAGGGCCCGGATATCCCAGCGCACCCCCAACTGAGAGGGACCGTCCTTGCCACCCTTGTCAGGGTGGGGGTTGCCCACGTTGCCCTGCCACACCTCGTACATCCGATTGAACATGATGGTGAAGGTGTAGCTCTGGTTCTGCATCGGATAGGTGGCGGCAGCCTGCAGCGCCTGGGTCTGCGTGAATGGGCTGGCGACACCCGTCGTATCTATGGTTGCCGATGACGCCACCGACGACGGGTTCATCATGAAGAAGCAGCGAAAGGGGTCTTTACGGGCGTTGGGGGTATTAGGGGGCGTCAGCTGGGCCATGCCGCCCCGCACCAAGGTGACACCCGGCATGCTGGGGGTCTTCGCTCCCTGAAACTGAACAGTCAGGCTACCGGCCCGACCTGCAGTCGGAGAAGAGGAGACATTGGTGGCGCCCACGATCCTCTGACCCAGGAAGAAGGCTGAGAAGGGCAAGTTATCCCGAGGGTCGGTCGCCCCGTACTTGTCGCTGTACCAGTCTGCGGGCGGGATGGTGACGGTAGTGGGGTCGGTGGAAGGATTGTTACCGCCTTTATTGTTGTTGTTGCCACCATCTCCGTTCCCGGTGCCGGTCCCGCCGCCCCCGCCTCCCTGTCCAGTCGCAGTAGGGGCGCCTTCCAGAACAGCTTTCATGGAGGCCCCAGCCGCAGTGGCTGGGCTAGTGTTACTGAGTGGGCCTATCGGATCACCCGACCCATTGTCCCAGCCAATCTCCAGCCAACCGTATAGAGGTATCGCCTGGCTTGGAGAGTTGGCGTCACCCTGTGGACCTTGGCCAAGGGTGGCGATCTTGTCGCCCTGAACTACGTAGGCCCCGTCCTTGACGGTGGCAATGGTGTGACCGTAGTAAATGGCTTTGCTGTAAGGCTGCGGTGGTGGCGTCTTCCAGGTGGCGGGGTCTATATCCAACGTGATCACGGGATAGCTGGGGCCGAAGGCCACGTTCGGCTTGTTGGGATCGCCGTATATATGGACCGTCCCCGACGCCACCGCGTAGACGTCGCCAGGGTTGTCCCAGTTTGCGTAGTCCTGTAAGTCCCAGCCCTGATCGACCCGCGCCACCTGTCCCTTGTACTTGTCCCCAGCAGCCACAGGACCACCCAAGGCGACCTGACCTGGGGCTGCCCCTAAATTCTTGGTCGGGAAGGGCCAGATGAGGTCAGGTCCAGCACTACTCCCATCTGAGGGCCTGGCCACTACATACTCCTTGCGTTAGCTAGAACCTTGGGATCGTTCAAAGCCGCAACAAACTGGTTGGCCACCTTGGTCATGTCCGTTGGCGTGGCGCCCGGTGGCACCTGCAAGACGACGGAGCCGGCCTTGAAGTTGAGGTGGACGACAGTGGGCCCGCCACTGCTACCACCGTCCGAGGTGAGCCGCTGGTAGCGACCGGTCGACGAGAAGTTCTCAGCCGCGGGGATGACCCGCTCGCCGGCATGCAAGAGGGCTAGCTGAGTACGGTCGATCATCATGCTGCCTCGGGCGTAGTTGGCACCCTTGGACTTCAGGACGTTCGCGGCGTACCTCTGGCGGGCTGGCAGGTTGGCAGCCCAATCCGCGGGATGCTCATAGTTGTTCATGAAGGCGGCAGCAGCTGAGGCCGCGTCAGTTGACGCATTGATGGCAGGCATCGCCCCCTGCATCGCTGACCAGAGGTAGTCCAGCTGAGTAGCGAGCAAGTTAGGATCACGTTTCTGCGCCTTGGCCCAGTCAGTCATCTTGGATTCTGGTGTGAATCCAGCGATGCCACCCCCACCCATGCCCACGGAGGCAGGATTTACGCCAGACTCCTGCGCCAGGTTGCCGACGACACCAGCGGCCTGGTAGTCCGAGAGTCCCTTACCTATGAAGTAGTTGTATGCCTGCTGGACGTTGCCGCTGCCGGTCAAGGCAGTAGTGCCTCCCGTACCACCCGTACCACCCGTACCACCCGTACTGCCACTCCCGCTCTTGCTACCACTCGACGTGCCCTGGGTGAAGTAACCGCCGAGTTGCTGCGGGCCCGTGCCTGTGGCGTTGCTGTAGTTCCAGGCCGGGCCACTAATACCACTGGGCAGGCCGGCGCCACTCGCACCCGGACCCACATTGGGGTCGCTAGCCGTGGAGCCCCCCGTTCCACTTCCGGTTCCACTTCCACTTCCAGTGCTGCCACTACCACCCCCCTTCCCGGTCCAGTTCCAGGCAAAGCCCGAGAAGGGAACACCTACAGAAAGAATGCCCTTGCCCAGGCGACTCCAGAAGCCACCACCCCCACCCTGGCCGAGCAGCTGGCCGAGCAGATTCGGACCCCCTTTACCGGCGCCGCCACCATGACCAAGAACCCCCGACACCACGTTGGTGGCCTTGGCGAGAGGTTCAACTGCCTTCAAGAGCGCGGTGGCACCCCTGTTGAGGACATCTGAGGCATTGGCGAAGTCGGGCACAACCTGTTGGAAGGTCTTGCCCGCCTGGTCCTGGGCTTTCTGCCAGTCTTGGAAGGCACCCTTCAACGCCGGGTCATTAGCGCTGGGAGGTGGCTTGCCTGATGCCGCGTCCTCAGCCGCCAGCTTGGTGTAGGTCTGGAAAGCCTGACCAGCAGCGCTGCCGGGGTCGATCCCGACAGCCTGGAGCCAGGCATCACCCTGAGCGTTGCCACCCTGGAAGGCTTGAGCGGCCAGAGACGCGGCCTGCTTGACATCCCTTCCACCAGGGTTGCCTCCGCTAGGAGCAAAGAGTCTCTGGTAAAGCTGCTGCATGTCAGCCCCGGCGGTTTGAATGTTCCCGCCCGGTCTAAACTGCATCCCGAACATCAGGGCCCTATTTATGGTGCCGCCTTGCTGGAACTGAGCGGCAGCTTGCAGCGATTGGGATCCGTTCAGGCCCGGCACCAGGTTCTGTACCTGGCGGGCCCCAGCGAAGGTGTTGCCCCAGTTCGTCGAGCCGGGCACCAGGCTCAGCTGATTCACGGCCATGCCGGCCATGTTGTAGGCATCGCTAGCGTTCTGCTCATAAGGCCCGAAGGACGGGATCGGGTAACGCATGGCGTTGTTGTAACTGGCGTACCCCAGGGCCGAGGCCAGGGAGCCGTAGGCGGCACCCTGCATGGCCTGGTTCATGGGGTTGCCGGTGAACATGTTGCTGACCACGCCCCCGATAGCGGCAGGGAAGCTCTCCGCAGCCAGGCCAGCCATGGATGGAAACTGACCCGTGGGGGTAGTGGTCGGGGTCTGGCCCGGAGGGGCGCCTCCTCCCCAAGTCCAGTTCCAACCAGCACCATAAGGAACGAGCGCCCCGCCGCCACCGCCGCCACCGCCTCCTACTCCTGCTCCTCCACCGCCGCCAGCGCCAGCGCCGCCAAAGCCACCAGCCCCATAGGCAGCCATGGGGGTGAACGACCGCACCGCGGCGGGAGCGATGGGCTGCATGGTCGGGAAGCTGGCTGTAGTGGTGGCCGTGCCCTGGGGCATGCCGGCCAGAGCCGGTGCAGATCCGGTACGTGAGTCAGGCGGCGCCGGCAGTGACGCCCACTGGGGCCCCAGAGGGACCAGAGCGCCGCTCGACGGGGGCCGGCTCAGTCCCTGCCCTGACTGGGCCCCGAGGGCAGCGCCTGCGCTACCCGCAGCAGAGAAGATGGAGGAGAACTTCTGCTTGATGGAGTCGAGGTGCTGCTCGACCTTGGACAGGACCGAGTCAGTGACGCTGCCGAGGGAGGAGAACCCGCCGGTTAGCTCTCCGAGCTTGCTGGTGATCGACCCGATGGCAGAGGCCATCGCCCGCGGAGCCTGATCATCGAACAGCGATTGTCCATAGCCTGCCTGGTCGGGCAACCTTGCTCCTTATCGGATACACACTCGGACCCAGTGTTCTCGTTCGTACCGGGGCATGGCCTTGATCTCGCTCAGGGACCAGCCCGGAAAGCGCTCCGAGATGCGCTGGTATTGCAGATAGAGAACGTCGAACGGAGTGAGGGCACTAACGAAATAAATCCATCAAATTCAGGGCGTAGTTCGCCTCCTTCCCGCATGCCATGCATTCGACCGACACCTCCTCCATCTGCGGGCCGGGCTGAGCCACGGCCAGGGCCTCGATGATCGTCTTCCGGTCAGCCATGCCCATCTGCTGGGCTACCGGGCCGGCCACCTCCTTGCCGTCGAGGCGCCGGATGCAACGGTCGATGACCAGAGTGGTCTCCTCAGGGATGCTGCGCTCCGCGTTGACGATCTCCAGCTGCACTCCCCCCGTCAGCAGCCCCATGGTGGCAACGTGCCCGCGGCGCAGAGGAATATCGATCTCCTGCACCATGGGGTTCTCCAGCTTCTTCTCCACGATGGAGTCCAACTCGATGACGGTGCCAAAGGTCTCCCCGCACAGCCGGCAGGGAAAGTCGGGCACCTCCCAGTCCCGCCCGAAGGTCAGGAGCCGGATGCCCAGCATGAGCGCCGAACGGTCCCCGACCAGCAGGTTGGACAGCACCAGAGCGGACACCGGATCGTAGGACCCCACCGACAGCACCGACCGGCGCAAGATGATGTCCACCACCTTGGCCACGTTGGTGTTGGAGCCCTTGAACTCTCGGGCCATGACCTCCTCGTCAGCACCCGTGATCTCACGAATACGGGCCGTGGTGTGGAGGATCCCTTCGCCGTCGAGATAGCCACCGGGCAGGGTGATCACGTCGTCGGGAGGGTCTGGCATGAGCGGCAGCGAACTCGCTGGAGACGTGAGCCGCTCAGCCATGGTGTTGGCCTGGTCAGGGTTGATCATCGGATCGATGACCACCATGGGCTCAGGTGACGTCATACCTGCAGGGCCCCATTGATGAAGGACTTCCCGTCATTCGGCATCACGGCGAGGTTAAAGCCCTCATGGGCAAGGGTGAGATTCTCCACAAACACTGCGTTGCCCCCCGCCTCCAGATCACTCAGACTGTAGCCCATTGGCCAAGCGTTATAGATCTGAATGCGAGCCACGATAGGCGGCTTACTGGTGCTGCCGATCAGACCAGCTGAGTACTGGCCTGTGGTGATGGGGTGAGCCATCACATCGACAGTCACTCCGAACCTGAAGTTGAGGGTGGCACCGCCAAAACCCTGGCCGGCATTGACCGAGAAGATAGTGGTGAACCAGTTGTAGATCTCCTGGGTGCCACCGGACGAGCCCAAGGGCGCAGCCGCCATGCCCCGAGTGAAGACGATGGGCCCGAAGTCCGATTGGCCGGGCATCTTCCGCGTTGTGGTGTTGTTGCCACCCTCCCGGTAAGGGATCACCTCGTTGCTGACCGAGATGCCCGAGACCGCCATGAACCCCAGGTTGACCAGCGTGGAAAGACCAGGAAAGTTGCCGGCGTTGATCGATACATTGAATCGAAAGTTCCGCAGCGGATCAGAGTTAAGAGGACGATTACTGCCTGGCATAGGTGTTCTCCTTCAGATAGTGGTTATCGTCGCGCTTGCCCCACCGGCCCATTGTCCGATGTTGATGACAATGAACTCAGCTGGGCTTTCCAGAGCGACACCCACCTCGACGTTCACGATGCCCTGTTGGATCGATGACAATGTGTTGTTGCTGTCGTCGCAGATCACGTAGTAGGCAGCGGCGGCGCTATTACCCCTCAAACCACCGGACTGCCAGAAGGAGTCCAAGAACTGCGTGAGGATGGACCCAATCTGATTCCACAGGACGTAGTCGTTCGGCTCAAAAACCGCGAACCTCGTCATGGCCACGAACTCGGTCTGGAGATAGATGAGAGTGCGCTGGACAGGAACGTAGCGGGTAACCAGGTAGGGGGACAGAGTGCGGGCACCCCAAACCACCACCCCCTGATTCGGTACCGAGATGATGCAGTTGACGTTGGCCTGGGTCAGATCGCTCTGATTCTGATTGGTGAGAACGGTCTCCACACCGTAGGCCCCGGTCAAGGTGGCACCCAGCCCCGCCGGGGCCTTCTGGACCCCTCGACTAGCGTCGGTGGACACATAGAGACCGGCCACGAAGCCACCCGGTGGTATCAGCCGGGTACGCCCTGGAACCGGTGAGTAAGGGTCCGCAACGATGACCTGGGGGTAGTACATAGCAGCCTGGGAACTGGCACCCACGGTGGACATGTAGCCCACCATGCCGCCCGCGGTGGGGCTCCCAGGCGGCATGCCCGGTGGGCAATCAAGGATCACGAAGCCGTCACCCCGACCCTGGGCGTAGCTAATGGCCTGCGACACCGTGGAGCCATCAGTGATTCCTGGCAGGTTGATGATGAAGGGCTGGTCAGGAAACTGGTCGAGTTGGCTGAGGGCCAGGTTGTAGTCGTTCGGCGTCATGGGCAGGGAACCGTCGCTACCCCCAACCAGAGGAGTCGTCGCCGCCGTCACCTGTGGGTTGTCAGCTGGCGAAGCCGTGGCCGAGTTCAAGTCGGTGACCTTGATCCACATCGACCCGTTGAAGGCGCTGTTGATGACATCAGGGGCGTAATTGGCATGTCCCTGAGCGGTAGAACCCTTGACCATGCTCAGGTTTTCCCAACGCTCCACGATGTGGGACGAATCAGAGCCCAGATATTTCACCTGGAGAGTGAAGCTGATGACGTTGTTGGTGACCGGATCCTTGAGGGTGCCGAGAACCACATCGACCTGAAGGTTGATACCCCACAGCCCAGGGTTCGCAGCTGAGACCAAGAGCGTCGAGATCCCCGGAGCAGGGGACTGGTCAGGAAGAGCCAAGCTGGCCGTCAAGGGGGCTGTGCCCGAGCCCGTGTTGACCGCCCGGATGATGACCGCACTGGACCCACCCGCGGAGAAATAGGAGAACACGGCCAGCGACAGCGGACTAGGGGCGTAGGCCGGCTCAAAGCCGCCATAGAGCCCCACGTACTCACGCCAAGAGTTGACGATCCTCGGAACTATGGGGCCGCGGGGATTCCAGCCCACGAAGCACGCCGTCGCCGTCCCCGGTGACGAACTGACGAAGGCGGGGAAATTCGACTGCTGCACATAGACGCCGGGCCGGGTGAGGGTGGGCATATTTATTCTCCTGCTGTCTGGGATTGGTACTGACCGGTGTCAATATCGGGAAGCTGGAAGCGGGATGCGGTGGACGTGATCTCTCGCTGACCGAAGAGCAGCTGACCGCTCTCGATCTCGACCACCGACAGGACCACCTTGGCCACCCGAGC